AAGATAAGATAAAATATGTTAAAGAAACTGATTCTTTAAGTAGAACTATTCATAAAGATACAGATTACCAGGTATATAAGGAATTAGAAAATCCAGAAAATGGATGTATACAATTAGCAGATATGAACTTACTGTTGCATTATTGGAAATATCATAAGGAAGATGATGGAACAGAAATGAAAGAATACGTTGAAAATCCATATTCTATTCCTGAAATGATTTCATTAAACATAACTTTATATCCGTGGAAATCAATATCAGATAATGGAATATTCACTATAAACAAATATGCTAAACCAGCTTCTTGTTATTTTGTCGACGACTTTAAAATGTCAATAAAAGCATCATTTGAATTTATAGATGGTACAATATCAGTAGTTGGTAGATTTTGCTATCCAGAATCATTTTCTTCTATAGAATCTGCTTGGCAAAGAATATATAGTACTGATTTTTCTAAATATAAGTCATTATCAGAAAGGGCTAAAGATTATGAAGATTTGAAAGAAATTTTAGGTGATAGCTTAGAAATGGTAAAATATACATGTATTGTTTCTTCTGACTATCTGTCAAAAAACATAATACATGAAGAAATATCATATTCTGATAGGGTTGATGACTTTTTGTTTCCTATGAAAGACCTGTTTTCTAAATGGTCACAAGTACCAGATAATGTTTATGTAAGACTCATAATGGAAGACAGAGCTATTGGTAAGAACTGTTCTTCTCCTACTGTATTATTTACCAAAGACAAATTGAAATATACAATAAATGAACAACAGTATACTAGATTGTCTATAAAGAAAAAAGAAACAGATATTGATAATATGAATAAAGAGAATTTCAACTTCATAAGTAATATGAATTGCCGCATAGTAAAGAGTAATGATGACAAACAGCAAATACAAAAGAATTCTGTTCAACCAAGAATAATTTACAAACCAATATTCTTTAAAGTTCAGGATTTGCAGAATATAATATTACGTTCAAACATGTCGCAAAACATTGGAATATCATTATCTTCTTATGTAAACAAAGTAGATGAATTCATATTGTCAATAGGAGAAAACAAGTGGCATGAAAGTTCAAGAACATCTTCATTTGTAATATTCAATATAAATTCAAAACTAATAAATGAAGCAACTGGAAAATATGATATTATGACTTCTGAAAATGAATACATATCTACTGGAAATTACACTATAGAATAAGAATGGAAATAGATCTTGCATTAGATAATAGCAAAGTAATAGAATCACCTTATGATGCTGCCATACAAGAATTAGATTTGTTACTTGGAACTAATTGTACTCAGGTTTTAGGAAACCCTGGATTTGGGGTAAACATGGAACAGTTCTTATGGCAAATGACTCCATCTCCTATGGAAGTACAATCATATATACAACGAAAGATAATAGAAAATACCTATTGGTGCAATAAGTTGAATGTAAGCATAGAAGTAAACGTCATAAAAGGATCTTTACGTGACATATATGAAGTTAAAATAGGTTTAAAAGCACCAAATACTGGTAATCTAGTTAAAGAAAAGAAATATCAATACAGATAAATGAGACTATTTGAAATATTAAAGACATCTTATGAGAATTTTTCTGAAACCATGCAGGATTTTCTCAACAAATCATTTGGTGGTTTAGGACAAGCATATTCTCAATCATCAATATTTGGATCCGTATTAGAAGGAATAAAGGGTGTCATGCAAAATATGATGTTCTATATAGAAGATGCTATGACAGAACAGAATATATTTACCGCTACTAGAAAGAAATCAATATATAGTTTAGCAAAGATAAGTGGATATGATGCATATTATGGTGCTTCAGCTTCAGGTACTGTGCTCATTTCTAATAAGATATCCAATTCAACAGATAAGATAGTTATAGAAGATGAATGTCAGTTGATGAATGAGTCAACTGGTGTAACATATTCAGTTGATTTACCAGTTGATTCCATGGTAATAGATATGAGTAAACCATTAGTAACACATTCTATATCTATTTTACAAGGTACTTGGAAAAGAGCAACAGCTACGGCTAAAGGAGAACCATTAGAAACAATAGAGGCAGAAGTAAATAGCTTGTATGATATCAATCACATGAAAGTATATGTAAATGGAGAAAGATGGTCAATATCAAGTTGTTTGTATGATATGATAGAAGATGAACATAGCTGTGTAGTAAAGAATGGATATGATGGTGGATTCTCTATTATGTTTGGTAATGGATATCATGGACACAATTTGAATGAAGGTGACCAAATAACTGTAAAATACATATCACATGATGGAAGTCTTGGAAATATTTCACCATCAGATGATGTTACTTTAAAATTCAAATCTTCTATAAGAAATTCTATTGGAGATTTAGTAGAAGCTAATGATTTGTTAAATATCACAATAACAAGCTATATATGTGGAGGTACAGATGCTGATACTATTGCAAATGTCAAAGAATTAGTTGGTATGAATTCTAGGTCTTTAGTATTAGCAAGTGAAGACAATTTCAAGATGTTCTTAAAGAGATTTTCGTTTGTTGGTCAATTCAATTTGATGTCATCTAGAAATTCTACAAAGATAACTTGTATTGCATTTTCTAAATTCAAAGATCACTTATCTACTCCAAGTGATTATTTGAAATTAAGTAAAGAATCTATGTTATTGACTGATAATCAAAAATCTATGATTATTCAGGCTTTAGAACAATCAAATAAGGCTTTTGTTGGTACTTCCCTTACTTTTGTAGACCCAATAATAAGAAGATATTCCATTATATGTTATATAAAGCTATCGACATCTACAATAAAAGATTCTATAAAAACCAGTATAACTAATGTAATATCTAATTATTTTATGTCATTACCTACCGATACATTATTTATAAGTAAATCTGAATTGATATCGTATGTTACAGAAAATACTAATGGATTGCTTAGCTTTGACTTAGATTTCATATCAGAAGCAGATGAGATAGCTAGATACAGGGGTTATTGGAATAAGAAAGAACTTCATTTTACATCATCTAAAGACTTAAGTTATGTTGATGTAAGAACAATATATGATAAATCAGATATGATTGGATTAGATGAAGTTGGAAATATAAGACTTAAGACAAATCTAGAAATGCCAATCATCCATAAATGTACTATGACTTATGACGATATGACTCAACAGCAAGTAGAACCAATACAGTTCTTCTTCTTATAAAATATATAAATATTGAATGCTATGACAGTAGAAGAACTGAAAAAATCATCACCAGTTTTAGTAAATAGGGATGTGTGGCAAAGAATAAAAAATGAAAACTCCTCTATTGAAGAGACTTCTGATAAGATAAATTTCACAGTAATACATTTATATTATAAATCAATAAATGAAGTAGAATATTCATTGTTGAACAGAGCAGCTAAAGATTGCTGTTATTGGTTAACTGATAAGCTTAGAGAACTCGATGGATATCTGTTGTTTGTAGGAGATTTGGATAATATAGATGACTATTGGAAAGAACAAATAGAATCTCTTAAGAATAATGGCCTTTTGATAGAATTAGAAGTTTCTGAAAAGATATTTGAAAATGATTATTTTGAAAGATATACTAAGCAAATAAAGAGATTAGATATTACTTATGTTGTAAATTGGAAAACTCTTATTGGGTTTTCCAAACCATTAGGTATACCAGTAATAGATACTTTAAAAGGGTTATCCGAAGATATTTTAGGATCAGAAGATAAGACAATAATAAATTCTAAAGTGGAAGAATTGAAATCTATCTATTTAGATCCATTGATATATAAAGTAAGTTTCCCATTAATCAATAAGAAAGTACCTTCTAATTTACTTGATATAATATCTTATGGATGCAAGAAACATGATATGAATAAATTGAGGCATTATTCATATAGGTATTCTTATGAAGATGGAAATACAGAAAAGATATACATACTTTCAACTGTAGATAAGCTTAGCGAAAATATATGTGCCATAAGATTTCAATCAGAAAAATTAAATGATAAAGATCATTATCTATATTTTAATTATGAACTGTTTGAATATTTAGGAAATAAAAAGTTCATAAAGAAAATATATGACAATTCTGAATATTGGACAGAAAAGACAAAATCAGATTTGATAGGTAAATAAAATGGTAGGATTAGAAGATTACATATTTGAGAATGCAAGAACAACACATTCTAATAAAGAACGTAAAGAAGAATTAGAAAAGTGGCTTAAGGGAAAGAAATATCCTGATTATGTAAAGATACTTAACAAAATGCTTGATGATCCTAAAGCAAAGACATTACTTGAAGATGGTTTTGGTGGAGATTTAGGGGATACAAAGTTTGTATTTAAAGTAAAACTTATCAAACCGTTGAAATTGAGACCAACACAAAATGAAATAGATGTTGACAAATCTGTGAAACATAGTCTTACTAATTCTGCCAATATGAAAGATTTGTTTAAAGATGAAATCATTACCGCTGGTATGCCATTAGTAACATTTAGAGGTAATTATGTAATAGATGGACATCATCGTTGGTCAGAATGTGCTATGATTAATCCAGAAGGTAAAATGGTATGCTTTGATTATGATGCTGATATAAGTCCTATCCAGATGTTGAAAGCTGTACAAGGTAATATTGCCGCAGCTATAGCAACTAGAGATGAAAATCCTGAAATACCATCAGGAAAGACAAATGGTCCTAACTTATATGATAAAGAATGGGATAGAGAAAAGATTCATGATTACGTAGATGATAAATTGCAAGAAGAACCTGCTAAGATATTCTTACAGAAAATGAATATTGATACAGATAAAGGTGAAGATATAAGAAAGAAAGCATTGCAAGTTATTTGTGACAATATTTGGAATGTAAAGATAAACAATTATCCAGAAGATAATGCTCCTTCTAGAGGTGAAATGCCACAAACAGATAAAGCAGGTCAAGAAAAAGGTTCTAAACCAAGCAGTTATCCTGATAAAGAAGGTTCTGCTTTAAATAGAATGAAAAATGGTAAATTTGATAGTGGTGCTATTAAATAAATCATATTTTTATCTATAAAGATATCTTTAGAATAAATAAAATGAAAAGTTTATTAGAATCATTAAATGATGCTTTAGTTTTTGAAGAAGAAGCTGAAGTATTCGTTGTAAAAGACAAAGATGATGGTACCATTATCACAGTTTGTGACACTGAAGGTCAAGCTAAAAAGGCTGTGTCAGATGCAGAAAAAGGAAACAATTATGAAATTGTTAAAGATAAAAAATCAAATTACGTAAAATAAGATATGTCATTTTTAGATTTTGTAAAGCATAAAGATATAATGAATGAGAATGTTCAATGGATGAATGAAGCATTCAAAGAGAAAGATTATAATAAAGCAAAGAAGGCAATTCTCAGTATATTGAAGAAAGAAATTACTGTAGGAAATGTATACTACTTAGGTGTATATGATTTAAAAGTTGATGGTAATGATTGTAGTTCAGCAATGTATGTTGTAGTAGATAAGGATAATGTATCAATGAAATCATCATTTAGTATCAACTTTTTGAAGAGTGGACAATCTATGGTACCTTATTCAATTATTTTCTTTGATAAATCTTATTGTACATCAATGCTATGGGGCAATGTTTCAACTTATACAGGTAAGGCACAACTTGAAATCAAGATGATGGGTGCTAGTATTGTTTATTATATTCCAGTAATTGCAAATGTAATAAACAGTGGTAAGTTTGATATTTCATCAGAAGAAGCAGTAAAGCTTGGACGTAAAGTATATGATACTAAGAATGAATGTGTTTCTTGGGATATGTATTTTGGAGCACAGAAATATCATATTTATGAAGGGATTTCTGAAGATAAGGTTATTGAAAAGTATCATTTGAACCTTGGTCACAAATATAAGAAGATTGGCGAATCTTATCAGTGGATCAATGAGACGGAGCTTGAAGATCGTAAAAAAGAAGTATATGCTCAAATGAAATCAAATACTGATCCAGATCTTGGTAAAGCTCTTTATAGAGAATATCGTCAGATATTGAATGCAATTAAAGGTGGTGCAACATCTATAGATGATCTTGAATGCTCCGTAAAGAAAAATGTTTCAGTATCATCTACTATTGCTGGCGCTGCAGAAGCAGAAAAGAAAATTGAAAGTGTAAAGTCAGATCCTAAGACGGCATTCAAAGAAATGCAGTTATATGTAAAGATGGTTATCAAAGGAATTCAACCTGCTGTAATTCTTTGTGGTGCTCCTGGTATTGGTAAGACTTTCCGTGTAAAGCAACAACTTAAGGCAGCAGGATATACTATGACTGCTGATAATACTGTAAAAGGTAAGTGTTCTCCACGTCAGCTTTATTTAACACTTTATAACAATAAAAGTAAAGGTGATATTGTTTTAGTTGATGATGCAGATTCGTTAGTAGGACCAAAAGCACCCGAGGATAGTATTAATATTCTTAAAGCCGCACTAGATTCTACTACTGATGATGAAGGTCGTCTTGTATCATATAAAGTTTCTGGCGAACTTAAGGATGATGAAGGTGTTCCAGTTCCTAAGTCACATTATAACAAATGTGGTATGATTGTAATTACAAACTATAGTGTTGGACAAATTGATACTGCATTACGAAATAGAGCATTTACACAATCACTTGATTTCTCTACTAAGGATTTGCTTCAAATAATTCGTGATATCATGCCAAATATTGAATCTAATCATCTTTCAATGACATCTAAGGCTAAAGCTATGAATTATCTTGAAAAATTAGTTGAAGAAGGAAAACCTATTGAAGTTAGTTGTAGATCATTTATTACTTGTGCGAGAATTTATGAGAATGCCGAAGATGATGAAGCATTACAACTTGCTGAAAAGATGATTGCAGAGCAAATGCGGAATTCCGCAATGCGAGGAGGAAAGAAATTTTAACTTTTATTAACAATTAATTAAATAATTTAACATAAATGTTGTCTATTTTCTTTTATAAGAATTTAGACAGCATTTTGTATATTATGAGAAATCATGATAATTTAATATTAAAAATTTTTATAAACAAAACAGGAAATTTCAATTCAAATAAAACAAGAAAGATAAATAAATATCCTAATATAAAAGAATATTTAGATAATAGATATAATGATTCTTTTTCTTTAGCAGAAACATTAAATAGAATTAAATTCCATATAGATAAACATCCAAAATGTCCAGTATGTGGAAATTATGTAAAATATGCTGGAGTATCAAATAACAAAATTTATTTTAAAGAAACTTGCTCATTAAGTTGTGGAAATAAATATGCAAAAAATAAAAGGGAGAAAACTTGCTTAGAAAAATATGGGGTTAAAAATGGTGGTGGATCTAAACAAGCATTAGAAAAAATAAAACAAACTTGTTTAGAAAAATATGGAGTAGATCATGTTTGGAAATCAAAAGAAATCCATAAAAAATGTACAGAAACAATAGAAAAAAGATATGGAGTAACTTCAACATTTGCTTTAGAATCAAGTAAACAAAATATGTTATCCAAATATGGAGTTACCAATATTATGGAATTAAAATCAACAAGAGAAAAAATAAAACAAACTTGTTTAGAAAAATATGGAGTAGACCATGTTTGGAAAAATGAAAATATAAGAAAGAAATGTTTAGAAGCATTTAAAGAAAACACAGGATATAATAGTCCAATCCAAATTCCGGGGATATCACAAAAGGTATTTGAAATTAGAAAGAAAAATCATACTCTGAATACTTCTAAAATAGAAGAACAATTATATAAAGATATTTATTCATTATTTCCATCAGTAAAACGAGAATACAAAGAATTAAGATATCCTTGGCACTGTGATTTCTATATACCAGAATTAGATATGTTTATAGAACTCCAAGGATATTATACCCATGGAAAACATCCTTATAACCCAAATTCTATTGAAGATTTGAATTTAGTAAAAGAACATATAAACAAATATGGTGATAATTGTCCATTAGTTAATGTTTGGACAATTTCAGACCCAAAGAAAAGAGAAACGGCAAAGAAGAACAATTTGAATTATGTTGAACTCTTCAATAAAGAAGATATTAATTTATTTTTAATAAACTTACAGAATATTAAGAATGAAAAGCTTAAGTGATTTGATTTTGGAAGCAGAAGATCAGCAAAATAACAATCAAAATAATGATCAGCAAAATAATGACCAAGATCAACAAGATAACAAAAACAAATCTGTAAAAGGTGATGCTGGTGCATTCAAACAATGGCCAGCTTTTGAAACAACAGTTAAAGGATGGATTAAAGTCATGTCTGGTCAAGAAGAAGCAAAAGATAGTTTCTTTGATGGTGGTTTCTTAGTACCAAATAGTATAGCTGGATGTGTTACAAATACACAAGCTAAGACCGCAACATTGACTAAGCAACTTGATTCAACTTGTAAAGTTTTGATAACAGAATTTTCATCTGACTTTAGTTTCTTGTTAGATAATTTGAAACCTTATGGATATCAATCATCTGGATGGTCCAAGACAAAAGGTCCAAAAATCGCAGATATTATCAAATCTATGAAGGCTGAAGCTAAATCAGGTAATTCTGAAGAAAACAAAAATAATGACAATAAAGACAATGGAAACAGTAATAACGGAGGTACCATGTAATCAAACTACTCAAATTCACACTTATTGTGAAGGAATGGTAACAGAAGATTCCAAGAAAAAGAAAACAACAAATGATATAATTTCAGATTAATTAATGTGATCCAATGAAACAGATAAATGAGTATCTTGAGAAACCTATAAATGAATCTCAAGTTTATGATGACATCATCAAGTCACTTCAAGAATCTAAAGAACAAGGTAAATCAATAGAAGAAGGACTTTTTACTGGTTTATTTGCTGGTGCTGCAGCTTTTACTGTTGGTCCTACAATAATGAAATCTGTTGCTAATGTTCTTGGAATTGATTTGAAGGGTCCATTAGGTAGTTTAATGACAAGTAGATTGATTTTGACAGCAGTTGGAGCAAAATTGGGATACCGTATTTGATATCCCAATTTTTATTTTTTATTTCAAATATTTTAATTCTTTCAAATACTTTGTACAAATTGCATTTCCATAAAGATAAGCAATTACACTCTTCATTGGATCATTTATAATATATGAAGTCAATTTCATCCAAATAATACCAACGATAATCTTTATATTTGTATCAATTGGCATATCATCCAAATCAATTTGTGTAATTGAAGAAAAATCACCAGATGGGTATTCTAATTTAAGATTCATACCATTCGAATAATCAATTTCTTCAATTGTGACATAAGGAGCACTGTTGAATCTTGAATATCCATTAAGTCCATAGCAGAATTTTGCAATATCATATTCTGCCATTCCTAATCCAATTGTCTTAAGATTTCCAAAATATCCACGTGGATCAATAAAGATTACATTACCATCTTTATCAATCATTGTATTATCCGTATTTGGGTCACCATGACAAAGACACGCGTTGAAATTAATTTCATTATTCTCATACCATTTCTTTAATGCATCCATCAATACATTAAAATGTGTTGTAATTGGCATGTAATCAATACACCTTACTTCAGTTTCTTCAATGAAATAATCAATCAATTTCTTACATGGATTTACCCTAGTATATACTTTTCCAATCAATTCATTGTAGAATGCCCTTCTGATATCTTCAGCTTCATCATCTACATCTATATCAACATTATTAATGGTATGTAAAGCTTTTATTACATTAGAAATCAATTTCTTAAAATCACCATTTTTATAATACCATTCTTGAGCTGTTACTCCATCGATTTTATTTAAAATCAACTCATGTTTGTTTTCATCATATCCTTGTTTTCCACATAAACATGGTATATTGCTATATTTGTCGTAGAAATCATTTTCAATCTTTTGTAATTTGATAGCATCTTCTGTCTTTGCAATCTTAATTACTTTATCATCTTCAATTTTAATCTGATTGAAATATCTGCATGTATTTTTAGTTGACAAATCCCTAAGATATTTCTTTTGGTCAAATTCTTCTCTAATACCTTTATCCCAGCATTCAATAGAAAAAGTTTTTGTCAAATCACCCATCCTATCAATTTCAGAAATTACATGCACTCTATCATAAGATTCTCTATTATGACAAAGAAATGAATCCAACAACTCAGCATATTCATGAAATGCCTCATAAATATAAATATCACCATCATATTTATCAAGCAATTCATCAATCTTTCTCTCAATTATAGTTTTTTCTCCATCCGTGACCAAATAGAATGGAAAAACTAACTCTAAGTTAAGCTCCATATAATGACTTTCTGGATAATGTGACTGAACAACAAATAAACAATTCTTTTTCATTTTCATTAATTTTAAATCAATACTAACATAGACAATATTAATATAGATTAGTTTCTTAAAGTATTCAAAAGATTAGTAACTTTTGATTGTAATGTTCCAGATGGATGACTCTTTTGTAATCTTTCACACATGTTTACCATACCAAGCTCTTCTGAATTGAATGCCCCAGATATAGCTGTAGACATTACTGCTTCAAATATTATATTTGATGTGGCAGGTACAATTCCAAATCCATCCAACTCTCCTGGATCTGTCTTTATGTGACAAATAAAATCAATATCTTTACATGACCTTACTTTATTCAATTGCATTTCATTTGACATGCAAATCATTATAATTTTACATTTTGGTCGCAATTGTTTCATATATTTGAACAACACATAAAGTTCATTTGAGCATCCAGATTTTGACATAGCAATCAACAAAGATGGTTTGTCAGTTGAAATAGGTCCTAAATCTCCATGTCCTGCTAAGCACGCATCTATGAATTGTCCATCAACCATTATTGATTTCAATGTAGCAGCATTCTTTTGAGCTATATATCCTGGCTTACCTATTCCTGTAATATATATTGTTTGATTGTCTAATATGGATTCTTTAATCATATCAGAAAGAATGTTGATGTTTTTCATAGACCCAACATCATTCCTCATGGTATTTAATGAAGCCAAACAATCAATTATGAAATCGAAATTTATCATAGTGTATTTTATTTTTAAACAACTAAGAATTAAATCTTGTACTTTAATAAAATAGAAATTAAGTGTTTCGGTTTCATCCGAACCTAGTCATAAATAAATTATACCAAAAACTAAAATGAATCTAAATTTGATTAAAGGCCTTCAATTTGCTGAAAAACTCAACATGACAGAGGCTATTACCGAGTCAGGTAAGGAATTCTTGAAATCTTATCGTGGCTATCTTTACACAAATCCAGCAAGCTATGGCCTTGTCAATGGTTTCATATCTGAAGCATACAACCACAAGTATGACAATGGTATTGCTTCTATTTTAGAGTCCGTTCTGAAGTATGTAACAGAAAACAAGATAAGTTGGAAGATTGCAAGTGCATGTGAGATCATTGAAAACTCTAATGATCCTTATGGTTATATTGCTAAGGAAGGTTGTAAGACAGCAGAAAAGCTTCTTGAAATGAATGAATCAGAAGTAGTACAGTATATTAAGGCTGGAGCACTAAAATCCATCCAGTACATTCCAGAATTCAGAAATATTTGTAAAGAAGTATATGGTACAATGCATGTTGATGAAGTACGTACACAACAGTATTCTCTAATCAATCCATTGTCTTATGCTATTGTGAATGAAGATGAAACTTGGTTCTGTGTAAATGGACTTACTTATTGTATCAAAGAAGGTAAAGTAGAGAATAAGATGTGTGAAGATCAGACTTTCAATACTATCAACTATCTTCTTCCTAACTTTGAAAAGGTAGATGAAAGTCTTGTATTTACTTGGACTCCTAACTTTGGTGAAAAACCATTTACTTTTGTTCTTGCTGAATCTGGTATTCAACTTAAGAAGGATAATATTGTAGATGAATCATTCAACAATACAGTAGACTTTAAAGTTTATTGTGACAATCTTTCTACTACTATGTTTGGTGCTACTAAGACTAACTTCATGAATATAGTAGCTAATGTTGCTACTGTACAAGAAGGTATGGATAACATTTGTGAAGTAGATAATGCTAAGATTCTTGAATGTGCAGATGGCAGTATTGCTACAATTGTAGAAGCTAAAGAAAATGTTACACTTACTTGGAATCGTAGTGCACAAGTAAAGTGTAATGAATGCCAGAATTTTGAATACATGCATGAAGCATTGGATCAAATCAAGTCTTTGACTAATATCAATCTTCGTGAAAACTACCAAGCTCGTATTAATGAAGATTTGAAGAAAGAAGACCCAGATTCTTATGCACAAATTCATGAACAACTACAAGCAAATAAAGATGCAAAAATTGAATCTCGTCGTATGAAGATACAACAACTTGCAGAATCTTATAAGAATGATCCTACAAAAATTGCTATTCTTTCTTCATTAAGTAAAGAACTTGCAATGCTTGAAAACAAATAAGATATAAATAATATAAAAGAAAAGAGAACTTTCAATTGAAGGTTCTCTTTTTGTTTTACTTAAATTGTGTCAGGGACGTTAAAATTATCTTAGCTGATAGAATATACTCCTAAGTATTTTTCCGCTCCCTGTGTGACCCAGGCGCCATCCTGGTGAATTTATAGACAATCTCTTAAATCATTAAAGAATTCTGTAATAAAAATACCTGCATCATCAAGATCATCCTTAAAAGAATATATGATAGAACGATTTGTCAATGATGGATCATGTGAAACTAGATAGATAGGACATTCCTTAATAGGATACATTTCTACTGTACCATCTGTAAAACATACACCATAGATTCTTTCTGACTTATCACCTAACAAATTGTATAGTTTTTGTAAATCTTCTGGTGTGGTTATCTCAAAAATATCCTTTAATAAATCAATCTTGATAGTAGTATTACGACTATGATAACCTGTACCATACCATAAAATTGCTTGCAATACCAATTCCAAATTAAATTTATCTAATTCTGTACAATTCTTCATGTTCTAATTATAAAAATTAAAGTTCTACATTCATTAACATTATGAATATAGAACTTTTATTGTTTATTTCAAAAATTTAGAAAAAATTATATCCTTGGATTTCTTTGTATTTGTAATGTTGTTCATCATCAGAAGCTTTATGTCCAAGTTCATATAGGAATAAAGAATTTTTATCAAGTGATTTCCATTTGTCAATATCAATATAGCCCAAAACTGATCCTAGAAAGATTGATGGATCTTTAGTGTATTCAAGCATTTCATTTGTCCATATTGGTTCTACAATATTCATCAAATGATCTGATTTTATTTTCTTATGCAATTCAAGATAATGTTCTTTTTCCTTCTCTCTTTCTCGATATTTCTTGACAGTAATAGTTACAAAATCATTATAATTCAAATTATAATCACCATATTTACTCAATTTATGGTTATTGTCAAATATTTGGTCAACACACTTATACCAAGCATGTGGTAATCCCCCAATATAGTCAATATATTTTCTACCTTCATTAATATTGTAAGTGTTGATCAGATTTCCAAACACAATATCATCACAAATAGTCTGGTAAGCAAAAGAAATACCATTCTTTATGATTGCTTTATCATATACTTTCTTACTTGTAAGAATTCCATTTCCTCTTGGGTATATGCAAAGTGGATAAGGACAACAAGCTTCAGATAGGGAATATAAATCTGAACCATAAGTGATTTTTGGATCAGCATGATTAAATATGAAATCATTCAAAACTCTGATATTCACATAAGTACTTGTATTAGTTCTGAATATCCAATCTGGAGAATACTTGTCTGCAATAAACCTATATGCCATCCAAGTTTTCTTAAATGTATATTGCATATCATCTTCACAAGCAAGATGCAAATGCCAAACATTCTTATGATCTTTATATTGATTGAATTCAGATTTCATATAAGATCCACCGTCATAATATACAATACTAACATTCTCTGGAAGCTCTTTAGCCCAAGTTTCTAATGCAAGGTCAAACTCATCCTGAAAAGTGAATCCTTTGCATATTTCAGCATTAGCTCCCATCACTAATATGAATAATTTAGGAGCATATTTCAATTGATTTTCTGTCATATTAAATATGGTTTAGTTCCTTATCTTCTACTTCATATTTCTTTGCCAATTCTTTAAACTTCTGGATCTCTTCTTCAGTAAGCTTCTCATCAATATTATGGTTATAGAAAAGATGATTTCCCATAAGAATTTTTGTATGCTTTTGTTTCTCATTACCTATTTCTCTTGTATAGAAATATCCATCATCCTTCTTATCAGAAAATATCTTATCAGAAAGTATTGATTGTGCTGCATCTACTGGAATAGGCAATGCTCCGCATTTCATTGCAAATGTTGCTGCTTTTGATGAAAATTCACCCCATACATTTCTATTTGTGATTTTAAAATCTTCAACCAATATTTTCTTCAAGTATTCAGAATATCCTTTTCTAGCAGCACAACAACATATTTTTCTTCCTCTATTCTGCTTTCTATCATCTTTAAGCCATAATTGGTGGCGATTAGGATGTCTTTTATCTGCATAGAATGATACAGCTAAAATGTTTCCGTCTTTATCTCTATATAGTTTGCAAAAATCTGATTCATTCAATATACTTTCTTTATCACCAAACCCTATAGCACCACCAATATCTCTATATCCATCATCTATCACTTCTTTTATTTGAGGATAGTATTTGTCTAACAATTCTTTTATTTGTGTTTTGTTCGTACCATTTACAAAATGTTCATTTACATATTCTGACAGCTTAATCATGGCATTATCATTGTATTTTTATAAAAATTATTCACTTTTGGAATAATTTCATTTACTAATTTATTGTAATAAGGAATAATATACTTCTCCTTTTCTTCATTTGTAAGTTTATGCTTACCATTTCTTATTATACACTTGGTTAAGAAATTCTCTTTTAATTCTGTTGAAATATCATTGCTATTAATAATAACTTCATCATTATCACTCCAAATTAACACAGAATAATATCCATTTTCTGCATTATCCCACCGATATCCAGTCCAATGTTCTTTTGTTTCAAATAATGGATGCTCTTTAGAATACTTTACAAGATTTTCTACAATATGACTATCATGATCTGAAACATAATCTACAACTTGCTCTAAAGTAGAATCTGTAACAGGATTGATGAGAATACTTGGTAATGAACAAATGCTTGCAATATGCATAGCATACCATCCACCAAGGCTTGATCCAATCACAATATCAATATCCAATTCTTCTACTAAAGAGCATAAATATGGAATAGAATTTTCTGGATCTGACTGAACATATTCAAAACTATATACAATTGTATTTGGGAGATTATTCTTTAGCCATTTGCATGTACTTGATTCTGGTGAACTACCATAGCCATAGATATATAATACTTTCTTCTGCATTTCTTTTTGTTTTTATATATAATGAATCAAAACGACAATGAAGTAAATGGATAAGGTTTGAACGATGTAACATATTCAATTTCTTTTGTTTTAAACACCTTATCAAGCATTCTGAAGTAAGGTACTCCAATTACTCTTGAACAAGCACTTCTCTTATTAAATTTACCTTCAAATCTTCCATCACAATATCCACCCATTCTTTTCTTTTCAGTATCGACACACCAACATTTATTGTCTGCACCTAATCTAATCAATGAAAAAGAATATTTTGTTTCTATTGTATTGTTTACTTCATCAATATACATTGGTTGTACATAACATTCTGCCCTATGACATCTCTTTGGTTTGTATCTGTCACCATTCCACCATCCATCAGGATAAGACCAAGTTGATGTATGCACTTTGAATATTCTTTTCTTATCTATATCCCAATAGAATTCCCAGAATGGTTTTGGGTGAATCCAATTGAATATCTTATCATATATCTTATCATTTTCTTCATATTCATCAGTAACATCTGTCAAGACCATTTCATAAATCCTATCTATTGTCTCCCAATGAACTTCATCTTCTCTTGGATCATATTCACCTAATTCATTTAATGAAATGATATGATAGATTGGTTCAGGTTTTGTAATGTTAGTACCTATCTTTAGAAATGGAGCAACAGCAGTAATAATGAATCTACCACCTCCACCACCATACTTAATAGAATTACACTCATATATATGACCCACCTTCAAGAATTCTAATGGCTTCTGAAAGTTCAAATAATTCTGATATTCTGTTTCAAGAATCTTATTTAACTTTGGTGAACTTTCCTTAATAAAATCCAAAAAATCCATATTTATTCTGTTTTTAAAATTCAACTTATGAAATAATGTACAAAATAAATATAGATTTTTTAAATAAAATTTCAAACTTTTCATGCTATTTCTTTAGCAAAAGCAATAGCCATCTTCTTACAATCATCTAATGTTTTTGCTTCTAATGGTCCATTCTCTTGTTTCAATGTTTCATATCCAACCTTACCAGGGCCTGCTTTAACTTTTATTTAATTCAATATATTTTTCTACTTCATATCTATCTATATATTCTTGTAATGATTTCATAAGTTAATTAACTGTAAAATTTGAATCTCTTTTGTGTTTCTAATGGGATTGAGGATTTCATCTGGTAAAACCAAAAGTTAAAACTGCCATCCAATATATATGTTTGACACCAATCACCATCATATCTTACACCTCTACCAATACTTTGAACAATAGTTCGCAATGTTTCATTTTGATACCACCCATCATACAAATCTTTCTTACGTTGAACAAGCCGAGATCCAAGATATGGATATGGCATCTTAATCATAATGATGAATCTGCATTCATCTCCTGGTAAGTCAATACCTTCATTCAATGTTGGACCAACCAATATTGTATCAGAATCTGTATTCTTATGGTAATCTATCAAATCTCTCTTTTCTTTTGCATCATTATACAAAAGCATTCTATCCTTCAATTCTTGTGGAGCTTCTTCATATATCTTCTTTGCAAGATCATAAGTCCAAGTCTGGATTATTCCTTTCTTATTCTTATATCTGTTACAAAGTTCATAAGTAGCAGCTTGTACATGTGGAAAACTTTCATCCTTGAATTTCTGACTCATTTTCCATCTTGAAAGAACATATATAGGACTGTTTGTAAAATCAAACAATGATGGAAGATTATCCTCCAATGGATCAACAATACCAAGGTTTTCAGAAAAACTACCCATATTTCCTATAGTTGCAGAAGTCATAACAACATGTTCTGGTCCTTGTAACAAAAATGCCTGTGCAATATAATCTTCTTTTGCACATTGTAAGTCAATAGTCTTTTCCTTCTTCTTAGCAATCTTTCCAGTTTTATGGTTGAACATTTCTATAGTATGTTCATTTGGTGTTACAACAACATAATCCTTATTTTCTTCTACAGCAACAATATTGAAGTAATTTTTAAGCATAGTTTCATGTCTCTTTTGCCATTCACATTCTTCATATACTTCATATTCTGTACTTGAAACATAACCCTTTCCTTTGATGTTTGCAGAAAGTTTTTCCATTATCTTATCTACAACACCATTAAACATACTAATCTTATATGCATATTCTTTTATTCTATCAAGAACAGTATTGTCATTACATTCATATATAGAATTGAACAGAGCTTCAAGATTATCCTTCAACTGATTATGTGAACAAGCAATATCCGTTGAAAGACTTGACAATTCTTCTTGCCATTCATCAGCAAACATATCATTGTTCAAACTTATTGCATAATCATATATATGCAGTAATTTAGAAAGATTTGTATCTCTCAATTGAGGACAATATGAACCTTGAAGCAAATTAGGAATATTGTGGCACTCATCACAAAATACAATAGGGCGAACATACCAAGCATTTGGATTTACTTCTATATGCCCAGCTACTGCCCTAAAGTACATCTGATAAGTCATGATTGTTATATCAGATCGCATAGCTTGCTTTCTTGCCTTAATGTAAGGACACCATCTTGCACAATCATATCCACAATCATCAGCTAATTCTGGATTAATCAAAGTTTTCCAAGAAACCTTAGCTATCTTGCATTCTCCTTTATTGACTTCTTTATTGTTTTTCTGACAAACATAATTTGCAGATCCTTTTATTCTTCCAATCTTATATTTCAACTTTTCATGTGAATCAATAAAGTCATCATATTGCTTCCACAAAGAAAGATCTGAACAGAGAAGAAAACTCTTCTTGTTATAACATTCTGCAAGTACTAATGCAGATATTATTAAAATTATTGACTTACCAGTACCAGTAGGTGCTTGAACCAAATGAGTCTGGTGATTACTTTTCTCGTCTATACAATTACGTACTATCTTTGCAATAATTTCAAGTTGATTCTCTCTAAACTTAAAATCATCACCAAGTACTTCTTTTGCTATATTTTCTATATTGTATTCTATCTCATTTATCATGTTATTAAGATAGAAACATTATTGATTCTTTTCAAACCAATCCCTTGCATATTTTGCCATCGCCTCACTGTCACAAATATCGTCAATTTTTGGTAAATCAAAATCTGGAAATGAACCTTTGAATGTTGAAATCATCAATTGCTTATTTGCATTTCCAGATCCTGTGTAAAACCTTTTTACTTCAGCAGGTGGTGTCACAAGAAGAGTACCAACAACGGTATGGTGATGCAATCTGTCTCTTATCAGATAGTTTAATCCAGCAAGATCCATTACAGCTGCACTATGAATAGAACCATAAGATATGCCTTCCATACATATTGTTACTGAATCAATAGAACTAGTTTTTCTGAATTGCTGTAATAGTTCTTCTATAATATTATATATTGTATCTGCAATCGTTGATAAGTTATGTGCTTTTGCCAGCTCACGTTCATGTGCATTGTTTGTATCTTTTACATTTTCTTTTTGATATAAACAATATTCAAAAATTTCAGAATTATCTAATTGAGCATTCTTTTCTTTCTTTGTAAGCTTATCTCCTTTTATTATAAAAAATCTACAGAAACCAGTATCAGTTCTTATTGTCATACCAGTACTGTTGATTGATGGATCAATTCCTATAAAAACATTCATGAAATCAATTTGCATATTTACTTATAAATAAAAATGTGCAAATATGTAAATTAATTTCATGAATTTCAAATTAAAAAATGTTAATTTAATCTTAGTCTTCAATTTTGAATGACCACTGCAACATAAACCAAGAACTCTCTCGTTCTGCACGATACTTTGGCAATCTCATTCTTTTCATAATTACAGGGATAAGATGCTCTTCTCTCCATTTGTCATGTTGAATTGTAGTCCACGTATGTTTCTGGAACCAATCTCTATCAGTTTTACATTCAGTAAGTAACTGTTCTTCAGGTCTTGTATCTCCAATATATCTGAACATATCAATTACTAAAGAATATACTAATGATGGACTGTTTCTCCCATTCAATGTACAAGATTCCCATCTATCTAATTTTCCATTCAACATTTCATCAAATGTAAACAAACTAACGTTTTCAAACTTCTTTCGATCCTCACGTTTCATGCTATTTCTTATTTAAATTATTTAAATACATTATAGAAATAATTTTTAGAAATTTCAAAAAATGTAAAAATGCGATAAAAGTCACACAGGGACGTTAAAAATTCTTTAGCTGATAGAATATACTGAAGCATATTCTTCCGCTCCCTGTGTGACCCAGGCGCTTACCTGAAGAATCCTGTTATTTTATTAGTGAACCATCATAATCAATATAAGTTTTAGAATTATCAGATGGACCACAATCATTATTTAATTTTGGATCATGATTCAAATCAAGATTATCTGTTGTATTACCATGTACTGATACCTTAGAATAAGGGTAATTCTTAAACCCTGTGTCATCTTTCTTTTTAATGATTACACTTTCCTCTATAGGTTTGTCAAATGGTTGTTCTTCTTCAAATCTGTTGTTAGCATCTGTTTGAATGAACTGATAGTCAAAGTTAGAATATTTGAATACACATCTGAATGTAGCAGATTGTGCTAATGGTTGGGTATAGTCAAATTGCAGCATATCTACTCCATCTATAACTGGATGATCTAATACAATTCTAGAATATACACATCCATTTTCATTTAACAGATCAACATTAAAGTTGTAGTCAAGATTCTTATCTAAATTTTCTGTATCTCTACAGTATTGATAGCAAAAGCTTTCAAACAATAAGAAATAATTTACATATCCTAAAGTATGTCTGAAATCTATGTTCAATGTATGGTCTACTAAAGCTGCTGGACTAGCAACACTTCTGTAATTTACATCACTAGCACCTCCTTGCATCCAATTTTGTTCAGTTCTTCCTGGAAGCCTTACTGGATTTCCATGATTAGTTTGTTGTTGAGCTACAGTACCAGATGAAAATCCAAGTACTTCTACTTTTTGTATTGTTTCATTCAAGAATTCTATTGGTTTAGTTATAAAACTATGAGAATCTTGCAGTATCTTAGTGTATTTTTCTTGTATCTCATCTGGAATGAATTCATCTGGTAATATCAATCTGAACCCATCTCTCTTTCCTGGTAATGAAAACATATTCTAATATACGAATATTTTTATTCTTTAGATTGTGGAGTTTGACCATTTAATGAATTACCTCCTGCTGGGGTTTCATCTCTTTCAGCACTGTTTTGTCCAGGAGTAGAGGTGTCACTATATTGCATAGTTGAATTTTCTGTATCCTGTACTTGCTTTACATTTACTTCTACTGGTTTGTTCAACAATGTACTTATCTTAGAAATAGAATCCTTTATAGCAGCATGACGTTTCTTCTGCATTTCATCAGCTTGATTTATAGTCTTAGCAGATATCTTAAGTTCTCTTACAAGCTTATCCAACACAACAGCTAACTTGTTTGCCAAAGTATTTGTCAATTTGTCAAGACCACCTAATCTTCTTGCCATTTGGTCTAATGCTGTTATTAGATTAGTCATTGTTTGGACTTTAGCTACATCCAAAGTATTTATAGATCTAATAAACTTAGATACATCTTGAGTTTCTGTTCTAAACTGAGATGTATTCTTTACTTTACTTATTTCTACATTGATACCCTTTACCGCATTTATGACATTATCATATTTAGAAGTATCATTTGGAGCCTCATCATAAACATCAAACAACATCTTCATTCCATTATAATAATCCTCCATCATAGGACCAAACATCAGTATGTTCTTAGACAAATTTTTAGTATTCAAGTAGACAAATATCTCTGATATTCCTCTGACCATCTCTTTAGGTATGTCAGAGAGTGATATCACTATGCTTGCGGCATTGTCTTTAGTCTCTTTCTCTAACTTCTGTTTGAATTTGATTATCTTCTTATAAGACTTGATAGCATCATTCAGTATATCAGTATATATATCAAACTGGCTTTGTATAGAAGATAACTCATCATCTTTAATATTAGGCATCTTCTGAATAGCTCTAGACATACTAAATGGAAGTTGTATTAGAACAGCATCTACTATTTTGTTTAACCCATGTATATCATCTTCCTTTCCAAACTTAGACTTTAAATTCAATATATCCATATAAGAAGATACTATGTTATTCAAAAGCTTAGTATAAGAACTATAGCTAGAAGATATTTTCTTAATGTTATCTTTTGCATCTTCAAAGAATGGTTTGAGATCTTCTTGATTCTCATCCATTGTTGCTTTTATTACAGCATCAGGAACAGAACTTATCATTAAAGAGATAATAGCCGAAAGATTATTCATCTTAGATTTATCTAACTTTAAGTCAAGTATAGATTTTATAGATTTTATATTTTCTGCAATCAATTTATCTAAACCACCTAAACAGTTCTTTACCTTAGCAAATGGGCTAGTACTTCCATCATGATTGAACCACCCAGAATCTTTAAACCAAACTTTATTATGTGGATCATTATATATAGCCATTACAGCCGCTGGTATACATGACATCAAAGCTGTTACGTTATTGTATACAGTTCCTCCAGGTCTTAATGATTCTATTGGTATCTTTTCATATTGACCTTTAAGAAGCTTTCCATTTGAATCATACTTTTGTATTCTCAAGTCAGCTACATCTTTCACACCTTTAGCGGTCTCAGATAATAATGATCCAATTCCCTTCAATGCTGTAACTATTTGGGAAAATCTAGAACAAGTTCCGTCTTTAAACACAATAGATTGATCTTCAAACATCCAAGCAGCATTAGGATTGTCTTTAAGAGCCAGAATAGAATTTCCGAGGCATGATACTATATGTTGGGTATTTGTTGCGGCATTCTCGAAATCTTTAAAATCAAGTGGTCTTGTTCCTTTCTGCTTTCCATCAGCACCATATATAGGTATTCTCAAGTCAGCCATATCTTTGACACCTTTAGCTATACTGGATATCATTTTTCCTAAACCTGTACAACCAGTAACAATACGACCAAATGGAGTCTTTACTCCTATCATATTTCCAAGCCAACCACTATCAAACATTCCTTCAGGAGCTTTATCATATAAATCTAATAATGCATATCCTAAGGTTGTAACAATTTTAGATATATTTTCGGCAGCATTACTAAAATCAGGTTCTGTCAATCTTCTATATCCTACTTTATCTGTTCCTCTATAAATAGGTATCTTTAACTCTGCTGTATCTTTGACACCTTCTGCTATCTTGGAAATCATCTTACCCATTCCAGTACATGACTTTACTACTCTAGTAAATGGAGTATCCATACCTAAGAAGTTACCAAGCATTCCATTAGAGAATATATCAGGATTCTCTTTGTATGTATCAAGAATGGTACCACCAAGTATAGTGATAATTGTTTTTATATTTTCTGCGGCATCTGTAAAATCAGCATCGGTTAAGTTTCTTCTTCCTATTATCTTTCCTCCTTCTCCATATATAGGTATAGAAAGATTAGCATAGTCTTGAATTCCTTCTGATAGTTTAGACATCATGTATCCTAAACTAGTAATAGTTCCAGATGCAGTAACTATCATCATATCAAGCAATGGATTCATAAATGGTTTGAGTTCCCAGATTATAGATAACATTGCTTTAATATCATCTGTTATAATAGAAGTATCAACTCTTTCAAGCTTAGAAGCCATATCCATTACATTTATAATCTCTTGCATAGCTTTTCCTGCTAATAAGACACAGCCAATGATTCCAGCTAAAGCAGCTTCACCTGCTGCTAAAGCTAAAGCTCCTAAGCCACCAGTTCCAGCTGATAGATATCCAAGACCTATTACACCACTAGTAAATGCAAATAGTACTGTTACAGTGACAAATACAGTACCCCAAATTCCACCCCAGTCATTACCTATTTCCTTTCGGAGATTCATTATTTCCATCATTGCATATCCTGCAAGTCCAACACAAGCAATGACACCTATCAATGCTAGAGCACCTGTTTTAAGCTTTCCTTTAACTTTACTTAGTACACCAAGTATGACAGCGGTACCACCTACTAGCAAGAGTTCTAAAACTAAGAACTTGAGTATGTTGACATCTAAGTCTGGGTAGTTCATCATAAGCATTCCACCAGTAAGCAATGCTATAGAAGAGACTAATACTAAAGCAGATAATGCATATCCTAGGAATAATGTTTTCTCATTGATTATTCTTCCAGCAAATCCATAAGCTAATGTTATTCCAGCTATAAATCCACCTAATGTCCACACAAATGATTTAGTAGCATCTTCCATATTAGGTATCATCATAAACAATCCACCTATTAGCAATGTGGCTGCTGACAATGCAACTAAATTAGAGAATTCATGTGCTATAATTAATCCCTTTTCTCCTTTAAGTATCTTATTAGCACCATAGTAAGCTAATGATATTCCTAACAAGAATGTACCTAAAGTAAGAGTAAATCCTATAGCAGACCAGAACATTCCATCTATATTCATAATCTTGGCACCTAACAGAAGTATAGCTCCAGATATTCCAACTAGAATTGCAAAATTCTTAGCATCATCTATAGATTTGTCAGTGCTTTGAACAATACCTAACTTAACACCTATTTTGTTAGCTATAAAGTCTCCACCAGAATAAGCTAATTTCATCAAAAGTATGAATACTCCAAGATCAAAAGCAAACAGTAATGCGGTTGCAAACAACATTGGATGTTTAGTCATATATACAGTCGGAAGAAGCAATGTCAATCCTCCTATACCTATTAACCAAGCAAACTCTTCTGCCGATGACATAGTGTCTTCCATCATGTTGCTAGCTATTGTGTAAGCACCTATAACACCAGTTATCAGTAAAGTAAGAGAAAATGCAAATCCAATCACACTTCCAGTTGGGAGGAATGCATTGACTGCGGCACCAAATGCTAATATCAAACCAGACTTCACTACTAACTTTATGAATGAATCTGATATTTCTATGGTTCTCTCTATTCTTTCACTAGCTAGAGTATAAGCAAAAGTGACAGCACCTATAAATGCTGCTAGAGAAAGTGTGAAAAGAACAGCATTAGTAAAGATACCTGGTATCATCATAATAGCAGCTCCCAACAGAAGAGTAGCTCCTGACATATATATTAAAAGGGCTACTTTTTTAGTTTGCTCCAAAGCTTCATCCATTCCTTTAGTAGCAAGATTATAAGCTCCTATCACACCAAGTATGAATGTTCCTAAAGCAAATGTGAATCCAAGTATTTCAGGCATTCTTTGAAGAACAATCTTTCCTATGACAGCACCAACTAACATTGTTGCTGATGCTATAGCTACAACAATACCTATGTTTTTAAGTCTATCAAAGAAGTCATCATCTATCTGTATTCCATTTAAAGCATCTATCATCTTACCTACTGCTACAGCTGACAACTGCATAGACTTAAATCCTATTATAGATAAAGGTGCAGTTATACTCATTACTGATCCCCACATAGATACTATGGTTAACTTCTCTATTAACTTCTCTATATTGTCTATCTTCTTTATGTCTTCTTGTTTTACATCAAATCCATCAGATTGAATTCCCTTTATCAAACGCTTCAATTTAGTAAGTACTTTCTTATACTCTTTTATTCCATCTTGTCCCTTGCTAGCAAACAATCCTCCTATAGCAGTTAAAATTGAGAGTTTACTAAGGCTTTCTACTATCTTCTGGCAACTTTCTATCTTAGATACATCATCTTTAGAAGCTGTTAATGGATTCTTCTTGTTATTTATGTTGTTGACTAAATATTTAAGTTGAGTAACCATAGTCTTCATATTTGACACTCCTTCTTTTCCTTTGTCAACAAACATTCCTGCTATAGTACTAACAATTGCAATTTTTCCTAAACTTAGAATAACATTCTCACAATTTTTCATTATGTTAGGAACTGATTCATCATTGATAGCAGAATCTTGCATAGTGAATATTTTTTGACCTAAGAAGTCAAGCTTATCTAAAAAAACTAAAGCATCTGATATGCCAACTATTCCATTTTTACTTACTTTAGATATCATGTTTGCTACACTCATCATGATAGTAAGCTGAACTAAAGTTTTTGTAGCGCTCTTTATATCTTTAGAAGTTGACTCATTAGCAGAAAGTCTTTGTACAACTTGCATAACAAATGCAAGCTTTCCATTATCACCTATCAGTTTCTTGAGTTCAGTGTCATCTATCTTAGAAAGAGACTTAACAATACTCATGTAAAGCCAAACAGAACCTAAAGCATAAGTTGCTAGTAACTGAGTATAAACAACATCTTTAAACTTTATTCTATTTCCAATAGTGCTAATGTCTTCTATCATATCTTCTATAGCACTAAGTGATGAATTGTTCTTTCCAACAACATTGTCCTTAAATATATTATCACCAAGTTCTTTTACTTGTAAAGTAAGATAAGCAATAGGCCCTTTTGTATCATATATTCTAAGAAGTGACCAAAGAGCCATTTGGGTCTTCATTATCTTGGTTCTGTCTACATTTGTGTCTTCCCCTAAAGAAACTAATGACTCTATAAATTTAGCCAAAGCACCTACTGATTTGAATCCACCCTGTCCTGCTTCTTTTGATCTAGCTATTATATTCTCTATGATAGCAGAAATCAATCCCTTAGAAGTGATACCAATACCTGTGAGAATATTAGATTTTGTTGTCATCCAATATATAGAACGAAGATTCTTCTTCAAAGTTTTCATCTTCTGTTTATCAATTTCTCCAATAGAAGGAATAGCATTCATTAATTCAACCACGTTTGACAACTGAGACATGGTTTTCTTAGAGTCTATAGATGCAGAATTTATAGTGTTGCAAAGTTTAAGGAAGTCATTTGTCAACAACTTGTTGACTTTAGATATTTTCTTCTTAAGATTATCTATATCTATTTTTGATATACTTTTGTCTATTCCGGTAAGATATTGTACTATGTTTTGATCTTTGACTTCATACTTTACTTTAGCAACACTATTTAATGCATTTGATAAATCCCTCAAAACATTTAAAGAATCCTGTCCAAAATTCAAGTTATCTATTTTTATATTTAGACTATTTAAGTCAACTGGATTGACTTGATTATCATTAGTGTTGTTACTTTTATATTTTTCTTTTTCTAATTTCTGTTCATTGAAGTTTGTCACAATAACTTGCATGCCATCAGATGTCAATATCTTATTAGTCTTATTAAGATTTTCAGATATTGATTTAGCAAATTGTTCAATATTTGTTTGCCTAGAAGAATATGATTGATCTTTTGATATAGATTGACCCCCAGATATAAAAGACATTAACGCCATATCACTTTGGGAAAGCTTATATTGGCTTGGATCCAATAACCCATTAAATATCAGATCTACCCCAGAATAAACTTCATCAATGTGCTTAATTATATCTTTAGATACTTCTTCTACAATTGAAGACAATTCACCAGTAATAGAATTGTTTTCTTTTTGTGGTATACCTCCCGGTAATAAATTTCCACCTTTACTTCTGCCTACTGCTTCATCTGATACTTTTGTCATGTTAATTATTTGGTTTCTTACTTTTCTTTCTTATATAAAAATTAAAAGGGAAGAACTTAAGTTCTTCCCTTCATATAAGATTATTTCATTATAGAAATTATCCATTATAGAATTATGTGTTATAGAATTATGCATTATAATAAGATTTACCATAGCAATACAAGGAAACTACACCTATAAGATCAAGAGGACTTGTAACATTTACATTTGATATATCTGGAGATTTGAGGGTATACTCAAATGAAGCCTCACCCTTAGTAGATCCATTACTACCTTGTACTGCTGTTAATGTTTTTGAAGTTGCATTTAAAATATAATTATAAGAATTAGTCCAATCTTGTGTTAATGAACCTGAAGTAGCAGTAACCTTATATCTAACAACCGAAGCAAATGTATCGTAAGTTTGTGGATCAAATGCCGTTATTGTCCTACTACCACTACATTTCAAAGTACCTTCAAACATAACACTTGTCGCAAGTACTTTTATTTTCCAAGTTAATGTATCTGATGCTTCTGTTCCATCTTGATATACTACAGTTACTTTGCATGAAATTGATTTTTCATAATCTGTTTTAGATACATGTATATCAGGTTTCCATGTTATGCTATCAGTTGTTTCATTTGTATCCCATCTATAAGTTATACTAGAATATATCTTACCAGATCCATAATTTGATGTATCAAATGTACCAGAATCAGATGATGTCAAACCACTAGCTGATACCGAAGCTTCCCATTTAGCAGTAACTGATGGATTAACTGATACAGATATTTTAAACTCTTTATCTTCTTTTGCAGCAAATACAGATATGCTTGTTGGTACGGTTGCACCTGCTTTTGAAGCACCAACATGTTTTTCAGTAATTTTTGAAAGACCTGCTTCTGTTGTTATAGCCGGAGTTCCTAAAGTAACAGTGGGACCATAAACATACCAGTTTGCATATTCTGTATTTTCATCAGAACCAGGTACTTGTAAATCCTCTGATCCAACCGATATAGAACTATCTACGGTAATAGGTATATTAGTAGAAGAAGCTGTTACAGATACTTGGCCAAATCCTGTAGAACCATCTGTTCTTTCTATATATACACTATCATCAGTTCCGGCGCTTCCAGCACTTGATTCAACTTTATAATATACTTTGGTGGATGCCGAAGATGGTTTGCCTCTGGTTAATTTGAATGGCTTATCTGTTAACCCATAAGCATCTCCTCTTTTTGATAATGATGGACTAGAAGAAGTAGCAGAAGCGACACTACCACTTTGCGATATGGTTAATTTAGAGGCTTCATCTGATATTTTTACCCAGCTTCCACCTTCAGATTTAGAATACCATCTTACCCAAGGTATTTGTTGTGAATCTCCTGGAATACTAACAGTAATACTTGATTTGGATAATGTATAATTTCCAAGATTTGTTCCGGAAGCACCAATATTTAAACCTACAGAAGCACTAGAATTAGGAGACCACCATAAAGCAGATCCATCACTAGTTTTTATCGTCAAATTATCATTATCACCACTCTTAGTTGCACTTAATCCTGTAAGTGTGTTGTTTGTATGTCCTGTAGTACCTCTTGATATAGATAAATTATGTTCATTAGTATCAGATATGGTTAAACCAGTACCTATCAAATTTACATATTTATTAGTTGAACCATTTGGACTACTATAAGATAAAGAAATTTTACAATTTATATTTTCACCAGATTGAGTAAAATCTGATATGGTAGTCTTACTTAAGGTAGTATTAAAATCAGAACTGCTTAATGTTATATTTGCTTTTCTAGATCCGGCTACTGAAGCACTAGTAATTTGTACTTTATATACATTACTGCTATTTGTGTCAGTAACAGTAATTTCATTAACTGATGTCCTATTAGGATCGGCTTTTAAAGTTATTTTATTTGGATTTGCTTGATTATAATTATTATAATCATTATAATTAAATACACAATTATTTGTCACAGTAAGCCAATTTTCTGATGATTCACCAGATATTGTCAATGGATTATAGCTCATTTCTGATCCTTGTGGAATTCCAGTTTGAATAACTGTTATTTCTGAACTCTTTACATCTGTAATCTGTTTATTATTTTGTGTGGTATCAGGTGTAAACTTCAACTTCCATCTGATATCATCTACTTTCTTAGAATATCCAGGGTTGAATGTAAGAGTCTCTGGGTATAATGATATAAGGCTTTTAGATTCTCCTGAAATTCCAAATGTTTTATTTACAGATTCTTCTACTTTTATTTTACCAGAAACTGATATATTAGTTGAAGAAGCAGATATGGTGCCAAATCTATATCCAAATTCATTATTTCCTTCACTTAATATTACATTACTTAAACTTGATGAATAATTACTAGAAGATGTTTGTTTTATTGTAAATGATGCTGGATTACTTTGATCTATCTTATCTGTTTGTGGATTTTCACATGTTATTGATAATTTACCAACAACAGTAGGTTTTGGTACCCAACTAGATCCAGTTTGTGTTACTGTTGTATCTATAGAAGGATTTGTTACATTAAAGTTAGTACAATAATTACCGGATACTTTAGTATTTACAGTTATATTTCGATCACTTGTATTTACAGCTGGTGTCATAGATAAACCACTAATACTAAACGTTCCAATTTTATATAATGGTTTTGAATTACTTATACTTGATATAGATGGAGTACCAGTTATACTACCAATTGTACCACTATTATCTTTAACTGTAATTATATATTTGTTTTGGTAAGAATATTGTTGGTATTTACCATTATCTTGTTTGGCATTAACAGGAGTAGACACTATTTTTGTATCGGAAACATATTCAGAACCTGATGTTATTTTCCAAGAATAAGTCAATTCTGGATCTTTAGGATCTATAATGCCACCAGCCTGATAAATAGAAAATGCCCCAGATAATTTACCTGATATACCACTAGAAGAAGTGTTATAATCCGTTAATGAATAAGTTATGGTGGTATTTCTTGGGTATGAAGTGGAATTTGTCTTATCTGCGTTTGTTGTTACAAATGCTTTGCCATCATTATCAGAAGTAAATGTTACAGTTCCAGCATGTGTATTAGATATAGAATTTCCACTTTCATCTTTATCTATAGTATAATGAACCGTTTGCTTACCAGAAATATTACCGTATTCTACTGATGGTGAATTATCACTTACTATAAGATAATGGGCATTATTTCCAGTAGATATATCTCCTGATGAGGAAGTAATAGATATTTCATTACTAGTTCCACCATTTGCTGTTTGAAAAGATACCCAATTTACTGGAGAATTTGCTGTGAATACAGTATAAGGAGCATCATAGTTATAATATCCTTGAGCAACACCATTTATTTGTTTGTTATCTCCAGCAAATGATGAGGCAGTATTGAATACAACTTCTTTATTATTATCACCATCTAATCCATTGACTTTAATTTTAGCATCAAAATAACGTAAACCAGCTAAACTTCTAGAAGAATTGAAATTGTTAGTTCCCTTCAATTGGTGTTTAGTAGAAGTATATGTTACTGGATTATCAGACTTACCCTCAGTACCACCATTAAACCAACTTAGCAACCCATAATTAAGAGAAGTTGTTTTTCTTGGATGAGTACCAACATTTGACTTGAGCTTCCAATCTATTCTATAGGTTTTACTTGTACTATTTATGACTTTATCATAGTTAACACTATTATTGTGTGTTTTAGAATAATCAGAATTTGAAGAAAACCCTGTGTTGGATATAGTAATATTATTTGCACCAACAGTATTAACTACTCTAGCTAATGCATCAGTAGCTGGTTGACCATTCATTGTAAATGGTAAATTTTTGTTAGAATCTCTAAATTTTGGGTTGCCATATTCTGTTGCCATTTTAAAATACTAATTCTTTTTTTCTGTGGTATATCTTTCTTGTGTCATATACCCAGGACATGTATCTTTGTTTATATTTACTTTTACTTTAAGATTTATGTTCCAAGGAGATGTAGACCTCATTCTCTTTATTCTGAATGTTGTTGAAACATCACAGAATTCTGTATTTGATGGTGTATCTACATTACTTTCTGATTGTGCCATATAACCAGATTGTGCCCAATTCTTTCCGTTTATTCCAACTATATCAGAATCATGTTTCTTATTATTTGGATTTGCCGAGTTGTTATAATCATCTGAAGTGTAACCAACATAATATTTTTCTATTTCATAATTTGTATTGTTATCTTCATTATTTACATATTTTGGATATAGTAATATTCTTAATATCTTATCAGCAGAATTCCCATTAGCTATTTGTACTCCATAATTAGATAAGAATCTATTTCTATCTGTTCCACTTATTTCAACTGTTATAGCATTAGTTGTCAATACATCTGGTACTGATGCACTCAAATTCTTTATAGCTTGATATTTTGTTGAATTTTTATGAGAGTCATTCCAAAATATTGTATTTCCACCATCAGGTGATATTCCAAGCTCTATATGTAAATATACACCTGCATTCAATTCATTATATTCACAATTATCATTGGTAATAGCATTACCATCTACATCAACCCAGTTTGCATGGCAATAATAAAGAATATTAGGTTTTTGGTACCAAGAAGCTAATTTTACTGAATTTCCAATTTCTAGTAAATTTATTGTTTCTCCAATCTTAGTATAAATCTTAGATATGATTATCATACCATATCGATTATTTGTTGAATTGTTAGGATTAATTGTGAAATGTGTCCAAAAATCTTCAGTAGATTTATAGCAAGGTGTGTATTTATAATCATCAGTATAATTACCATTGCCATCATAAAATTCATCTGGTTGATTAGGTTTTATTCTATACTTATTTATTACAATATTATCTGTAGAAACATCCTTAAATTCCTCTGCGTAAAGTTTTTTAACTTTATCAATATCATTATCTGATTTAACTTTTTCAATATCATTATCTGAAAAATCTGTAGATGCTTCTATTGTGCCAGCACTATCAATATTTCCAGGTAATTTTATTGAATCTATAGAGCCAATCTTAATATCATTTCCATCATTTGGACCTATTACCAATATCTGCAATTCAGGTCTATGCCATAATGATGTTTCTCTATCTATCAAATTTATGTATCCATTACCACCATTAGGATCAAATTCATGAATTTTATCACTAGAAGAATTGTCAGGAATTGGTTTGTTTCCTTGAATACCTCCTAAACCATCTTTTGTATCCCAATGAAATGATAATGTATTTTCTAGGCAATTGACATTAAATGAAGGCCATATTCTTTTTTTATCATATTTTAATTCATATCCATAAGATCCACTAGATCTCATTTGATGTACTTCATCAGATGATGTTTTCTTTCTAGATATGAATCTACCATTTCGTATAACTACCATATCCTTATATTAAGTCAATTTTATTTGTTGTTTCTTATGATGAATACTGTATTAACATCATTAGCAAGAGAACCAAGACCAACAAAGTCAGTTGTATTACCAGACCAAACATAACTAAAGTTAGAGTCACCGCCAAATCCATTGAATTTAGGACTATAATTAGCGTTGTAAAGCATACCTTGAGTATATTGCTTAATCTTTTCTTCTACTTTTCTGTTTACTATGTCATCCATCTGATCTATACTAATAAAATCATCTCTTGTAGAAGCATCACCATCATATATGAAATACAAGGTATTTGGATCTACTTGTTTAATTTTTATATAGTCAGCATAATCACCCTTCCACATATAAGTAGGTCCGGTTCCATTCAATATAGAAGTAACTATTGGTTTTTTATCTATGAAAGCTATACCATCAGATGTTGGTGTTCTCTTTATTTCAAATGCATTTGCTCTGTTTATATTGTTTGTACCCCATCCAACGGAGAATAAAGTGTTGTCTGATGATTTATTCCAGTTACCAGAAGCATGCTCTCCAGGATTTCTTGTTTCAGTACCACAACCTTCAGCATGAGAATAAGTACCACCAGTATGGCAATAAGTACCCCATCCTTCTGCATGGCAGAAATTAGCATAAGCATTGTTAGGAGCAGTGTTTTTATCACCATAATTGTTGAAATATTCTGCACCTATAAATGTAGGATTAGCATTTTCATCCAATGGATAGAAATTTCTTCTACCAGCAGAATTTCTCATTACATAAGTAACTGTTGCTACTTGGGCAAGTTGTCTTTTAGTAATACAGTAAGATGATTCATTGTTTGCAACAGTAGAATAAGGATAGTCTTCTACATAATCCCAAGTATATATTCCTTTATAAAGATAGCTTATTCCATTCTCTCTTATATCTAAAGCATTTGACTCTTCATTGTCATTACCATTACCTATCATGAATATGGTATTTTGTTTATCTTGCTTTTGATTATCTAAATAAGAACGTGTATATCTTCCAAAACCAACTTCATAAGGAGATTGTAATGTTATGTTAGAACCATGAGCAAACCCATAAGTTGCATTTTCTCCAACCGAAATATGATTACCAGAAACATTAACAAAATCTATTCCCTTTTGGTTATTTTCAATGCTATTACTGTTTATTTCTAATGATCTACCTCTTAAAACAGAATAGTTTGCATAACTGTTTATATATTCACCATTTATATCAAAACATACACCTTTTACTCGGTTTGAACGGCCATATATTATATTATTCTCACTATTTGGATATACTGTATTGTTGTTACCACCAACATGAACATATTTTGTATCACCTATACTCTTTCCTATTCTATTTGCATATCCTTCTATATGACTTGTATAAGCATAAGTTATATGGCCAACACCTTCAATATGAGATTCTTTACCAAAATTATTTGAATCTTTTCCTTCTATATGTGAATTTATAGCATAGTTCTTATTGTTCAAACCTTCTACATGAGAATGATGGGAATTTGTTATTATACCTATGTTACCTCCGTTCACATTGCTATCACCTTCTACATGTGAAGATTTTGAAAATGATATTTTATTGTTTGATCCCTCAATATGTGAAGAATCAGACAATGTATTTATTATATTATTGTTTCCTTCTGCATGTGTATAAGTGGAATATACACTTGTTTCAGATCCTTCCGTATGGGAATTCTCTCCTGCAGCTATAGTGTGGTTTCCTTCAGCATGGGCATTCTTTGCTCTAGCTTCGGTATTATGACCTTCAGAATGGGAATTCTCACCAGTTGCTTTTGTATCATTACCTTCAGCATGGGTATTAGTAGATGTTGCTTGGGATTTGTAACCTTCAGCATGGCCATTTTCTCCAGCAACTAAAGTATTGTTACCTTCAGCATGGGCATTCTTTGCTCTAGCAATTGTATTTAAACCTTCAGCATGGCCATTTTCTCCGGTATTTTCTACTTTTGTACTATTTCCTTCAGCATGGGCATTCTTTGCACTTACAATAGTATTATAACCTTCAGCATGGCCATTTTCCGCTTCAGGTTCTACTTTAGTTATATTACCTTCTGAATGTGACCCTTTAGCTTTTGCAAAAGTATTGTTTCCCTCAGCATGAGAATCTTCTCCAATAGCAAAAGAAATGAATCCTTCAGCATGGGAATTACTACCTTGGGCTTCTGATTTATTTCCTTCAGCATGAGAGTTTGTTCCTTTAGAATAAGAAAAGCTACCTTCAGCATGAGAATTCTCCCCTAAAGAATAAGAAGAATTGCCTTCAACATGCCCATTAACCCCATCTACAAATGTTTTGTATCCTTCTGCATGAGAATAATTTGATTTAGCAATAGTGCTATATCCTTCTGCATGAGAATATGCACCAAGTGCAATATTATTCTGAAGATCATTGAATATTTCACCATACGATAATGTACCTGGATATACATTACCAAATGGCATGCCTTGGTGCCATATAGTACGATGATTTACATCAAATATCAATGAATCCCAATAAGAATATATCATCTTACTAGGAACAAAGCTGTCATTTTTATAATCTGTACCGTGTATGTATGTGTAAAAAAGCTTGTTTGCCATTTTATGCTTTTGTAAATCTATGCTTATATCTAAAAATAAGAATGGGAAGTAGTTTATTTAACCACTTCCCATTTATTATTTTGCATAAATTATTTACATACCTGGCAAATTGTTCAAATCAGTTTTAATATACTTTGCTTTCATTTCTTTATTCAAATCTGGATTTAATTCTGGATCCATTTCTACATTGTATGTAAGATCCTTCCACTTATCAGGATAAATGAATTTAAGCATATATGTATTCAATTTTGACATTTCATCAAAACCTTCACATTCACTTGACTTGTTATTCATAATGGCTTCCAAATCAATCATAGAACGTGTATACATTGCTTTGAGCAACTGTCTATCATCTTTGAATCTTGAGAACAATTCTGCTATAGCTGAAATAGTACCAAGTCTTGTATCAACCCAATTAGTTCTAATAATAGAATTAGATGCTGCTCTGTAATTGATTTGTGGAATTGGCATAATTACTACTTTCTTGCAATTACTTATCCACACAGGAATTGTCCTTACATCTTCGAATGTTCTTACTGTCGAATAAGGATAACTTTCCACAATCTTTCTTGTATACATCTTAGACCAAACATTGAACTTGATAAGATTGTCTTTAAATAAAGCTATTTCCATATCATGTGGATCAGTAAGCACAATCTTCTGTGGGGCTGTAGAATTAGATTGCTGTCCATTCTGCTGATTGTAGATAACACCATATTCTACAACATCCGCATTTTCTGAAGTAATAGTATTGTAAGCATTTTCTACAAAGTCAAGATGAATATAGTAATCATCTGCATCCAAGAACATGAAATAATTTCCTGTAGCATTTTCAATACCAAACTTACGAGCACCACCACATCCAAGATTAGTTTCTGGTTCTACTAACTTAAACTTGAAATTCTCTTTTGATGTATTGTTTATGATATTCTCAACAAGATTTCTAGAATTGTCTTGTGACTTGTCATCTACTAAAACATATTCAATTTCACAACCATCTGGTACTTTCTGTCCTAAAACAGAGGCAATAGCATTACCAATAAACGTCTGTGCATTATAAAATGTTGTTATAATTGATATCTTATCCATGTTAGACTTCTAATTTTTTTAATTTGTTCATAGTAGGTGACATCACTATCTCTATAGTGTTTTCTGTAATACGTTGGGTAACATAGAATTTCCAACCATAAACTTTCATATCAGCTGGTACAGCATATCCTCTATGTTTCTTAGATTTTCCGGTAGAATTAGGTTGACAATATTCTCCTGGCTTACACTTACCATTATCACGTACAATTACTTTACCAATCAAATTTACTCGTACCCATTCTTTACGATTACTACGTTTTACATATTCTTGCTTAGGATCATAATATTGACTTGGTACCTGTACATAATGGTTATATGGTCTGGTGTGAATATATGAAAACTCTTCTACTTGGTCATATTCTTTTACACCAATAGCAATCTTATCATTCTTCAAAAACTTATCACCAACTTCATTACACATATATGCATATTTCCAATTGTTTGGATCATCTGAAGTATGTGCTGTTTGAATAGTTGTTACACCAAGAATATGCTCATCAGAACCGGATTTTACAGGTTCTATCTTATCAGGATTTTCAGAAGAGAATGTAACAAAGAGTCCATAAGGACTCTCTGCTGGTATCTCTGCCCACTCATACATTTCTGAATATCCAACTGGATTAATGTATTCGTTATTTTGCATTATTTACTCACCATACATATATTTGATTTGAGCATCCAACATTGGACGAATCTTTTCTGTATATAGAAGAAGACTAGCTGCTTCTTCACGTGATTTAATAAGATCATACCAATCCTTATACAAATCACTCTCTTTCTTATCCTTAATCTGCTTAGATGTAAGAATAAACTTAGTTGGCATTGTATCCAAATATGGACTTACAAATCTAGCAAAATCAGTTCCAGAAATTGCATTTGGCAACTTAATTGTCATAATAGGGTTGACCATAGCATTCTCTGCAGCCATCTCTACTGCTAAATCTTCATCCTGTCGATTGTCAATAGGATTCTGACGTGCTACACCTACAAACAATACATAGCGCTCTAAAGGATTTTCACTTGGACCATTCATCTTATAGAGCTTACCTACGAAGGTACTTGCGCAATATGTACCCTTCATAACAGCTCTTCGTCCGTTATCTAACACAGTTTCCTTTTCACAACTTCGATCAGTATGGATATCTGAAACAACAAACTCATCAACCAACTTCTTTGTACGAATTGTAAATGGATCTGGCTTAGCAACAATAGTTGCATAAACCTCTTCTAAAGGAATATTCTGCATTTTAAATAGTATTTAATTAAATTATTTTATTTAAATTTGTACATGTTTATATGTACATCTATAATATAGAAACATATAAATTAGAAATTCATTTATATTGGCAACTTTTTAATATAATGTTCTGAATTACCTTTACAAAGCTTAATTAAAGTTTCTGTAAAAGCATCTTCAAAGTCTGGTACATTCTTGATATTTTCCTTTTCTTCATATTCATCAAGCAACTCATCTCTGATACGATCAGCAACATTCTTTGTTTCAATTGGTTTGAACATGATTGCATTAGTCCAATCATCAAGACGCTTCTCTTCAAAATTGTACCATCCTGGTTTTAGTCCACTATCTGGATCTGGAATGCAATATTCTGCTATACTAGGAATTGCAATGAATCCATCATTTTCCATAGTAAGAACTGTTACCCAATCAAGTTCAATCCCGTTATTTCTCATAGCAAAATAATCTTCAATTGGCAACCATCCTTCCAACTTCATCAAATTAATGAAATTGCTAGCCAAGCCGCTACCAACAATAATATCATGTGTCAATTTATTCTCCATCTTATTTTAAGAATTTACAAGTTATTATGAAATCTAATCTTTTCAACAATCTAAATAAGAAATTCATCATTCTTACATTATTTAAGTCCATTCTACAAAAGCATTTAATTCAAATCCAGAAAGCATCTCTTCATGAGTTGCCTTCCACCAAGCATCTTCTACATCATCTGCAATCCAAATAGCTTCTGAATCATTATGACCAGGAAGAACAATAGAAGTACGTGACCAGTTGTCTTCAGAATCATCATACTTTACAAAAATCTTTGTATTAGTAGGAATATGGATAAATTCATCCTGAAGATAAACAGAACCATTTTCGTGCATAATATCATGCATATTGAAATGAATAGGAGTACCTTGAAGAATTTCCTCATGATTCTCAATCTTCTTGAGAAGTTCATCAAAGGTAATTCCTTCAGTAGGATATTCGCCAAAAGTTACCTTTTCGTTTTCAACTACGTTTACTATTTCAGGATATACAAAATTCATCATGATTATATTCATTATTTATTTAACATTATAAATATAGATTATATAAAAAGAATTTCAAATTATTTTTGCAATTTTTATATATAAAGTTTAAACAAGAAAATCTTTTCAGATGGGAATATACGTTAAGAAAACTGGTAATCAAGATATTGGTGCAATAAAGTTAGTAGATTCAAAGACAGATAAGCTCAAAGATATAAATGCGGTCTTTTGGAAAAATATGATGATTTGGCCAAGAGATTCAAAATATCTTTTCTGGAGTTCAAACAACAAAAACCATGATTTCATTTCTGTTGATTCTGATTTTGATAGAAATGGAATACATGTAAGTGCAGCTAGTAATGTTGTGACAATATACGTCAGATCTTGTGTAAAATACTGGCATGGAAGATATCCATTCAAAGTGGTACCTTACCAGAACTGGGTAACTGCTCCTAATATAATATATCCTATAGGATGGAACATAAAGACAGCTACTAAGCATGAATATGACGCTTTGTTTGATTTGAACATATCTGGTAATGTATCTACTTCAAGTTCTAGAACTACTTATGTATCATTATGGCAAATTGACAGTAAAGATGAACAGATAAACACTTCTACTTCTAAATACTCTGGAAAGCAAATAGTGATAAAGATAGTTCAGGATAAAGATGAAGAAGACCCAAATGCTAAACCATCTTATGCAAACGCTATAATCACTTGGTATAAAGATGAGACGTTTTCTGATGAAGTAAAAGAATATGGTACTGAAAGTAATCCTTATGTAGATGTAAATGGTAAATCTATTACTTTATATTGCAATATAACAGGTACAGTAAAGATGATGTCAGGAAACACTGCAAGATGTTTCTATGGTGACCATTATGGGGATGTAATTACTATCAATGAACTTAATATAGACAAGAATGCAATGTCATTAGAAAGTTCAGAATATCTTGGTAATGGAAACTGGAAGATAAATCTGAAAATGAAGAGCAATATTCCTACTAGTGCTAACTATACAAATGTAATAAAAGATCTTGCATTGTCATCTAGTATAGTAGACCATACTGGTGATGTTGTTACAATGACTTGGAAAGTGTTTAATGAAGCAAATACCTTAACAAGATATTCTAATGTTGGTTTCTTGCTTGACAGAACATATACTTCAACAACTAAAGTATGGCAACAAGGTGGATTAGTAAGTAATCAAGTAACTAATGTACCATGTACCAGCCTGGTGTCAAAAGAAGTTGCAAAATGGATAAGCATATCAAATCCACAGATAAATTCTGCTACTTCTTCTTATTATGCTAAAGTAACAGTCAATCCACAGACTGCTACTGAAAAGATGTATATTGAAAACATCAGTACATCTTACGATGATGATATAATTCCTGCGACTGATACCTTATTTCAAATAATGTTTATGATATTCAAAAAGACGGGATATTATGCAGAAAGAAAAGGTATCATAAATGTTACTTGTATTTCGGATACTAAATCTGTAGAATTGACTCAAACAGAGTATTCTGATACATCTTCTAATAAAATTACCGATAGAGATATAGATAAGAAAAAGATATCTGTAACAGGAATAGTTCCAAATTCTTACTATTCAAACATGATAACTAGCATTACAAACTTAAGATATGATTACAATTATCTCATGTGGCTTGCTGATGTTTCAGTTACAAAAAACCCTAAGAAAGTTTTGAATCATGAATTGTCAGTCAACTCTTATCCTAAAATAATATCATCAAAATCACAATATCTTGAAATAACTTGGTCTATCATGACAGGTGAAGTGAATTCTTCTCCTCGTTATGGAAAGATAAAATTCTCTATCCCCGATTACAATTGTGAAGATTACTATGATATAACACAAAATGGTTCCACTGATGCACAAGGAGTTAAGTTTGATAAAGACTATTTATCCAAGTCAAAACTGTATAATATCAGTGATAATATTATTTCTTCATCAACAACCGCTGATAACGGTCCTGGAAAAATATCTTTAAATGGAAATTTCTATGTTGGTACTATAAAGATAAATGAGAATACTAACCACAATAATACAGTTGCATATATAAAACCAACAGAAATATCAGATTGGTCTGCTTCTGACTTTGACAACTACAACAATGCTGCATTCTATATAAAGATAAAAGGAAAGAATGTATATATTGGTATCAACAGAAATGTAAAGATAAAGTTGGAAATTACTGGAATAGGTTCTAAAGAAGATACTATATTGCAAGAGAAAGCACCATCGGTAAACAGCAATACTTTAGCTAATGTAACAGATTTAGATGTTTCTTCTATTAAAATATCTGGTGAAGCAACAACAAACAAATTACCTTATCTGATAACAGATGAAATGTATTGTGTACCTGTTACTTTGAATAAGAATGATGTACCTACAAAATATGATTATGATGTTGTTATTGGTTCGAAAGAATATGATGGATCATTTGGATATGGGAATTATGATGATGTATCTTTAACACCAGAATATTCAATACCTAACTATGACAATATGTATACTGTTGTTACTTCTTGGTGGAGAAGACAAGGAGAAGAAAAGACAAGAACAGTAAGATTATCTGTTGATGGAATAACCCAATCTATTACAAATACATGGACTGGTATGAAATATCAAGGAGACCAAACTTACAGATCTAACTTATCAGAAGATTATTCTCTAACATTATCTGACTACAACCAAGAATGGATATCGTTGAATCAAAACAATTTGATTTCTTCTTCTAACAGTACTTCTAGTACAAGAAGATTAGGTTTGACAAATACTCTATATCTTGATGATTCAAAACAGAAGAATTTGAAATTAACATTAAAGCAAGAGCCAAGAGGAACTAGTACAAATTTCTTGTTCTCTTCTTCATTAGAATCAGGAACAACAAAATACCTGAATGCTACTGATAGTGCTTCATTTATGATATATAGCTTAGATGATGATTTGATGCAACCATTAGATGTTAATTGGACACCTACTGAGTTCAACAATATGATATTGAGTTGTAATCATAATGATTACTGGTATAAGTTTACTGTTGCACCTACATCATTGAATATATCTAATGCAAACAGAACTTGGCAAGTAAGCTTTACCCAGGCTACTTCTGGTAAGAAGATTTCGTTAACCTTTGTACAACATTGCTACCAGTTCTCTTTAGATAAAACCATTATAAACATTACGCCAAATGTTGAAGTTGAAATAAATGTAAAATCTACAAAGAGTGGTAACTTCTTTGGATTTACCTGGGATGCATTACCAGATTGGCTAATGGTATACAGAACTTCTGATACTAAGCTTACATTCAAATGTATTGAGATAAATGATTCTACAAAAACAAGATCATGTACAATAAGATTTACTCAGTATGAATCTGAAATATCTACAACTCTTACAATATCAGAAGAATCTTGGAGAAATCCAGAACTTGATGAAAGTACAGTAGATTTATATTATAAAGGAGAAAAAACAGTAAAGGAGTTGTATTCTGATCAAGCAGGTGTTGGATTACCTATAACAATAAGACAAAGTGATGGTACTCTTGATTCAACAAAAATAAAATTAACTTCAAGAAACATATCTGATTCTCAATATGCTATAGATATTGTATCTTTAGAAGATTTGGAAGGAACTATTCCATTAGTTGGAAGGTATGCATTATCTAACAAAAACCAATATCTTGGAGAAATCTATTGTATTATGCATGCTTATCAATTCAGCTGTTCTTCTGACAATACTTCTGAAATAGTTTGGACTTTAAGCCCTAAAGCAAATGAACTATGGTCAATGTATTATGTTACATCAAGAATTGATGGTGAATTTGTAGATTATGAAATTTCTGAAGCTGCTGGTGATTTTACTTGCTACCATAGTGGTGCTAACATTACTATACTTCCTAAATTTACTAATTATGATAATGAAAGAAAAAACTGGTCTTTGACACTAAAACAAAATAAGACTAATAAAGAAATAGCGGTAAAAGTACAACAATTAGGTGCTAATGAATATGAAGATATATATATTTAATTGAAGGATTCACCAGGAAAGCGCCTGGGACGTTCAGGAAGCGGAAAATGGTCGAGAGATATAATTTATCAGCTCGACCATTTTTAATTGTTCCTAGTGAATAACTTTAAGTTCTTGAACAGAACTGAAAGTGATGTTCATTAATTTTAGTTCTGTTTAAAAATTTAAACAATTTCTATAGTGATCTTTTCACCTCTACTTTTACTTGCAATCTTCATCTTATTGTAAAGTTCTTTAAAGCAGTTAGTAGAATTGCTTACCCATCCTACTTTATCATTTTTTCCAGGAATAATGCAACCTTCTGTATCTGATGCAGAATTGCCTGGGTGTATCAATACACCATCATAACCAGGTACATTCAACAATCTAGGCATGTATGCTTTACAGAACTGCATCATTGTCTTAGATTTCTTATACTTAGGACTTTGTACATTCAATACAATTTCATAAGTACCTGTAGGAATTGCAGTAATACCAGGTTTCTTCATGAACAGGATCTTTTCTTTAGTCATATTCTGATTAAGACCTCTGTCTTTATCTTCTATTGTATTAGAAAAGAATACACCATCAACATAAAGTTGTCCGATAGTGTATCCTTCTTTCTTCCATTTTCTTACTAGTTTGAGTTTCATTTATTATATGAATTTTATTGTTTTTCTTACTTCATTTGTACGTATATAATCCCACCAAGTTGATTTTACATAATACAAATCATCTTGTTTCATATATGCTTCATATTCAAATGGGATTGTCTTATAAGCTTGCTTCCATGACATAAAGAATGGCCAAGCCTTCAAAAATTGACAGATATATACCAAGTAAAACCAGAACCATTTCATGAAAGTAAATGTATCTGCTTGATAAATATGTATTGCTTCATGATGTGCCCAAATCTTACCTCTATTCGTCTGGAGATATCTCCAAACTACATCTGCACTCTTTCTTGTATATACTGTACCAAACAATGTGATTGCAGAATAACCTTTAGGTGGCAATATCTTACATCCACAAACAAATTTCAAGTCTTGAAATTCTATCTTTCTACTCATATATTAAACATCTAAATATTTTTCATATTGCTTTCTGAATATGTTAGTTAAATTAAATTCATCTGTGCTAGGTAAGCTCTTTACAAAATATGGATAGAATTTTATATCAACATCAAATGGCTCTACATATTCATCAAAATACAATGTCCAACATAAGAAATCAATCAATGGATATAAGTCAATATTTTCATTCTTAAATGAAAGCAAATCACAAGCACCAAAATCATCTGACTTACCACCAAGTGATAGCTTCCAAGTTGCATCATACTGACTTTCAATTTTCAATACTCCACCACCAATAGGTAATGGTTCTTCCTTCTTACGAAGATCTTTATGATACAAAACATATCCTGCTCTGATTTCTAACTTACCATTATTATAGATTGCAATCCATTTAATAGGCTTATCCGAATTCAATTTTTCTTGTGCTAACTTTTTGTTTATATTATAAATATCCATCAAGTTCATATTATTAAATTCTTATATAGATTCATCAATATCCATTTCACAATCATGATATCCACTTGACCATCCAATATGATAAGATTCTTCAACAGACAGAGCAATAGCATCAATATCTTTTTCCTTTACTTTGTACTTCTTAAGTAATGGGAGAATACTTTTATAAAATACCTCATTTACTTTATTTGGGTACACATAAACTTTCTTTTCCATATTCTAATCATTTAATACATATCATTCTCACTAAATCCATTGATATGAATCTCTTTCTTATCATGATCGATAACCATACTTTGTGCACAAGCCCAATCAAAGCAAAGTTGAAGTTCATCATCAAATGTTCCTAAGAAAAATCCACCAGGACATAAAATCTTACGCTGTCCTTCTCGTTTGATTTCACGTTCTCCAGCTCCTCGATAAGCAAATCCTGATCTCCAAAAAACTCGATAATTAGAATATGTAGCTATTGCCTTTTTACAATTTTTACTTCTTGTCAAACCCATCTTTACAATATTCTGTCCCATAGTGTATTTTATTAACATTAACTTATTTATTTTAACAATCAAAATATAGAATAACCTTGATAAATTTCAAAAAAATTCTATAATATTTTACAAAACCAATGTCTCAATTCTCTTATCTTGACCTTTCTTTAATTCTATGGACCAGATGGATTTCTCAATCATGGGGATCCCATACTTCACCATTATCTGTTTTCTGAATATCTCATCAAGTTCAATTGATGTGTATCTATCAAAATAGATTCTGTTTCCTTTTGTTAGATCTTTATAATAAGGAACTACTTTATCAATGAACTTCTTTACAGGCAAATTAACATTGAAATGTACAACATGATTATGTTCAATATGCTTAGTGATGTAATTATCTTCTTCATAAGTGTCATTCTCATCACCATCATATTCATCACCATCAGTCTCACTAGTTATCCTTTCATAAGTTGACCATTTGATTGTGACGTATGTATACTTATCTTTATCCATAATAATTCATTCTATTTTAATTCTATTAAGATATAGAACTATCTTAAGAATTTTCAAAAGGAAATCAAATTATATTGCAATCCTATTCCACCCCCATAAACAAATCCTTTATTGCTATACCCACTAAATATGGATGGGCCTATTCCAAATTTCTTTTCTTTCTTTTGCTTAGGTATTGTTAGTCCAGTTATTGAATTGAATTTTACATAAGGATTGTCTGAAGTCATATATACAGCATTATCTTTGACAGCTAATGCATACTTGAACCGTATTCTGTCTTTCTCTATGTGCAATCCTAAAGTATCATTAGTATAATTTACATTACCGGTAAGTTCTCTATACTGGTTAGAAAAATCAAACTTTCTATATATATTCTTAGAAGTTATTTCAGTAACGCCAGTTGCACTGACGTCAGCAGTGCTAGCAGATAGTATCCATATGGTATCATGCTTACCATTATCTATTGAAGTTGATCCACCTATTACTATATCTGGTTTCTTTACTTGCATACTTTGTATCATTCTATATAGAGAATCATTGATGTTTTGCAAGTTCTTGTAATCAGCTTCTACCATTGTCTTCTTTGCCACTTCATTACCATACTTACCTTTATAATACTTTACAGAATCAGTAAGTACTATAATATTCTTATCATTTACATTTTTGTAATAAGTGCATTTGTTGATTGACAAAGTTATAAATACGAAAAATGCAACCACTGAGAAAACTTCTATCAATATTCTCTTGTGATTGCGTACGAAAGTTAGGACCATTTGTCCCAACTTTTTACTCCATGAGTTTATTGCATTCATTTTGCAATTTGAATATTTTTGTTTTTTTCTTTATACACTCATAAGTTCTTTTCAATTCTCTTTCATAATTCTTATTGGATGAGTAACGATGACCATTCAAATTAACGAAATTATTCATCAAATGATGAACTGTTTTCTTCTTTCCTAGGTATTTTCTTTTCAATAAATCAATATAAGCAGTAGTAGAATGATTTCGATGTTTGTAAGTCTTGTATACACCATACATACTATTTCTTGATTTACCAATACCTGTTGTTCCAAAACAAGTTTCGTTCTGTGCTTGTGCTAATGCGAAGCAAATGTCAATGTCATTGTCAAGGCACTCCTTTACAATGTGGCTACTAATGTCTTTGTCAAATTTTCTTGTAGTATTCTTTCTAATGTACTCTTCAACTTCACTTGTCAATACAACTTTACAATTTTCAAGGGCAATTTTCTTGTTCATGAAAACAGCTTGCGCTGAATCCACTTTTTCGACATGTTCAACCTTTGTACCAGTCACATGCTTTGCCATTGCATGCTCTTCAGCACTAAAAGGAGTAGAAACCACTAAAAACAATGACATTAATGTTAAAAGGATTTTCTTTTTCATTAATGTTATACGTATTTTAGATATATTTCCGAATACCGAACATTGGTATTCATATTAAAAATAGAAAAGCACCATGAAATATTTCATTCATAGTGCTTTATATATTTTATTTTTTGAATCTTGTGAGTATTTCCTTTTCAAATGCTTTATTTAAGAACTTTGTCTTAAGAAGATCATAAGAAAGATTAGTAGTCTTGTAACAATTTTCTATATTAAGTTCAAGGTATTTAGACATACTAATAATAAGAGTCATTTCTACTTCATATCCAAGCTTTTCTTTTCTTGGATATCCTTGGTACCAATAAGGACCTGATTGTACACTTTCCCATTCATCATAAGCTTTCTTTACATTTTTCTTAGATACTAAAGCTCTAATTAGGTTTTGTGCCTTTTCCAACGAGATCTTTTGTGCACCTGTAGGATTGGCATCTTTAACAAAGTCATAATCTTTTAATTCATCAAAAATGTTTTCTACTTCTTGTGGAGTAATTTTATCATGATTCCATGATCCTTCTTCACAAAAATCTTTACATAATATTATGAATATATTTCAGCTTATTCAATTCTTCGTTAATTAATACTGTTAATGATTTCATTTAGAAAAAATTGTTTTATTAATAATTAATATTTACTTATCAAGACTGATTCCATCATATTCTAATCTATGGCATGGGCCCATTTCCTTTTCATAATAAAGGTAATTTATAAATTCCTTAGTAAAATATGAAAAGAAACATCTTGTTCTATTAAAGAGCTCTGGTCTAGCAAGAAGATAGTGAAGATTTCTTCCATTTACTCCGGCAAGTCTTTCACAAAGTTCCATAACACCATTAGCTCTTACAGAAACTTTAACAATTTCATGTTTGTTAGTAAATCTGTTAAAAACATGAATGTTTACCTTGATAATATTGTTTGTATTTGTATTCATAATCATAATCATTTTAAATTAACATTATAAATATAGAAACAAACTAAAAAATTTCAAATAAACTGAAATTAAAGTGAACAAAATAAATCAATATTGAATGATTCAACTCTTTTAGATCTTGTAAAGAGAACTTCAAACATTGTATATTCTGTAGGGCGATCTTCAAACATGATATAATCTGCAACATATACATATTTCTTCTTTCCTTGTGGCATGATTTCCACCTTTTCTACTTTGTCATCAATAAACGGATGAAGAACTTTAATGCGAACTGAAGCACCAGTAGGAATATGTTTAAATACAGCAACTTCATTTTGATAAGTATCAAGCTTAAACTCATTTACTTTGATTGTAGTTGTATAAAATGTATTGTCAATATCAAAGTGTTTCTTGATATAAGACTTACCATTAGAAACTGCTTTAACCAACTCACTGAAAGAAATATTTGTTGTATTCATAATCATAATAATTTTAAATGTTATTTATTTATTTGACATGTATAATATAGAAACAAACTAAAAAATTTCAAATAAACTAAAGTTAAAATGTGAATTTTTAATAATAAAGTTACTATTTTATATATTATGGTTAGATCAGATAACTTCATAAAAAATGTGAAACCAAGAAAGAACAGTTACTACCACCAAACAATGGTGGATCCTAAAAAATTCAAAAAATGCAAAGAAAAAGATCCAGTAATTGCAAGAAGTTCATTGGAAATGAAGTTCATTCAATATGTAGAAAATCAATCTAGCATTACTGGATGGGTATCTGAATCTTTAGCTATACCATATTATAGTAGATTAAAGAAAGGTATGGCGAACTATTATCCGGATTTCATTATAGAGAATGCTGATGGACACCAGACAATAGTAGAAGTGAAACCTTATGCACAAACTAAGAAACCAAGACCACAAGATTCTGTTTGGTTGAAAGAACAATGGATAAAGAATTGTGACAAATGGAAAGCTTGTATGAACTTTGCTAAAGAACACAATATGAAATTCATATTGGTAACGGAACGTTTCTTCCAGTAAATTTATTTTATAATTTAAATGCCTACACAGAATCAACGATTGCAACAAATAGATAATTGGATATACCAACCAGAAGAAATTAAAAATTTTAGGTTAGATGATGCTGTTAATGAACACCCATTAAAACGAAGACCTATTAATTTGCGTTCTCGTTTGGCTTATAGAGAAATTCTCATAAATACTAAAGCTACTACTAAGTATATTCTTCCTGGACAGATAGTGGTATTTAATTATGCCACACCTAAGACAGCAGAAGATTTGGAATATTATGACAAAACTCCTATGACTGTATTTTTTGGATTGACAAGAGACAAAAAGAACAATATTAGGGAAATTGGTGTAAACATTCATTACTTTCCACCATTTGCAAGAACACGTGTAATGAATTCAATATATGAAGTATTTAAACAGTATTATCAATTACAATTCAATGAACCTGTACATAAAGTAAATAAATACATCAATTGGCCAGTACTTAAGAGATTATGTAAGAAGTATAAGATAGGATTCGCTGTGAGGATGTACATACCTATGTTGAGAAGTCAAACACATATCATACCTACAAGATTATTACCAACAGCTATATATACAGAAGGTCATTTTGCAAAAGATGTATTGACAAACATTATGACTTATTGGAGACACTTCAAACCATAAAATTAACAATATTTAAAAATGAAAAAGAATTGTATCATCATACCTATATATAAAGAAAAGCCTAATTTGTTAGATAAGCTAAGCCTCAATTCATTATCAAAAAACTTGAAGGATTTTTCTGATTATGAAATCTATTTCATATATCCAGAAAATTTGGGTATGGCAGAATGGAAAAGATATGTTGACCATGATGTAATATTACGGACATTTCCTTATGATTATTTCTTATCAACTTTATCTTATTCTAATCTTCTTGAAAGTTATGAATTTTGGAATACCTTCAAAGAGCATGAATATGCATTGATATATCAAACAGATGGATATTGCATTGGTGGAAGTCTTAAAGAATATATTGATATGAATTATGACTATATTGGTGCACCTATCATAGCACAGAATGCAAGATGGTTCAATGTTCCTGCTGTTGGTAACGGGGGAGTTAGCTTAAGAAAGATTTCTACCATGATAGAAGTTACTGATCCAACTGGAGAATTCATTAAAGAGAATAAAGAAGATATTGATAAGCATAACAGAATGAATAGCAATATGTATTCTATATATGAAGATTTGTACTTTGCTCAGTTAGTACCAATGCTTTGGGATTTTAGAAAACCAAATTTTGATATAGCTACTTCATTTGCTTATGATATGAATACAGATATTGTTTATGAAATGACAAAGCATAAGTTGCCACTGTTTATTCATGCTTTTGATAAGAATATAAGATTTTGGCAAAATATTCTTGATGATTTCAAAGATATAGATGTCATATCAGAATGTGAGATAAAGAATGAGAATGAATATCTGTCAGAAAGAATAGGATATCAAGCAAATTTACCTCATGTAAATAAGATAAAGATAGCTGCTATAATGATAGTTAAGAATGAAAACTATCATTTGAATGAACAAATTTCCAAGATAATATCTTCTGGTGTTTCTAAAGTTTTTGTTATTGACAACAATGATATATCTGGAGAGGATCCTAAAGACATTCTTGATTTTTCCAATGTAGAATTAATTTCCAAATACAGAGGAGAACATGAAATATTATCTGAAGCTTATAGTGATGTTTACAATAATTATCTAAATGACTTTACTCATTGCATATTCATAGATGGAGATGAAGAAATCCATTGCAATTCATTGAGAAAAACTATACAAGACAATATTGATTCTAAAATACTGAAGATAAAGAGCATTATAGTATACAATGATGGTAACAGATCTTCTTATCAAAATAATGCTTTAAAATCAATATTAAAGTGTGGATTACCTATCAGAAACTTTACTAGAGAAACTCCTTTATATTATATAGATTCTAAAGAAATTCCAGAAGAAGTATGTTGCTTACATAATTATGCTGGTTGCAATTCATTAGAAGAATATAAACAAAATAAACTTTATAGAGGATACCCAGATAAAGAAACAACAATTGGAAAGCAACTTACTAGCATGGACTTATATTATAAAGTAAATCCACCAAAAAATAGTAGAATATATTTTTAACTATAAATTTCAACGAAATTCAATAAATGAAGACATTGTCAATGATAAAGGAGTCATTTGATAACCAACCATTAGGAAATAAGGTTGGTGTAACTAATCATTTGACTCCTGTGGATAATATAGTAACAAATGTAAGAAATTTCTTTTCATCCCAACTTTCTATGGTTGTTACAAAGGCGGAAGATAATTTCTCTTTGAAATGTACATCGTCATTATGGCATTCAGAAGAAGATGTTAGAACTGCTATATATACAAATGTATGGAATGACAGAACTTCTCTTTTTACTTATGTATCAATGCAAGGTTTGTCATGCATAAAGATTGTTCCTGTTGGTGAAGAATATTTCTTATATTTTTGCCCTTCAGATATTAAACAATCTTATGGATATAATGGTTCATGTGATAATGAATCATGTGAATCATTACCAAAAATTGCTTGTCATGAACAAAAACAATTACATCTTGGTGATGTAGAATATAATCAGTTTGGTGAGATAAAGGAAGATGCATGGCAACCAGATCAAGAAATTGAAGATACAACCAAGAAAGATATAAGACAGTTGTTAGCAAGTAACGATAAAGTAAAAGCTGCAAAGGCATTTGCTGAAATTCTTAAACAGAATATGAGAATGCCAGATAATTATTATATAACTGCAGTTAGAGATGAAGATGGTAATGAATCAGTTGCTTTACGTTATAAACATGACGTAAGAAAACCATTTGGTAAGACAGCTACCGTTACAAAAACTCTAGTAAATATTTATGGTTTAGGTGATAATGGTATCTGGGTAAATGATGCCGATAACCCAAATGGAATGGATCAAGAATTGAAAGGAGTTATTGATGATATGCTTGGATTCATTGGAGTAAGAAGAACTGGAGATGCTTGTTGTTTTACTATAGCTGAAGATCCAAGTACTGCAGATGATTTGAAATCTGATCCTAATAATTCTGATAATAAAGATGATAATACTGATAACAATCAAGAAAATAACAAAGACCAAGATACTGAGCAAAAGAATAAAGATGATAATTGGCAAGGTATCAATACACCCAAAAGAACTGATAAACCATCACAAGTAGCTGCTAATCAAGCAGATAATTCTCTATCTAATTCAGGAATTATGAGAACAGATGGTTCTAGTATGTAGATCTTTAATATGTAACAAAAAAAAACAATATATATGAAAAGTTTATTAGAAAGTTTGAATATTGCATTATTCGAATCAAAAACAGTAAAATCTACAGTAAAAGATTTTTTCAATTGGTATTTTGATGAAGATTGTGATGATCTTGTAAAAGATGGAGATTTAGGGCCAAGATGTGCTGATTTATTAGATGATGTAGAACTTAATAATACTATTAAAAAACTAACTCATAAAGATTATGATCAGGATGGTTTAGCATCAATTATTCAATCAAATTTCAATCAACCAATATCTGTTAAATTTGATGAAGCTAAATATGGTTTTACTGCACAATTTAGTATTAAGGATAAGAAATTTGGTACAATTAATTTTAACTTTAATCCAACAAGTGCCACATTGAAACCATCTAAATAAATTTAAGCAAAAATTGTGCACAATTTTTGCTGCAGTAAATATAGTAACAAAAAAAACAATATATATGAAAAGCTTATTACAAACCCTTATTAATGAACAAGCAAATTTTGAATTGGATGATTTAGATCAGAAAGTAATATTTGCTATGGCAGAATATTTTTATGATAATCCTAAAGCAAAAAATGATTTATTAAAATATGCAAATTCAAATGAAGATTTTAATATTAAAATGACACTTAAAGATTTAAACACATTTATTAATAATTGGGATGAAGAATTACATGGAAAATTTTAATCATTTTAATCTTAATTACATGTTAGATTCATAAGCAAAAATGGTGAAATTCTTAAGAATTTCACCATTTTCTATTTAAACAAGTTCTAAGCAAGTTCAAATACTGGACGTGTATTGCAAATAACTACTCTACCTTTTCGTGTAGTCTTAAATGCATCTTTGCCATCTTGAACTTCAAACTCCTTAATCTTAACATTAATAGGATCTCCTGGATGATAATCAAGCAGCTTGTTAGGATCAATTGGCATCAAACCAGTAATGTTCAAACCATCAAGTTCAATGAATACACCTTGCTTCTTAGTTGAATTGATGATACCTGTAACATGACCATCTAAAACAGGACGTTCATAAGTAACATTATCATTTTTCTTTGCAAGACGTTCCTTCAACCACAGATCATATAAATTCTGATAACCATCAAGCTGAAGCAATCGCTTACGTGAACCAACAATAGACTTCTCAATACATCCAGTAGCATAATCACGTTTGAAGTCAACTACCTTTTGTGGAATAATATCAATATCCTGATTTACCCACTTATCAAAGTCTTTCTCAATATTCAATACAATCTGTGAACCAGGAATGAATACTGAATTCACATACTCCTTACCGGTAAGTTCAGCCAATGGATCAATATTGACATGAGCAATAAATCCACCTTTGACTACCTCATCAATATGAACAGAAATAGGTGTTTCCTTCTGGATATCATTCTCTATCTGATGCATCCAATAACGGAAATAACCATTAGAAACAGATACAATGTAAGTGTTGTCTTTCTTCTCACGTACCTCAAACATCAATTGATTATTGTGTGTCATAAGGTAGTTACGAATTGCATCAATACAAGAATTGAAATTCTCCTTACAAATAAGCTCTTCCTTAACACCAGGAATAGTGAATGTCAAAACATTCTTGTCAAACTCTTTAACTTCACCAAGATAAAGCTGGCCAACTTCAATATTAGTAACAGTATTCATTGCCTTATCTTTCTTTACATCTTCAGACAATTCAATACCGTAAGTCTTTGCAAATGCTTTAGCAATAGACGTTGTTGCGAATGCTCGTGAATTGAACTTAATTCGATCCTTGTCATTTGTAAACATTGAATTCAAAATGTCATTCTCATCTACTCGAGCGCCAATGAGATTTTTTGTTTTTGTTTCTTTACTCATTAAAAAGATTTAATTTAAAAGGGTTAGTAATTTATTATGTTATGTATGATATTCATTCATCATACATGTATAATATAGTATTTGTTTATTTGAAAGTTCAGTAATATTATGTTAATGATTGTTAAATTATTTAAGAAATTAATCAATCATTATTCTTCAACAAAATTTCATCATCACCTGGTCTATATCCATTACCATATTTGTCTTTACAAGTAATGCATTTGCCTGTTTCATCCCATACCCATCCATCAATAGGTCCTTCTGAAAAGAATACTTTACCATGTAACTGGTTTGGAATTTCTTTATAATCTACTGAATCTATCTTTACTTCATAACCAGACTTTGTAATAACTGGTCTATCATTATTGATCCAGTCCATATCCAATTTGTCTGGATTAGACTGGATCATTTTTTCTTCTAATAATTTCGAAAGTGTTTTCATATTTAAAAATTGGTTTAAACCAATTTAGATTATATTATGAAATAGCTGCACGAAGACCTTCAATCTTATCACACTGAGCTTTCTTCTCTGCCTTCTTACGATCCTTTTCATAACTATCCTGCTTCTCATATTCCTTACCCCATTTCTTATAGAAGAAATCATAAGCTTCAGGAATTTCATTCTTAAGCATATTAGTAGTAGTGATAGTAGAGAATGCACAAGAAATATCCTTTTTGAACTTCAAATATTTCATTACTTCAATAAAGTAATTCAAGAAAATTTCTTTAACTTCGGGATGATCTAATGCATACTTTGCAATTACATGTACATTATCACGACTATTGTAATAACGGCTATCGCTGGTATCACAACCCTTACTTATTTCAAGACCAATGAAGTCAAAATTAATGATATCGTATTTGCTAGTACTATTATATCCAAAGTAACTTGAACCGGAATACTTTACAAGATCAAGCTTATCCAAAGAATCATAAATATAGTTAGCAAATTCAATAGATTCTGGGCTATAATTCTTCTTTTTACTTTCTATTTTACCCAATGCACCTGGTTGCTCTGGATCATACTGTGAAGTATTTGCATCAATAAATCTTGCAATATCATAAATGTTTCTTTTCTTCAATTCAAAATAATCTGGATATTGCTTATATGCTTGCTTTACAATATCTGGCAAATTATCAGTCATTAAATCAACAATCTTCTTTTGTGCTTCTGCTTTCTTTTCTAACAAATGATTTTTCTCAACATACGTGTTACACAAGAAAGTTCCAATCTCATCATACTGATACTTCAAAATAGTTCTACTTTTCATTTTATTTTACTTTTTAATGTTTGACTTTACAATTCTAGCGATATCTGACTTACGAGCGGTTGGATGTCCAGCAACAACATGATTAATTACTGCTTTCATATCCTTTGGAGTAATTTCTCCATACTTAATTACCCAATCTGCTACACCTTCATTAATCTCATCATCTGATGCAGGCTTAGGAAGAAGCTCATTCACAATATTGAGCTGATTCTGGGATTCAGATGCATTAACAATAGACTTTGGTGTATTGATATTCAAATAAATCTCAACATCCTTATGCAACTCTTTCTGTACGGTTTCAAGCAACTTCTTCTCTGTTGTCAAATCATATACTGGACGTGGTTGACCTTCTTTTACTTCCTGTGTCTTGAATTCCATAATTCGAGACATGATCTGACGAAATGTCATTAAGGCAAACTTGTCACCCTTTAACATTGCTTCCTTTACCATAGATGGAAAATCAAAGAAACCATCTTCCGTCTTCTTAATTTCTACAATCATTTTAATAAATTTTAAACTTTTAAAAAATTCTTTAAATATTCTTTAGTTGATGGAACAAACTTACTAGTGTCACCAATTGCCCATGCAATATAACCTTGGTCAAATCCAGCTACAAATTCAACTCCTAATCCTCTGTATTTTCCTAATGTAAAACAAGGTACAACTTTACCATTGAATTCTTGCATAGCTACTACATTATCAATAGTAAGAATTTCTTTTGGTTCATAAGGATGCGCTTCTTGCTGTTTTACAAAGATAGCTGCAGTTGCTTTTACATCAGACAAAGCATCATGGGCATTCAAACCACATTCATCCATTGTCTTTCCATAATAACGTTTAAATGTATCACCTAATCGATTTCCATTAATACGTTTCTCTTCATAGAAACAATCATAATTGTCACAAGTTCGTACATCAAATAAGATACCACATCTAGAAAATTCTTCTGTCAATATAGCATTGTCAAATGAACATCCGTTATATGTTACAATATCACATCCTGTAAAGAAATCAAAAATTTCACTTGCAACTTCTTCAAAATGTGGCTTATCCTTCAAGAATTCTGCATTAATATGATGTACCATATAAGCACCAATAGAAATAGAATAACTTCCTTCTGGTTGAATATAATAATTCTTACTATCAATGATTTTCTTTATATTCCAATCATATTTTACTAATGCAATTTGAATAATCTGATCTTTTGACTTGTCAAGACCAGTTGTCTCAACATCATAAATTACTAATGGTCTATCTCCTAACATGTTTAATTTTATTTGTGTTTATATTCACTTTATTTGAGTTAATTTCAATATTTTGTGTTATAATATTTTGTTCAGATATAAGATAGAACAATCTCGATTTATTTCAATCTTGTTGCAAATAAATTTAGAAACTTATTTAGAAATTTCAATTTTTAATTTGAATAATTCAAAAGTCTAAATTGCCTATAAGCAATTTTTATATAACAGAAGTTGTATTTTTTAATTCAAATGAAAAGAAAAACTAATCTATTTTATAAGTCAGCTAGCCAAGATTCTAGTTTCTTGACTTTCTCTAACTATACAGAATCTTTGACTGCTAATTTGATGTCTACTGATAACAAGATATATCCTTCTACTTTCTTATGTATCAGTATGCCAAAGCTTAATTCAAGAGATTTTGCAATAGAATCCTACAATAAGTGGAAAGCAACTATATTAGATACAAAGAATGTCTCTTATACACTTAAGACAAATGTATTTGAAAACTATGTAATTAAAGATAGTACAAACATAAATAAGATATATGTTGATAGTCTTGGAACTGAATATAAAGCTGGTATGTCGATCAAAGAAAGCCAAATGGAATTCTTAATGAGTACAACACTTTCTAAGACAACATTGATAACATATAGAAATGATACTAATCATACTAAGCTTTCTGAAAAGTCAAACAATGTAAATTCTCCTTATTCTATTACTATAGAAAAAGTTTTGCTTGACTATAAAGATGATCCGGCATTTATCAATAAAGAAGATGAATTGAGTACATTCGTTTGGAATAAGCAACAGTTGATAAATAAGCTAATAACTTACTATGAGAATAAATTAGCTTCTTTAAGAGATTTTTGTTTGGAAAAAGATATGAATCAGGAATCTGTATTGCTTCCGTTAAATTACTTATTAGAAACTTTACAGTCATTTGATTCATCTATTAAGATAAACTATGTGGGTGATATCACAGAACAAGATTGGAATGGAACATTTTCTGACACTATCTGTGTAGTAGATACTAGATCATTCAAATCTGGTACTATAATAAGTGACAACAACTATACAATGTCTTTAGCTCCAGTTGATGGTGATGATACTAAAGAAAATGTGTTGAACAATTATAATAGTGAGAGATATTTGTATGGTTGGTTTACTACAAAATCAGAATATATAAGAGAATTAGATTTTGATAAAGATGAAAAGAATACAGTTTCTGTAAACCCTGTTGCTACTAACAATTTATATACTAATCTATATAGTAAGCTCAGTACAGAAGAACAAATAAAATTTAAGAGAACCCACAATATCTCTACTGGTGATACTGATGATTACAATACTTATATCATGATGGTACCAGAAGCAGATAAGCAAATTCCAGAATATGTAAAGACTTTGGAAGATATAATAGAAGCAGCAGAAATAAAAGAAGAATATATAGGTCCACATTATGTAGAAGATTTGAAACCAGAATATGATAATTATGAAAATGGTACTCATTATTATGAATTGACTTCACCTTTAAAAGAAATATCTTTTACAACACATAATGACGTGAAAGAATGGAATGAAGTATCATTCAACTTACTTATTCCATTATTTGACTTAGTAGATATGAACTACAATACAAATTCTACTAATGTTGAATCTTCAGATCATTTGAATTTGACTAATGAAGATGAAGACAAAGAAATGTGTGTTAAGAATATGCCATTAGGTATTTGGTTTTCTGGTCCACAATTTGTAACATTGAAGTCTGATTTGTCAACTGGATTCTCTCCATCTTGGTCTTTATCATTATCTAGTCAGTTTAAGCCATTTCCTACTTCTGACTACATGCCTAGTGAGATAACAAATGATGCTAAGAAAGAAGCTTATTGTACATTTGCTCAGATATTATCTAGGCAAAATGAAGTATTAGATAAGTTTGTTGATATGTCAAAGATAATTAATAAGCTAAGTGAAAGAGTAACTTCATTAGAATCTGCTGTTGGTTCAGTTTTGACAGCTTACAATCTTGATACATTCCGGACCGACATAATGGATTTTAAAAACCAAATAACATATCAAGTATCTTATCTTGAAGCCTCTATTGAAGGTCTGCAGCTTCAGTGGGTTCAACGTGAAGGTTAAGCAGATAAAAGTATTTTTAAGTATAAGGATATATTAAAGAAGAAATCAGCTGATGATAACTAACAATTCTATAAAAGAGTACTATACAAAACTCCATGGCATGTATATTCAATGCTATGATATGATAAAAGCAATGACCCAGAGTTTGTCTACTAGAGATAGTCAAATATCTTTAGTAGTCACAAACCCTCAGGGTGAAAGGGAAACTTTAAGAATACCATCATTCCTATATCTTGACAATAAGATAGAGCAGTTGGATTCTTCATTATCTTCATTAATAGAACTTCCAAATTCTGGTGAAGCTTGGTTAGAGTCAACAAATGATTTGTATAAGATAAAGATGGTTAAGAATGGAATTTCTCCTTCTACACCTAAATTAGAATCTGCAAATCCTATTGCATTATTTAAAGACAACAATTTCTTAAAAGACTTAGTTTCACCTAAGACTTATCTTAAAGTAAATATACCAAACATGTCAGATATCATATCTTCAATGATGATGAAAAAGATCGTGATATATGATTATGATATGTATAATGCTTTATCTGGGTATTCTTCTTATGAAGATATAAAGGCTGCTTTATATGGGTATACAAAAGGAAATGATTATGAAGAATATGATAGTGAACTTGATATTCCTATTAAGCAGGAAAGATATAGAAGTGCATTCAGAATAGAATCTATTCCAACAAAAGAAGAATTAGGAAATGACAATCCACATACCATTTCTATTGGTTCAAAGCTTTCTTATATTTTGAATTTAAATACATTTGAATATTTCAATTCAGAAGATTCAACTATTTCTTATCAGTTGAAAGCTGGAGATTTCTTATGTATGAAAGGACAATCTACTACATGGAAAGTAAAGGATGTAGATTATTCAAATATGCAGATAGAGATAGAAGAAACTTCTGGACATACAGCATTGCAAACTACAGAAGAAAATAATGATATGGTTTTCTCTATATACAACAACAATTATTCTGACTATCATTATGTAGAGATACCATTAGAGGAAAACCAATATATTATAGTATTCTTATCTGCTGTATCAAACAATACTAGATCTTCCTGGTCTACTCCATTGTTTTGTGATCTAAATTCTATCTATGTAAAAGATGCCGGTGGTAATTTTGTACAAGATAAATATGGTAATAATCTTTCTTATTTGAAATATTATAAGAAATATTGTACAAACATTGGTGATTTGATTCTTGGTATAACAAATACAGCGTATCCACAAATAAGCAACTTTACTATGTCACAATTAGAATCATTACAAGATTCTGATGATATGCAAATTGCAGTATCTAATACATTTGATACTGAAAACATATTGCAAGTTGTACCAATCAATAAGCATTTGGTAGATGACACAAGTAATGAAGAGATAAAGAGCTTACATGCTTCTAAAAATGATTTTCAACAGCAAATATCTGCTAAGCAATCAGAAATCAATGAGGTGACAAACAAGCTTATGACTACTGATTTCTCTAAAGAGATAACAGTAACTCAGAACTCTCTTAAAACTCAACTTAATTATCTTTATACCGAAAAGATACATTTACAGTCCCAGTTGAATTCTATAGTAGATGAAATAAACATAAAGTCTACTGATTTGGATATTACTGGAAATGAGGTAAAATATAGAGTAAGAGGAGTAACAAATATAAAGTATCTTTCTCAACTTGTTTCTTCAATAGGTAATGGAATAGATGTAGAGATAATTGGATGTGATGTCGAATATAAATATAAATCAACAAATAAAGAAAATAACCAACTCATATCTATAGATTCTTCTACTTTTACTGATTGGAATAGATTAAGTAATATAGATAGGCAAAGAAAGCTAGTATTTGATAATTCTGTTGGTGTAGACTTTGTTGATTATTCTACAACAGATAACATCATTAAGTGGAATCAAATTGATATTCCAATACAGCAAGGTGAAGATGTAATCATAAGATTAAGATATAAACTCAATATTGGACAGCCATTCATTTCTATATATACTCCTTGGAGTGATGAAAAGACTGTAGTATTTCCATCACAATATAAGTCTAATATAGATTTGACAACTATACTTACAGAAAATGATAAAGATACTGTTACTTCGGCGTTCTCAAAAACTTTAATAGATGATGGATATACAGAGCACATACAAGATAAAGTAATAAGTTCAGATCAAACGTTCTTCCATACACCAGAAAACATATATTCTGGTTTCAATACACCAGAAAATAAGATGATATCATTGAAGGATAAACTTAATGATATGAATAATAATGTTGAAAAATGGAAAACTTTAATAGATAATGAATCAAACAGTAAATTTGAAGTATACTTGACTTATGATGATTATTCTATATTATTGTCACCTAATACAAAGAATTCAGTAAATATATATAACATCAACCATATTTCTGATATATTCATTAAGAAACCAATGAATATTGTAATAAAGAATACTGGTGATGTCAGATTGAATCTTTATAGTATATTCCCTGGTAATACAAATACCCCATTGATAAATTGTAATATTGACTCTTATAATTCCAACTTAGCTAACTTCGAAAGAGTTCCAATGTTAGTAAACAATAAGATATCTGCACAGTATCTTGGACAATGGATTTACTTTAGAGAGAATTCTGCTTGGAATGGATCTTCTATATATTTCTCAACTACTGAACAGAATAGTAAAGATGAAATAAATGTTTCAAATGGAAATAAGTTGGAGTATCAAATAACTCCTTCTAACTATATTGGAATAAACAACAGACAAGTATTGTTAGGATATAGGCCAAGACAAGGTTCATTGCATTCTTCTACAATAAGTACAAGTAGTGTAAAATGGAAAGGACTTGTTTTCGACAATATCAATTCTAAAGATGGAGTACAATATGATAAATTGTTAGAGTATACATCTAAACTGAATGAAATTTCTACTACGGAAAACAAGACTACAGATTCTATTTATGTAGATATAGTAAAGTCTAATTCTTCTTGGTACAATTATGGTTTATCTAATGACAACAACTGGTTGATGAGATATGAAGATATAGTAAAAGTTTCTTCAAATAATGAAAATGCCAATTATGAATATCTTACAAATAATACAACATTCAATACATTCATGGGTGGAGGTGGAAGTATAAGAAACTTCTCATCGCAAAACAGTTTTGTTGGTGGATTTGTTTACCCATCTTTGCTTTCATTAGATACTATACTTACTAGTGGAGAAGATAAAGCTTCTAAATACATTGAAGTTGGAGAAAGCTTGTCAATCCCAATAGAATTTGAATATTATACTAATTCAAATAGCAATTCCATAGTAAAATCATTGTATTTTGATTTGAGAAATTCACTCATAAGGGATCCTTATCATTATATGATTGAATTCACAGGAAACTATGATATGCCATCAGAAAACATAGATACATCTTCTAATTCGGATAATGCATTTACTGATGAAGTAATATCAATGAGGTAAAATATAAGTAAAATAATTGGATAAATGGCAATTTCAGAATATAATAAAGTAAGTTTTATTACTTCATCATCAACTAAAATACCTAAGATGCTAAACAGAACTGGTTCACTCATAGTTCTGTCTAGCAACTTATCTAATAGCCATAAGAGAACTTCTCTTTGGCTGAGAGGTAACTTGATTGCTAGTGGATGGGGATTAGAAAAGGAAGAAAATATGAATAATGCTGAATGGATTGCAATGTCATACAACCCAATATTCAGTCAAACGTTTGGAATGTCTTACTTTTCTCCGGAAGAAGATGTAGTAGAAACTATAGATAATCCAAGATCTGTAGAAATGTGGTTGAAACATAATCATAATTATACAGATACTTGCTATAATAATCTTTATACTTATGCATCTGAACAATTTACCAAGATAAATAAAGATATAAATAGTATAAAGGTTGATATTGGAAATATAGATGTAAAACTCAATAAATACAAAGAAGATACATATAGTTATGTAGTAACTGCTAAAGAAAATTGCTATACATATACAAAATATTGGGTAGATAGAATTATTGGTGGTGCACCAGATTTCATAGACTCTTTAGATGAAATAAAGAATTTCTTAAAGAATGACAAAGAAAATCACATGGCAACTCTTGCTAAAATCCAGAATGTTGATAAATATTCTGTTAAAAGAGAAGATGAAATAACTGGTAGTAATGGAAAGCTATATACTTACATAACAGAAAATTCAAGTTATGAATATGTTGACAAGAGTATAACGTATGAAGGTACTTATACATATATAACTTATGATAGTGATGGAAATCCAATAAAGAATACAGGTAATTATACTTATTATGGAACATCAACTTATAAAGGAGGCCAAGTATCTTTAAACTCTTTCCAAGTATGCACTGGAGAAAAATGGAAGAATACTCCATTAGATAAACTTCTAAACTTATTAGTAGAACCATATCCTTATAAGAAACCTGTATTGAATAGTGTCATCATAAACGATGTTTCATTATCAGATTGGTCTAATGAAGTAATTGAGTATAATTCAAAAGTGAATTTAGATACAATTGGATTAGATATATCATTAAATGATGCTTCTTCCACTACATTAACATTTGAAAACTCCATATTGAAGAATACGGCTTCTTTAACAGATGGATTAAACAATGTAACTGGATTGTTGAATTCAATATCTACTATAACAAAGAATCCTACTACTAAAGCAGAAACATTAGACTTGATAAATAAGGAGTATACATTGAATCCTAACATGAAATATCAGTTCAACCATGGCAAAGCTAATGTAAATTTGTACCCACAACTTAAAAGTTTGAATATACAAGATACAGATCATGCATTTGCAGAAGGGTTTACTGAAAAAGCTGATTTTCCAAAAATAGGTAAGAAATTCTCATTCAAAGTATTCTGGGGTATATCAGATCAAAGCGCTCCAGTAACAGCAAATGATCTTAATGGGCAATCAAATAAATTGGTTGATTCAAAAAAATCTACTGGGCAACTTAAAATAACTAACTTACCAGGACAATATATTATTTGGATAGCTTTACCAGGTGCATTATTTGACAATTCTAGAGTAATAATGAAATCTTGGAATTCAGGAATTGAAAATGATATAACTGAAATAAATTCAGTAATGTTGAAAAAACATATTTCTGATAAGTACATCTATAATGGAACAGAATACAAAACATTCTATTTAGAAAATATTGAATACACAATGTTCGCAGATACTATGTCTCTGGAAGTCAATTTTTAACTAAATCGTAATATATAAATAGCCAACAAAATGGGTAATAAAATTCCATCTCAAGTATATGATACAAAAGGAAGAGTTGTAGATGTTGCATTCTCAATGAGAAGAAACACAAAGCAGCCATTAGATGAATCTTCTCTTCCTTTAAATTATGATTCTTTGAAAGAAGAAATGAAGTCTAGTACTTCATCTATATACAAGGGTCAAATTGTTGTAACTCAAGGTCCTGAGATAATACCAGAAGGAGAAAAGAAATCAGATTATTATACTCCTTTCTTAATAAAGAATGAGGGTAATAGTGATGTTTCTTATTATGCTGATAGAATCATGACTGCTACTTATACTAATACTTTCCTACAGAGAGAATTTGTAAAGAAGAAGCAATTAGGTACTTCATATACCGGTGTTGGTAAATGGCCAGATGCAACAGAGGATAGAGGTTCATTAGCTTATAATGAAATATTCAATGATTATAACACTTACAAGATAACAAATAATCTTAAAGGTGAATCACCAATAATGTCCCATATTGAGGGTAAGTCAAATACTTTATCTGGATCTTTTACCCATATAGAAGGATATAAGAATACTGGTGGTAGTGATTTTAGCCATGTAGAAGGAGCAAACAATAATTCTTCTAATAATTCTTCATATTCACATGTAGAAGGTGAATCAAATTCAGCAATAAATTCAAGTTATTCACATATTGAAGGTCATTCAAACCAAGCAATATCTGCAGCGTCGTCCCATGTTGGTGGATCTAATTCCAAAGCACTTGGAAATAATGCATTTGTACATGGTGCTGATTCTGTTGCTTTTGAAAATGGTATAGCCATAGGAAAATCAACTTATGCCAAGGCTGGTTTTGCTACTGGTACAAATACATCATCTTATGGTATTGGTGCATTTGCAACTGGTAGTAAAACGATATCTAATGGTAATTATTCTGTTGCTGAAGGTGAAGGTTCTATATCTAATGGGCAAGGTGCTCATGCCGAAGGTAAAGAATCTAAAGCTTATGGTAAATATTCTCATACAGAAGGATCTTCTATTACAGGTTCAGCTACAAATACTGATTTGGGATCTTATTCTCATGCAGAAAATAAATCTACAGTATTAGGTACATATTCTCATGCAGAAAACAATGCCCAGATAACAGAAACTGCTAATTATGCACATGCTGAAGGTAGTGGTAAAGCAATGGGTTCATTTTCCCATGTAGAAGGTACAAATACTGTTACAACTGGTACCGGAGGACATGCAGAAGGCATTGAAACTAATGCTTATGAATATAGTCATGCTGAAGGCAATTTCTCTTATGCTAAAGGTACTTATGCTCATGCTGAAGGTAGCAGAACAATGTCAGCTGGAACAAGTACACATACAGAAGGTACTTATACATCGGCTTACAACATTGCATCTCATGCTGAAGGTGGATATGGTAGAGCTAATTCTAACTATAGTCATGTTGAAGGTTATAAAACTTATGTTACTTCGAATGCAATAGCTGGTCATGCTGAGGGTAATGGATCTTATACAACGGCTGAATATGGTCATGCAGAAGGCAATGGTACTTATGCTTCAGGATCTGGATCCCACGCAGAAGGTAATGTTACACATGCTAATGGACAATATTCTCATGCTGAAGGCAATAATACAATAGCAGAATCTACTTCTTCTCATGCAGAAGGTGAACGTACTAAAGCAATAGGACAATCATCACATACAGAAGGTGTTTCAAATTATGCTGGTGGTTTAAGTGCTCATGCCGAAGGTAATGGTACTTATGCTAATGGGGTATCATCACATTCTCAAGGTGTGTCAACTTATGCTAACGGAGAAGGATCATTTGCTAGTGGAAACAAGACAACAGCACAATCTAATTTCTCTTCATCTTTTGGTGTATCAACTTATGCTAATGGTATAGGTTCTATATCAGAAGGAAACAATACATCATCTTATGGTGAATTCTCACATTCTGGAGGTGTTGGTAGTATATCAAGAGGATCTTACTCTTTTACTGATGGTTTCTATACAGTATCTAAGAATAAGACAGAAGTAGGACATGGTACATACAACAGATCATATTATTCTGCTAATGGTTTCTTAGTAGAAAACAATGATACTAATAAGATTCCTAATGAATTTGCAAGAGTTGGCAATAGATATTTACCTGGTAGATATCCAGACGGTCAAGCAGATCCAACCACTGGTACATATTTTTATGATTCTAGTTACGAAACAATTTTCACTATAGGCAATGGAGGAACAGGAGATACATCAAAAGGGCCTGATCCACTATATCTTGGAGAAAATGGAGTTGATGCTGGTAAATATGTAAAAAATAATTCTCGTCATAATATTATGGATATCCGTAAAAATGGTCAGATGTATTATGATGGTAGTATGATAGTTGGTGGTGAAGTGGTTGCTCCAATGTCATATTCTTATGTAGCAAGTTTAGGACCTACAGCTTATTTTACTACTATCATGGCGGCGTTGCTTACCCAACCAGAATATTACAGACCTACATTAAGAGTTAATTTCAATGGTGATAGAGATTTTAATGCTGGAGCAACATTTGATGTAGAAGTTGGTACTAAAGTAAATTACAATATAAACTTTACAGGAAAAAGAGTAGCTTATGATTGCTTACAACATGTTGATCCAATATATGGTAGCATACTTGGAAACATGTTGGGATATACAAAAGGAATAACAGAAATAACTTATGAATTATGTCCAAATAGTTATCAATCTTCAAGGACACAAAATAGTTCATTAAAACAATGCACAATATCTTTAGGTAAATATGAAAATGAAAAATACTTTGGTTATTTAGGTGGTACTCTTAGTTTAGGAAAACCATTAGGTGGTGGTAAAACTGATTCATTTGCCTACAATCCAGCAGGAGCAGTTAGGGCAACACAAACATATAATAATGTGTTAAATAACAATAATTTAACAAACAACACTGCTAAAACTGGATTGATTGTTGGTACCGAAGATACATATACTTTATTGAAAACAACATCATATAGTTTTGCAGAACCTTCACAAATGTATTTCCAACAGTTGGCAGAAAAAGGAACTTATATTGGTGCTTCTGGTACCAAACCAACAGAAAAATGGAATTCAAATGAACCACCATACAGATGTAATGGTATAACATCAATAAGAGGAAGATATAAAATATATTGGGGTACTACACAAAAGACATGTAAAGAATTACAAATTGCCCATGATAAAGGAGATTATAATAATGGGTGGGATGGTTTAGTAAAAGGATTAAATAAAAACCAATATAATAGTACATGGGCTAATTATCAAAGTAGTAATGCGTCAATAAATAATATTGATAATCAAACTATAAATACTACAGTAAATACAATATGGGTTGCCTTCCCTGCAAGTTTGTATGGACTATGTAAATCTTCAACAATAGCATCTAATTACATATATTATACAAATAAATTAGGTACTGTGGGTTTGGATACCGGTATTACCGATTATAATGACTTAATGAAAGGCCCATTACAAGGTGGTTCTACTCCATTGTATACATATTTGACACATGGACCTATTGGTAATTGTGGTATGATATATAGAGTAATTGCATTTACCAACAAAAACAAAACCTCTGGTGATAATTCTTCTACAAAATATGGACTATCTGTAATTAAGAAAACACCGTATCAAGAAGATCATGACTTTAGTGAAGCCGCACCATTAACACAATATTTATATAATAGAAGTGGTAATCCACAGAGTCAAACAGTTGGATAATTTAATAAGAATTTAACAATATTAAAATGGGTAGCCGTTAAATGGCTACCCATTTTTATTTTTAAATATCAAAATGAATATTACAAAGCATATTTTATAAAGTATAATGGCAGTAAGTACTATAAAAACCACTCAAATGACTTGGGGTTTTTTAAATTCTCGTCTTAATCGTGAACCTATTGATGCAGCTAGTTTAAGCAATTCATATACAGACCTTTTATGGGAATTAAATCAAACTTCATCTACTTATGAACTTGGTAAATCTAATACTGGTGGTTCATCAAATTTTTATGTTGGTCTTATTACTTCAGTTCCTTATGTAAATAAAGGGCATGGTAAAAATGAAGATGGATCATTAAAGGGCCCATGGTATGTCACATATTGTGGCAGTGATCCAAATGAAGGAACTGGAAAATATGCATTTACTGGGCATATTGATGATCCTATAAATGCTGCAAACACATATTATGCCGATAGAATAGTTTTAAAGAGAGAACTTGACTATACTTTAGACAAAAATACAGTGTCGCCATTATTACTTGGTACTTATTATACTGGTGTTGGTCATTGGTATGATAGTTATACTAAATCTAAAGAATATCGGGATGAAAATAAAGAACTTCCAGATGGTGTTTATTTTCCTACTACTTCTTATGCAGAAATATTCAATGACTATACATATAATGTAGCTACCGGTAATTTTTCTCATGCCGAAGGAAAGCTTACTAAAGTAGATGGTGAAGCATCACATGTTGAAGGATATAACAATACAGTAAATGCTTTACATGCACATGGTGAAGGTCACCAAAATATAGTAAGTGCAGATGACTCTCATGCCGAAGGTAGAGAAAATATTGTATCCGGCGAATATGCTCATGTAGAAGGATATAAAAACAAAGTACAATCTAATGCAGGACATGCAGAAGGTACTACTACTACAGTTTCCGCTGTAAATGCCCATGTAGAAGGTAATTCTACTTATGTACATAGTAATGCAGATAATTCTCATGCTGAAGGTAATGGTTCTTATACTAAAGGTGTAAATGCCCATGCAGAAAACAGTTCTTATGCAAATGGAAAGAATTCTCATTCTGGTGCCGAAGCAACTGCTGGTGGTGTCAATTCATTTGCCCATGGTATAAAGGGTACATTAGCTTCTGGCGTAAATAGTATTGCATTAGTTTCTGGAACTGCTTCTGGTGATAGTTCTGTTGCAGTAAAAGGTACTGCTTCTGGGTCTAATGCTATTGCATTTACTGGGACTGCTTCTGGAAATAATTCTATATCTTTAGATGGTACTGCTTCTGGTGTAAATTCTGTTTCTATACGAGGTACAGCAAAATCAGCAGATAGTGTTGCTATTGGACAAGGTTCTATAGCAGAAACTGGCCAAGGTGCTATGGGTTTAATAAAAGGACATGCTACGGGTCAACAATCATTAGCTACTAATGCAAGTTCTGCTCTAGGAACAAATTCTGTAGCTATGAATTCAAGTTCTGCTTCTAATACTCAATCATTTGCTGTAAATAATAGTACTGCTTCGGGAGTAAATTCTGCTTCACTTAATAAAGGTAATGCTTCAGCAGAAAATTCTATTTCTACTAATATAAGTACTGCTACTGGAGTAAATTCCGCTGCATTAAATAATGGTACTGCTTCTGGCGAAGGATCTGTTGCTATGAACTATGGCAAAGCTGATGGTAAAGGTAGTGTTGCTATTGGTTTAGGAACAGTGGCAAAAGGTGAATATTCATTAGCTCAAGGTCATGAATCAAGAGCTAATAACCATGATAGCCATGCTGAAGGTTATGGTACTAATGCAAGTAGAGATCAGTCACATACCGAAGGTATTTTTACAACAACTAACGGTTTAGCTTCTCATGCAGAAGGACAAGGTAGTACAACAGGAACTAATGCTACTGCATCTCATGCAGAAGGTTCTTATACTATAGCAAATAATGAATCAGAACATGCACAAGGTAAGTACAATGTATCTGATACAGAAAATAGTGGTACATTGTTCACTATAGGTAATGGTACAGCAGAAGATAATCGTCATAATGTTGTAGGTATCTATCATAATGGTGATATAAATATTGAAGGACCAAATACTACCAATCACAATACTGGATATTTCAAGACCACAGTAGATGGAAGCCATACAGAAGTTGTAAGAGGTAACTATACACAAACAATAGGTACCACAGGTAAAAACAATACTTGTAATATTACTGTAAATGGTAATACTACAAATAGATTCAACGGTACTTCTGATACTAGAACAACTGGTGCTACTTATGAAGGTTATGGTTCAACATTTATTTCTAGTGTTACCGGATTTAAATCTTCTTATGCTTATAATAATGTATTTAATAAAGTAGATAAGTCATCTTATAACTATATTGGAGAATCTTTAGGAACTTATGTAAGTAAATCTATATCAGAAAGATCTGATACTAATGTATATTTATCTGCTCCTAAAATATGTATCCATGGTGATACAGCAACTGATGGTACTTATGTTGATATAAGTTCTGATGTATCTTATGTATATGGTAGAAGACATACTTATATTGGTCAACCTGTTCATAGTGGTACTTCTGTTACAACTACTATAAAAGGTAATACTATAAACGAAAATAGTACTACGTCAAATAAGACAACTAATACAAATAATGAAACCGTAACAGGAAATTCAACTATAAATGTTACAGAAAGTACTAATTTAACCACAGGTTCTTTAAACGTAACATCTGGTGTTACTAATTTAGACTTAAACAAAACCCATATTCATGTAACTAATGAATTATGTATTAAGTCTAGTACAAATACATATTTTAAAGGTGTTACAAATACTTATATAGGTAAAGACAAAGAAGGAAATAAAGGTACTAATTTCTATGTAACTTCTACTAATACAGGAGATTTAACCTCTCCTAACATAAGTCTTAATGCAAGTACAAAATATGATGAAAATGTTGGTAATAAATCTGTAATAGCTAAAGGATCACTTACTGAGGATATTACTGGAATTGTAACAACAACCAATCGTAATAATTATAATATTTATACTTATGGAAATTCTTATACTTATGTTCAAGGTAATATAACAGATACAATAGAAGGTGAAAGATTAGTTGTAACAAAAAGCCATGTTAATGTACATAATTTAAGTAATTCTACTACATCTACTTCAGGAAATACATATCAATATGCTTCAAGTAATAAGACAGATGCAGTAGGTGGTACTAGAACTAATATAACAGATGGTAAAGTTAGTGTAACTAACAAAGTCGATGTAAATATAAATACTGGAGGAGCACATACTGAATCTATAACTAATGAAAGATCTTTTACAGTAGGTAAGCATGATAGTTTAATAGTAAATTCAGGTGGTAGAACAGAAAAGATAACTGGAGAAAAAATAGTTCAAGTTGTATCTGGAAACATCAATGCTTATACAGATGATAGTCATGATACTAGATTGAATACTAGAAGTACTTATACAGAAACAGTACATGCTTATATAGGTGATAAGACAAATACTGTTATTAATGGAAATTACAGTATAGGTTTAGGACAAGGAATAAAAGTTTCATCAAACACAAATGTTAGCACTGGTAAGTTTAATAAAGATGAAGCAAGCTACTTTGCTGTTGGTATTGGTACTTCTGATACAAATAGAAAGAATGCATTCTGGATTAGCCAAGGTAATACTGCTGGTACCAATGGTGTAGGTTATTTTAGTAACAATACTTATGTATATGGCAATACTTATGATCCAAGCCAATATCCAAATAATAAAGAAGATAAATCTTGGTCAACTGTGGTGACATATAATATGTATAGAAATAGCTATACTTATTTGTATAAGACTATAAACGATAAGTTCAATACTTTTGGTACTGGTACTTATTTTACAAAGTCTATAGATCCATTTACTTATACACCAGTAAGCTATACATTACATTATACAACACAAACATTCAATAATAAAGAAAATAGTTGGCCAACTGTTAAGCATCAATATGTATTGCCACAAGCAATCCCAGGTGCATTAGAAAATGATAATTCTGGTATGGCAGGTCTTATGTCAGCAAGAGATAAGGCTAGACTTGACTCTATATGGGAAGGTGACAAACAGATTGCAGGAATACAAATTTCAACTGGTTCATGGCAAGTATTTAAGAATGATGGTAGTACTACTTATACATTAGCAAATATTAAACACCAGTCAAATAGTATTACTAATCTTAAAGTAGAATATGGTTTTAAAATCAAATGGTCTGGTACTTGGAAATGGACAATAAACAATCAAAAAAATGCAGAAGAATGTAAAGGTGCATGGGGAACAACTTTACCTGCAGTAAATACCAATTCTTCTACTTATACATCTCCACTATTGAGTGGTAATGGTACTGGTAATTGGAGCCAAATTTGTCATGAAACAATATATGCAGCTAAGCGTGGTTTGATTATTTCTGGATACCCAGATGATTATGCATCTAGTTCAAATGGTACAAGGCACTTGGGATCTATAGTACCAGCATCTGGTAAAGACAATAGATCTTGTTCTGTTAGTTGGGCTACTTACAGATTGTTATTCTATGGGATGTGTACACAAGCAGAAGCAGATGGATTGAAAATAGATGTAATGAAAACAAAAACTACCAAAGATATAACAGGAAAAAGTTGGACAATAAATTATACATCAGATTCTAGTCATTGTTTCTTCATGGCTTATCCTGCAGAATTTGGTAACATATCAACTATTAAGAAAAATGGTGTAGAAATCATTACATCATCATTTATTAAGGTAGGTGCTGTTAATTATACAAATGGTGCTGGATATACACAACAATATAATGTGTACAGATCTGGTGTAGGTGCAGCAGGTATGTCAATTACAATTTCATAAAGATATTAAACAATGGCAGAAAGAATAGTAACTGGAACAGATATAACATTAGCTAATGGTTCAAATACTAATACACAAATTGGCGCAAAGGAAACATTTCTTGATAGAAATGCTAAATTGATTCCATCTGATGAAACAACCACAGCAATCACTAACATGAATTGGATCGCAGGCCATCATACTGTAATTGATTTAGATCATTTATATAAGATACCTGACTTCATACTTTCACAATCATGTTATGCGGATAAAGTATCTAAAAATGGAAAGGATGCTATAGGACAATTATGGTATGTAGAAAATGATCCAGGAAAAGGTTATTATATGTTGATTAAGTGGGATAATCGACATGATGCTGCTGGTTGGTCAAAGACAAACATTAAATCATTAATAAATGAAAATGGTGCTAGTTCAACGCAATATATGAATAAAGATAATGTTTATGATAATATACATAGTATTACTGTAGACGGTTCTGATAATCATACTTACACAGGATGGACACAAGGATTTAAATATACAAATAATGCCAGCGCTGTAACATTATCATATACACATTATACAGGAAATGACAGCAGTATAAATATACCAGTATTGAATGATGGCAATACTATTAACCAAGGATCTGCTAATGCCTCTAAAGCTGGTATAGTTACAGCAGATCAATATAATAAGATTGTTTCTAGATTGACTTACCTTGAAAAATGGTGTATGTGGCAATCTGGATTACCTAACAATAAGTCTACATATATTTGGTCAGGTACATTAGCACAATTTAATTCGTTGACATCAAAACCAGAAAATACAACATTTATCATATCAAATTAATATACCAAAGAGGAATTCTGTTGAATTCCTCTTTTTATTTTTGTATAAGAAGATATTGAATTTTAACACATGCCACTTAATTACGGATTAATAACAAAGAAACCTGAATTGGAATATAAATTTTCTGATGGTACAACAGAAACTGTAAAAGATTTGTTAGTAAAAACATTTGACAATACTGTTGATTTTTCAAATGCTTATACTATAATTGAAGTAACAAAAGAATATATTGCCAGACCAGATTTAGTGTCATTTGTTCTTTATCACACAGATGAATATGCTGATATATTATGTAAGATAAATGGAATATCAAATCCTTTTGAATTAATGGAAGGAAACATATTGATATGTCCAAGAGAAGAATTTATAAACAGATTTTCAAAAGCTGTAAGTGACAATATGGATGGGCTAGCTTCTACATCCTCATCTTTACTTACTAGAAAACAATCATTCAAAAAGAATAAGGATGAAAAACGATCACCAAATGAAGCAACGGTATTTGACCATAATTATGTACAAGTTGGTGATACAAATTTATTGATTTATTAATTTTATGGAAGATTTGAAAGAACTATACCAACCATTAAGTCCTGATGTAAATAAATTAGATCCAATAGTAAGGCATGATCCAACTGTTAAGAAAAATGGTATTGTAAAATTTAATGAATCACAAAAAATAAAATCATCCGGCCTTGGAATAAATAATCAACCAATAAATGTTGTAAAATTAGAAGGACCAAGAATACCTATTATAAGAATTGACAATAAAGTAATTCTTAGGAGTTCAATAAAATATGTACATATTGATTATGATAAGTTTATCCCTACTTGCAAAGTTATTTTATCCCAGCAAGAAAAAAGTGAGGAGTTGATGGAAACTGCTTCTATGACTTCTAACATGACAATAGTAATGACAGATTCAGTAGATGGTGCTTATAAACCTATTTCTATAGATTTCTATATTACTAAAGTAGAATATCAATCTGATCAAATAACATATTATGGCGAATATCATTTATTGTCTTTACGACAGCAAATGACAAAACAAATTACATTCAATCCTTATCCAACTCCTGGATGTTCTGCTAAATATTGTCAGCTTGGACCAAACAAATACCCTACTACTTATGAGTTTTTACATTATGTGGCAGTTACGGAATGTGGATTAGGATTTGCTGCAACAGATAAAGTAAAAGAAATAAAAGATGATAAGACAAGAATAATAAGAAGTGAAACTTATAAAGAAGCTATTCAGAAACATGTTGCATTTGGTGGATTAGATGAAAACAGTGTATTTGATTGTTGGGTAGATCTATATCGTTATCTTGTAGTTGTTAACTTTTCTTGGGTAATGAATGAGAAAATAACACCAAATGATTTAGGAATACATCCTGTTATTGGTCTTGGTTTTACTGATGATAATATTAAAGAAGATATACAACATGGGATGGCACATAGATTGCTTACTAATTACAAGAGAATGCCTGAACTAGGTAACTATCTTGTATCATCTTGGAAATGGAGAGTAAACAATAAAGATGTAATGGAACATGGAAATATAAATGAATATATGATTGGGTCACCAACTTCTGGAACCGGAAATGATTCTCTCAATTCTACAAATATAAAATTCAATGGAAATTCAGTAAATGATACTGTAAACAATTCATGTCAATTCAGAAATACTGTTTTTTCTGGATATGAATATGGCGATTCAGAAGATCATAATACACCTGTTCTTAAACAAAAAATGATTCATGATAATTATTTTAGGAAATATAGAGCTAAAACATTGGAGGTAAAACTTGCAAAACCGAATTTTGGTCTTCAACGAGGTACTCTCATAAATTTAGCTATATTTGAATATTCAGAATTAGGTAAACGTCAGATGTGGCAAAACTGGTATAATATAAGTGGAGATAAGACAGAAATGCCTAATCCATCTAGTGTTGAATTAGAACAGATGTTTTCAGATTCAACTCTTGGTTTTATAAACCTATCTGTATCAGGCATTTATTATATTGATGGTATGTCATTTGAATATGATGTTAAAAATGAAGAACATGAACTTATTCAAAAAGTATACCTCATAAGAAGAGGCATTATACCTGGTTATATAAACAGTGATTCCTTTGCTAAATCATATAACAATACTTAAAATGAAAACTATAAATAATTCTTCTGAAATATATAAACAAATAATAGTATCTGATGATACTTTGGTTTCAACTTCTGATTATATAAACGATAAGGTTAATGATGTTTACAATCAAATGTTGGAAAAATCAATTTCTGATTTTTTAACAGATCATCAGATATACCATGGATGGGATATTAAACCAATAAAAGATAAGAATTGGAAAACGTCTCCACGTATTATGATTACTTCTAAAAAATATCCATTTGAAAAGAAGATAGTAAATATAAAAGAATACTGGGATAAAGCGGTACAGTTTTCTAAGAAAAATTCAGAATCATATACCGACTTAATGATAGATGAAGATACTTTAAAAGATGCTGAAATAGTAAGTATCAATTATGTGTTAGGTATTGTTAAGATGAGATCAAAATTTACACAAGTTGAATTTGAAGTTCCATTCTCAAGGATAAATGGCAATACAAATATGTCATTAGATTGTACATTAGCAGGAACATTTACTTATCTTTTAAATCAATAAATAAATAAAATTAAAATCATGTCAATTTTATCAAAATTATTAGGAGGATTAGGTAAAGGTGTTTCATCCACTGGAAATGGTTCTAATGGATATGAAAAAAAACCTCAGCAAAATACTTTAGATTATAAAGGCCCGTTAAAAGCAAATCCAATTGTACCTGATTGCCAAGTGGAATATGATGGCTCTGGTAGGATAGCATCTAGAGATGCCAATACAGATCAAACATTACTTGATGTTCCTGCTTGGGGTTATAAAGATTTTATAAATGAACGAGTAAGTTTTCAGAAAGGATTAGATTCTATTGCAACCCAACCAGCTTGGCTATACTTTAAATTATTCTTTAAGTTTGATACATCTTATGGTTTGTTAGGAGGTATCATGCAATCTTCTAATGGAAGTAAATTTGCAGCAAACAACACTGCTATACAATATCTTGATAGAAATTTTTATAAATATAATGATAATATGATGGCTAGAAAAAAGTCTTTAATAAAGTTTGTACGTTCATTAAGCTACATATCTTCTTATGCTCCTTGGTTCTTCAAGTCAGTAAAGGATGTAAACAATGCTTTGAATATGAATTTAGATAATTTGACAGCAGAAAAATCTATAGAAATAGAATGTTCAGAAGAAGCAACTGATCTACGATTACTTACTTTAATGGATTTCTACAAATATGCTGCTTATGATGCAATAAACCAAAAAGAAATATTACCAGAAAATTTAAGGAAATTTGATTTAGATGTTGTTGTATTTCAATCACCTATAAGATATCTGCAAACTTCAACCAGAGATTTGAAAGGAAGAACAACTGTATATAAGAATCTCAATAGTGCAAACATGACAGATAGAATGTCATTTAAATTGTTTTCTTTCCAAGGTTGTGAAATAGATTATTCTACTTTAAATACAATGCTCCCACAATCATTTTCAAATCAAACTCCATTCCAATCTACTCCAACGTTCAAGATAAAATATGATCGTGTATACCAACATAACCAAAATGAATTTGCTAAGGTATTGTTTGGTGATTCAGGATTCTTATGGAGTCAAAATGGAATTAGTAGTTATGTGTTGAGTGGAAAGAAAGGTGACCCTGATATAGATAATCGTGAAAAACACCTTGATAAAGATCCTAATACAGTTAATTTGGGTGATGTAAATGTGAATGGAATTAATTCGGGTGGTAGTACAAATCCTGAATCTGATGACCATGAAAACAAACGCCATAAGATGATGCAGTACGCAATAGATAATAAATACTATTACAATCCTGCAAGTCAAACTTATAAGACGTTAGTTGATGCATCAGAATCTACTATATCTGCAGCAATGATGCTTATAGATGGCAGTGCTGGTCTTGGTAACCTTTATGGAGAAGCTGCTAGTGTTGGTTCAACATTCAAAAGTATTGGTAAGAATGCTAAGAAAGCTTACAAAGACCTTTGGAAAAATGGTGTTAAGAATTTCTTACAATTTTAATCTGTCTGAAATCATCAATACACCATCTATTAAGAAATAGTCACTATCATAAGGTGTTGAATCAAATAATTTCATATAGTCATATTTTTTTAAATTATTCAGATCATAATCTAATTTTGATAATGAATTTATAAAGTATGAAAAATCATTTGATTCTGTTGCAACAAACACATAACCCCCATATATAGAAAATGGTAAGCTAGATCCATTATGTACAAAGATGAACCTTCCAAGATGCAAATCATTAATGAACTTTGCTAATGTTTTCTTTGTATATGATGGATCTTTTTCTTTTAATTTATTTTCTATAGTCCATTTAGTAACATAAATTTCTTCTGGATCTTCATTAGAAAGATTTACTATATTTTGTATAGAATTCTTTATTTCTTCTTTTGTAAACATTATGTTTATTCTATCATTTATAGTAAATATAGAATATGAATGAAATAAGTTCATAAACATTTCTATTTTTAAATATGCAGAATCTAGTTAACAAAACTACAGAAAAATGGAAACACCCTTGGAATGTTGAAAAATTTGACAATCTATTTGATAGAGATGAAAGATTTTTCTCAATATTAATAAAGGGTGCTTTATCTTGGCTTGCTAGAAATATAGTATTATATGATAAACCTATTAATCATTTCATATTCAACACAGGATCTTCTTATATGTATATGGAAAACAATGGATATAAATATAGTTTGAATGAAGTATCCGGAGAAGACCAGATTTATATGAAAATGCCAAGATGTATTGTTGAAATGGATAATGTAAACATACCATTAGAAGAACTTACACAACCTTATATTAGAGGTGTTTATGAAAGAATAGTAGGAAATGAAATAGTTGGTATGAATGCAGAAATGCGTCGATTACCATTAGAAATAACATTAAAGTTAAGATATGTTCTATCTAATTTCAATGAATCTGTAGTATTGTTACAGGAAATAATTGATAAGTTAGTATTCAACAAATACTTCAGAATAAATTATTTAGGACAAACAATAAAATGCTCTTTAGATTGGCCAACAGAACAATCTATACAAATCAATAAGATAGATATGACTAGCTCTGATACTAATCAGAAATCAATAGAGTTTTCTCTTAAATTATCAACATCATATCCTCAAATTGATGAAAGAACTGAATCTAGAAATGATAGTATAATTGGTAAGTTCAAACAAGATGTTTGTTTACATCCAAAATCATTAGATAACAAATCTTCTGATAGAGAATCAATCATAAAAGAATAAATTAAAATGGACAATAATTTAGTATCTTCGCATATAGGAAATTTAGCTCAAACAGGAAAAGATTTTAATGTAATAGTGACAAATGCTCCATTTAAGCTATTATCATCATTAGATAAGATATATCGTACTGGAAGTTCAAATACAGGAGGAAATGGAACTACAACAGCAACAAATAATGGAATGGGTACTAAGATTGCAAACTCATTCATGATATGTGCTCCACAAATTCCTGATGACTATACAACTTATAATTATGTTGCTAACGTTGCTTATATAGACAGAGATAACAATGGACAATATACTTATGGGGATACACAATTATATAATGACGCTTATACTTATGTGTATACTTCATATAATGCATATAAAGATACCGGTGAATTTGATTTAGTGGCTACAGATGCTTATGGTATACCTGTTGTATTAACTCCACCATTCAATGATATTGATAAGAACTATTTTGATATAAGTTCAGATATGCCATCAAGATATAGAGATTACTGTCATTCTAGATCACTTACTTTATCTAAAAATTTCAGTACACAATTTGGTGACCTTGGTAAATATGTTGAAACAATAGCTTATTCATATACTCCAATAGTTACAGATATTGATAAAACATTATACTTTATTAGAGCTAGTCAAATAAAAAATGATATCCCAAATTCACACCCATTATATTTTGTGGGAAAAATGGATACTGCAAATTCAAATGGGGAACTTTCATATAGAGCTAATATAAATGGTACATATACGTATTTAACAACTAAAATAAAATCGGATGGTAAATATAATTATGAATATATACCAGTATCATTTGAATATTTGTTAGATGAAGTAGATAAATTGAAAGATTGGAAATCAACAGAATTTCCTAATACTTCTTATGATTGGAATGAAGGAGAAAACCTTGAAGATTCTGCTTCAATATTAAAAAAGCTTTCCTATTTAATGAAAACAGTAAGTAAGTTGAATAACTTACCTTATGTATTGAATAGAACTGGTTCAACATCTAAAGATATATGTTATCTTTGGAGTGGTAATATGAGTGATTATGAAGGAATAACAAAATCCGATAAAGATAATAAAACAACATTCATTATTGAAAGCGATGATAAATAAATACAAATGGGAAGAGCTTAAGCTCTTCCCATTTTTAATTTGAATATTTTAATTCTTATTCTCCTTCTTCATTATCTTCTTTATCTTCTTTATTTTCTTTATCTTCTTTATCATCATCTTCTGATTCAATAAAGTCACTCAACTTATCCAATTGATTTGCTAATGACTTTACATCATCTTGGTCTGCTTTATCATCATCTTGCATTTTCTGAACATATTGCTGAAGTACATCCTGAATAGAATCTAACTTATCTTTGTTAGAATCATTCACCTTAATCTTGATACCACCATCAATCTTTTCTGAATATACAGAATTCTTATTTGCAAGGTCTTCAATAGATTTGATAGTCTCATCTGCATGTTCAAGATCGCCAAATTCAAATCTAAGCATCGTTTCTTTGCTTTCATTGATATTTAGTGATTCATTCAATGTTTCTACTAAACTTTTCATATATGTTTTAATTAACGTTAATTTAAAAATATGTTAAAAAATAATTAGCAAAATCTCTGCCATATACCTTTATCTTGTTTCTGTTCTTTACAGTTTCACATTTCTTTACCCATTCTAGAACTTTGATATAGTTCATGATTGTACTTTTAATGCAATCACTGTCATCATAAGAACTATCTAATGATGGACAATTGAAATTAGTTATGCTATTATGTTCTTTAGATGGGAAGTTGTTATACTTAATATATTCATTCAGAAATTCTATCAACAGATCTATCAAATCATAATTTGGATATTTAGTATTGTTCTCGTTTACTGTCATCCAAGAATTGTAATATACTAAATCACCTAACATTATCTTCAACCATGAATCCATAGCATCCTTATACTTTTCAAGACAACCCTTTTCACCTATGTTAGATTTTCCATTCAATAGGTTATATTGATTAGTACAAGAATTACAAGTGGAAATAGTAGAAGGCAAATCAGTACCATCTGTACTAGTATTCATGATAGTCTGTAACAATTTTGTTGCTTCATCATTTTTATGATTAGCAAAATATTTCTGTACAGCATCATATACATTATTAGGTACTGCTTGTCTGTTTTCTTCTGTTATAGTTGTATACTTCAATATGATTTTGAAGAAAGTTTGTGGGAAGAAATAGAAATCATCTTCAGTAAACTTCAAATCTGATATTTCATTTTTATTAAAGAAGAAATTCAAGTCAATGCTTTTCTTCTCATTATCAGACAATTCTTCAAAATATGATGTTATTTTAGGTCTGTCATTTTCTCTATCATAGTAAAGATAGTCAGGTAAATATATATCATCATCTTCTTCTGCTAATGATTGAATATCATTGCCGGTATGATCCTTTGTTCTAGTACACCATTTGTATAAAGTTTCATTCAAGTAATATTCTTTGCTTGGTCTGAAACCTTCAATACCTGTGCCATAAACACTATTATCAGTAAGTGCTTTAATCAAGAACTTTCCTAATTTTGAAGTACTATTAGATAGCAATTCTTGTGTAATTGGTACATAGATTCTAGGCATGTCAAACTTATTAGCACCACTATCCTCAAGCATCAGATACTTAGGACCTAGAACCTCACCTTCAATAAAACCATCACCATATTCTAGTGTTATGTAATTTTCTTCAAACCACTTGATACCCATTGCATTTATACATAGAAGATATTTTCCTCTACAAGATTTAGGTATGCAAATATCATCTATGAACTTTACAACAAATGGTTGAAAATTATTTAAAAATGAATAATTCATGTTCGTATTTCTTTGGTTATTTAAAAATAGTTTCATAAGTTATAGTCAATAGTTCATTAGATAAAATATTCACACAGGGACGTTAAAATTATCTTAGCTGATAGAATATACTGAAACATATTCTTCCGCTCCCTGTGTGACCCAGGCGCTTTGTAGGGGAACTTATTGACTATCGTACACATATAATCAATTTATCCTTCTTTGCAATTTCAAAAGCTTCTTTCATTCCCTTTTCAAATGTACCATTATTAACTGAACTACCAGAGCATAAATGTGAAATAATGATATCTAACTGAATGAGGGCTTCTGGGGATGGAATTACATACTTCCATTTTCCATCATACTTGATTACCATCTTAGTTGCATTTGACTTTTGTGCAGATTGAACAAATTTGAACATTGATACCCAGTATTCAGTATTTTCTTGAGATTCAAGATCCATGATAGGCATATTTTCTGTATCAATGTTCTTTACAAAATATGTAGGAGTGTTGGCAAATGACATAACAGATACTACACACAAAATAAAAGTAACAAAAAACTTCTTCATAATCATTATCAATATTTAAATTAAACTTCTTGTTTTGAATGATTTGTTCTTTATTTGAACGAATCTAATATAGAACAATCTTGATTTATTTCAATCTTGTTGCAAATAAATTTAGAACAAACATAAAAAATTTCAAAAAACCTATTATTATTATTTATAAAGTTTATATAAACAAAAACTAACAATGAAAAATTTAACACAATATTTGAATGAAGCATTGATTATGGAGCTTAGTTCTGAATTGCTTGGTCGTGCTTCAAAGGCTGCTAGAGAGAAAGGTAGAAATTCACAAGCAGACCGATTTGCCATTGCTGCTGGTAAGGCTCTTGCAAAGGAGCTTAAAGGCTGGAAACCAGGTCCTGATGCAAAGAACTGTGGTAAAGTAGTTGCTACTATTAAAGATATGACTTCTAGTAATAGTGCTGTCAAAGCTTTAGCTAAGGCAGATCCAGCATCTAAAACACATACAATCAAATTCCCTGTATTAAAGCAAATTACAAGTGGTAGTGATGATGGGGCGTTTAAATTTATAAGATGGGAAGATGTCAAAGTTCCTAAGGCAAAATTCTACATCTATAAAGATGAATATCATCAGTGTTTGCATATTGGTACATTATCAGACTTGCTTGGTCTTTTAGGTTCTGCTTATTTTGACTACGAAGATTTTGATGCTAGCTATATAGTTAAATCATTTGACAATATTAAAGATGCGGTAAAATATGCTAGAAAAAGTGGTGAGAGATTCTATGATAGTGATGAATTCATGGATGATGTAATGAATGGTGAATATACAGATGATGATCTTTATTGGGATGGTCCTGGTAGTAGTATTATTGATATAATGCTTGGTTGGACAGATATTTTAAACTTACCTGATGATTGGCAAGATAAAGAGGGCTCTTCTTATGATTAAATACAAAAATGGAATCCTATAGGATTCCATTTTGCTTATCTAAATATCTATTTATGTTTGTTTCTAATTTATAAGGTTCTATCATCTTATAAATATCTTCTTTAGTCCAATATTTCATTTTGAAATCTCCTGAATCTATAATTTCTTTCCATCCTTTTCTATAGCTATTTATCATCAATCTAGCTTCTAGAATTTTTACTTCTTCTGGATATTTATAATGTTCTGAATGAATACCTTCCCATAAAGTTTCTACTGAGTTGAAATGACTTCTATCACCATCATCAAAAACCATATTTACTATTTCATCAACATTTGTTGTAATGAATTTGTTTGATATTACTTCAAATGTATCAACATTAAATATTGTCTGATATAATCCAGTTGGAACAAATCTGAATGAACCCATTTGATTCTTTGACAAATCCACCCCATTCAATCTCTCTTTTGTATGGTTCAATATAGTATTTGCCCACATGATTTTTACACCAACTTTATATTTTGATTCATCTTTTCTATAATCAGGACAGTAATATCTGAATTCAGTGTATTCTTTGTCTTTCATCATCATAAAGTCAACTGCTGCAAACTTTAGCTTGTCATCATCTAATGGGTCTTTATAAGGATACAATATAGATACAATGAAATAAGATTTACTTGTAACACTTTCTGTATAAGAGAATACTTTAGTTATCATTGCTTCCAACTCTTCTATAGTATCTGTTTTTATAGCAATATCTATATCTCCATTGTATTCACCATCTTTCTTCTTACCTATGGATCCAATACAGCAATATTCCATATCTGGATAATTATCTAACAATTCTTTTATTACTAATTGTTGCAATAATGGGGCTACTTCTGATTTGATGGGCGTTGCCCTATATTTTCCCTGTTGAAATAAATTTCCACTCATTTAATTAATTTTCTTTTATAAGAAAATAGAAAAACAAACAGTGAATTTAATTATTAAAATTGTATTTTTAAATAAGCAATAGCAATGTAATATACATGATATTTGGTAACTTAAGTAACGTATTAGAAGGAAATAAGACTATATATGAACAAGCTAATGATATGATGCCTATACAGCAAAACCAGATGCAGGTAAGAGAACCTGGTCATCTTGCAAAAATTCTGTATAAGCTCAGTCATTATGGTATGAACTGGACTTCTGATGTTGTAAAGAACATGAAAGCAGTACCAGCTGACAAGTTGATGCAACCAAAAGATATTGGTGTAATGACTTCTAACTTGTATGCTGGTATAATGGATAACTGGAAGCAGAAGCCAGAAGAAGACAAGCCATTCAGAGAAAAGACTCTTGAACAGAAGAGAGATGTCTTGAGAAAGATGGCGATGAATCCAGAAATTGAAGATATATTGGATATCATGGCTAATGAATGCATTGTTTATGATGATAATGATGTCTATATTGGAGAACCTTATATTGAACCAAGTGTACTGCAACAGTTGAATGAGAATCATATAGAAGAAATAAAGAACTGTGTAGATACTAGCTTCTATAAGATATATATGCTTCTCGATTGGAAAAACAAAGCTTGGGACCAGTTCAAAAGATGGTTGATAGATGGGGTAATAGCTTATGAAATTGTATATGACAACATAGAAAACCCTCATACAATCATTGGTATTATTCCTATAGATCCAGCTACTATTACTCGTGTTATTGATAACGGCATACAATATTGGGTACAGTTCAAAGATGTGATTGGACAAGAACGTATCATGCTTGATTCCCAAGTAATATATATCAAATATGAAGATAGTGGAGTAATAGACAGACAATCATATCTTGAACGTCTGATTCGACCATTCAACATATACAGAATCATAGAGCAAGCACAACTTATCTGGACTGTAACTCAAGCTAGCTTCAAGACAATGTTCACTATACCTGTAGCTGGTATGAACAGGGCAAAAGGTATGCAGACTCTGAATTCTGCTATGGCTAGATATAAAGAAGATATAGACTTCAATACAGAAACTGGTGAACTTAAAGTAAATGGTAGAACTAATCTTCCATTCAATAAAGAATATTGGATGCCTGAAAATGAAAATGGTAAGCCGGAGATAGAGACACTTGTTGACCAAGGTCCAAGCCTTAATGATAGTGAACAGCTTAAATACTATCTTTCTAAGCTATATAAGATGTCTAAGGTACCAGAAAGCAGATTTGACAAGGAAAATGCCGCTGCTTGGTTTGGAACTGATCCAACTCAAACCCTTCGTGATGAAATAAACTTTGGTAGATTTATTGATAGGCTTAGAAATGTATTTTCTATGGTAATCATCAAACCTATTCAGATTCAAGTTGCTCTCTCAATTCCAGAAATGAAGAATGACAAGAGAGTATTAGATGCTATTATATTCAGATACAATTCTTACAACCAGTTTACTGAAATGATGGATCTTGAAGTTACCAACAAACGTCTTGAAACAATTGGTATGCTTAAAGATACATTCACTACAACTGATGCTGAAGGAAATGAAGATAGTTATTTTTCTATGAGATTCTTACTTGAAAGATATCTGAAGATGTCTGATGCTGATTTTGAATACAACCAAAAATGTAAATGGTTAGAGAAGCAAGAAAAGGGTGATGCAGAATCTGAGGAAGAAGAGAATGGTGAAGAAGAAATGTCGGGAATGGATTCAAGTTCAGAAGATACAGGAATGGAAGATGATGGATCTGAAGATGCTGGAGGAGATTCAGAAATGATGGGTGATGTACAACCTGACAATTCAGCTGAAGGTGGATCAGGAGAAATGTAAAATAAAATAAAATAAAATAAAATAGAATAAAAATGAAATCATTAGTAGAATTTATTACTGAAGCAATATCTAAGTCGGATATTATGGGAAATGCAAAAGAAGTGAATGACTTGACACCAATATTCACAAATATCGGTTTGAAGAAGACAAGAATCACAAAATGGAACAGATCTGTAAAGAAAGTACTTGGTACTAACAAGTCTTTATATGTAATTTCAACAACAGGTGCTGAAAAATCTAACTTAGAAGCTTTATCTAAGATTATAGATAATGGACAGATAAGAAGAAGAGGAGTTCGCAATACAAAAGATTTGTTTGAAATAACCCCTATAGATTATGCATCATCAAATGCCGATTTCCATAAAGTATTCAATAAAGAAAATTGGTCTAATAAAGACCCAAAAGAAATTATTAATATGTTCAAAACCCACATGAAAGCTGAAATAGCAAAGAATGAATACATTAAGAAAGTTGGAATAACAGATGATGTTGCAAATCAAGTAAAAGATATATGTGACAAATTTGAAAAGGAATTCAACAGTGCGATTGATGAAGGAGATTCTTGGTTCATATATGATAATGAAGGTGATATAGTAACTCTTTTCCCATCATTATTTGTTGTTGGTAAGAATGTTGTTAAAGCAGTATGTCTTGGATGCGACAAAAACTACGGAGAAGACAGATATAAGAAGAAAATGGATAAAGGTAAGTTTACTATCATATTCTCCAAAGATGATATAGATAATTTATCAGATGAAGCTTAGTAATTGTGAAATAAGACCAGGAGTTGTAGTTACAGCTGATGATCCAAAGAAAATGGGTCGTATAAAAGCTGTAGTTCCTGGTTGGTTCAATAATGCCTCTATGCATGAAGAAGATATGTTTTGGATTGCTCCATTTACTAGTGGATCAGGATATCAACGTGTCTCTAAATGCATAGAGGGACAAAAAGTATGGATATTGCATGATTCCACAAATGAATATGAATATTATTATATTACAATGTGGGAAACAAACATCAATACCACTGCTGCTCAACAAGATTTTGATTATGATGTATTAGTGTCAAGATCTGGTAAGAGTGTTGGTGCTCAGATGTTCTACACAGGAAATCAAGGATTTGTAACAAGAATAGGAGAACATGCCCAAACACAGATAAATCAAGCTGGGGATATAGAAAGCAAATCTAATGGTACCGAAATATCTATAAGGGGATCAAAAGCATTTGTTGGTTTATCAGACAAGTGTAAAGACCCAATAGTTAGAGGAAATAAACTATATAAATTGTTGTCAGATTTGAAAGCCGGATTAGATGAATTGAATAATGCTGCTAATGGAAATCCTTATACAGTAAGTTTATGTCCTTCTATATTGAAGTGTTCTAAAGCTATATCGGATACCATAGATGAAATGAATTCAAAAACATCATTTGTAAGTGAATAATATATGGGTGCAATACCAGGACAGATGCAAGCAAAATGCATTGATTATGGACAGAATTTCTTGACAGGGCAAGCAACTTCAGTTATTGCTGCTACTGGTATTGATATAGAAGCTGGTAATTTGAAACAGTTGGCAGATGCTGTACAAGACAAGACTATGGCTATGGTCTCTGATCTAAAAAGTACTGCTACTAAAGAAGTAACTAAAGTTGGAAGTCAGATAGGTGGCATGGCTGGTAGCTTAGTTGGTGCTGGGTTAACTGCTATGCAAGGGGCTTTTCAAACAGCAGATGTTGCTAAGCAAGCAGTTGGAGAACTTACAACTTATGGAGTTCAACTTACCGCCAAAATGGGTACTAAGATAGCAGGTATGATTGCTGCATTTCCTACGCAAGTTACTAAGAAAGCTAATGCTATAGCAGCAGAACAATGTAAAGAAGAGCTTCAACAACGTTTGAAAGAAATAATGGGTACCCCAGCAGAAGAGCATGCCCAAAAAGAAGCAGAAAAGGAAAAAGAAAACAAAACAAAGAAAGTAATAGCTTGGTGTAAGAAAGCTGTTAAAGATGCTAATGAATTTAAAGATAAGACATTATCATCTATTCAGAAAGATTGTGAAGATATATCTGTTTTAATGATACAATGCCCTGGTTTGGTAAACAATCAAATAAGCAGTGCTATTGATAGTGCTAAAACATATATGTCTGATTATGCTGATGATAAGATGGAAGATATTCAGAAGCATTATGATGAAGCTGTAGATAACTCTGCTTATGCTGCAGCTACGACAATGAAGAAAAAACTTATTGATCCAACATTGGAGAGGGCTAAAGAACAATTTAATAATCTTGGAACATCAACAAATAAGACAAAGCAAAAAGCCAAAACAGCTGTTCAAAAACAGTTGTTCAAGCTTGCAGGAAAATTAGGAATATCACCAAATGGCTAAAGAATTTGAATTTGATCCGGTAAAGAGAGATAAAGGAGGAAAAGAGGCAGAAGCAGTCATCTGGAGCTGTTCAGTACTTGAGAAAGCTGTAGATGCTATGAAGAAGGGTTTGCCATTAAAAGTAAACCCTTTTATTGGTAAGAATACTAAGTTATTGAAGCCAGATCTGGTCTTCAAGCGTACACAAGAAGAGATAGAAGACTATATGCATTGTATGGAAGATCCATTATACTTTGCTACCAAATGCTATCTTATGACCCCAACAGGTTTGCAACCAGTAATACTTCGTGACTATCAGGAAGATTATATGAGGCATCTTCAACAAAACAGATTTAGCTTGTTTCTTTCTTGTCGACAAAGTGGAAAGACAAATTTTTTTACAACTAAATCTAATTTTATTTTTTCTAAGTTATTAATAGACAACTACTTAAAAAATAATCATTCCCTTATTGACAACATCTTAGAAAAATATTATTTTTATATAGATAAAAACAATAATTATATTGTTGAAAATCTTCCAATTTATGAATTACAAAATCTGTTCGATAATTCATTTATTTGGAAATTAAAATATAATCTATATAAAATGATATCATGGCAAGAAAATCAAAAGAAGAAAGTAAAAAATACCCTGAATATTATAAAAAGAATTTTCCATTATGGACAGTAGAACAATGTGAAAATGCAGCGAAAAACTTCAGAAAATCATGTAACAACAACTCTATAGAATATTGGATTATAAAACACCCAGAACTTTCTAAAGAAGAATGTAATAAATTAAGAAAAGAATATATAGAAAAGAAAAAAATTAAAAATCCAAATTATTTACAATATTATATTAATAAATTTCCTAATTTATCAGAAAATGAATGTAAAGAAAAACTACAGCAATATAGAGATTCTATAAATCCTTGTATTCCTTCTTACTGGAAAACAAAATATCCAGAAAAAACTTTAGAAGAATGTAAAGAAATAGCATTTAAAGAAAGAAAGAAAAGAAAAATAAAATCAGATAATCATGGTGCTAATAATCCAATGCACAGATCTAAAGTATCATTACAAAAAACAAAGGAATGCTCTCCAATGTGTATAGAATTTTATCAAAAACATTATCCAAATCTTTCAAAAGAAGAACAAGAAAGTATGTGGAGAGCAAAACATGACGAGATGAGTGAAAGTATGAGAAATGCAATAAAATCAACAAATATTGAATATTACTTAAATCAAGGAATGTCAGAAGATGATGCAAAGAAAGCATTACATGATAGACAACTCACATTTACATTAGAAAAATGTATTAAAAAATATGGAGAAAAGGAAGGTATAGAAAAATATAATGAAAGACAAAATAAATGGAAAGCTAAGTTAAGAAAATCTTTTTTGATTGACGGTGACTCTAGAGGAACACAATCACAAGTAGCAAATAAACTATTTGATGATATATCTAATTTACTTAATATAGAAAATCCTATTAAAGAAAAATTCATATATGACAAAGAAACAAAATATGGATATGCTTATGATTTTTGTTATAACAATAAGATAATAGAATTTAATGGTGACTATTGGCATTGTAATCCAAGAAAATATAAAGAAGATTATGTGAATAAAACAATTAATATGACTGCTAAAGAAATATGGATAAGGGATGAATGTAAGAAAAAAGTAGCAGAAAAATTTGGATATAAAGTTTATTATGTTTGGGAAATGGACTATAGAAAAGATCCATCTTCAGAATTAATCAAATGTATAAAGTTTTTACAATCGTGATATATTTCATATTATATAAAATCATTTCTTTTCTTGATTTTATTGACTATATCTTTATTAAGAAGAAAAAACTTCTAGACAATTACAAAACCACTAAAGAAATAGATATTTCTGAATATAGAATAAAAGTATTGACCGATGTTGGATACCAACCAATATCATATATTTACAATACTAAGCCATTCAAGATATATAAAGTAATTCTTGAAAATGGATATTTTATAGAATGTGCTGACAAACACATGTTATTTGATAATAATTTGAATATAGTATATGCTGATGAACTTGTAGAAAACATATCTATGATAATGACAGATAGAGGGCCATCTATAGTAAAGTCTGTTTCGATATCTAAAACAAAAGTATCTATGTGTGATGTTTCTGTAGATCACCCTTATCATAGATATTATACCAATGGAATATTAAGTCACAATTCAACAACTACTGCGATATTCTGTCTTTGGTCAGTATTGTTCAGAAATGATAGAAATGCATTGATACTTTCTAAGTCTGGTCCAGCAGGACAAGATTTGATAAAGAAGATAAAAGATATGTATTTGTATCTTCCTTACCATCTGAAGCTTGGTACTTTAAAGTGGAATCAATCAGAGATAGCTTTTGACAACAACTCTACAATATCTACTGAAGCTTTCTCTCCTACTGCTGGTCTTGGTAAGACAATAAACTTCTTGATACTTGATGAGTTTGCTTGGTGTCCACCTAATGATGTTGAGTTGTTTTACAACAATATTCTTCCTACTGTTACTGCAGATACAAGTTCTAATATATGTATCATGTCAACACAAAATGGATTCAATTTGTTCTATAAGCTATGGCATGCTGCAGAAACAGGAAAGTCTATGTATGCTCCATTTAAAGTAGATTGGTGGCAAGTTCCTCAATGGGATCCTGACAATCACATTTGGAAGAAGAGAGATAATGCTTGGAAAGTTATGATGGTTGGCGTCTTAGGTTCAGAAGAAGCTTTCTACTATCAATATGGCACACAATTCTCTGCATCAGATAAATGTCTTGTATCAAGAGAATGCTTAGGTAAGATAAGAGACTTGACTTACTTGTTTGAAACACCTACAGATGACAGTTGGTATTTCAGCTTACATAAGACAGAATTTAAGTTCAAGAAAGACTATGATTTGCATTTTTTGAAAATTGGATGGTTCATCATATTAGTTGACTTAGCAGAAGGTGGTGGTAATGACTTTACAACATTCAACATAATAGAAGTAGTAGGAAAAGACAAGTTTGAACAAATAGGATATTGGCATTGCAACACTGTGGATTTAGAGCAAGCTAGCTTAGAGTTCTGGGTATTGTATGGACAGTTATTCAATCCTAATAAGACTATAGTGTCAGTAGAATGGAATACTTATGGTGCTTTATTCTACAACTATCTTAAGAATTTGAATGAACCTGAATATATGCCAGAGGCAAGTTGGAGATGGCAAGTAAACCCATTAGGTGAATTTGACTTAGCTAATTTGATAAGATATAAGAAAGGCAGTCAAGAAGACAATATTGCTAATTTGAATGGATTCAAAAACAGCAAGACAATTCCTGGCATAAGATTAAGTCATGCTACTAAGATATCTGCATGTGCATTGCTTAAGATGATGTTAGAGAAATTTGATGTCATAATAACAGACTTGCTTACTGTTTCAGAGCTTGAGAATTTTGAAGATAAGAATGGAAATGGCAGTTATGCTGCAGCATACGGGCATGATGATTTAATAATGACTTTTGTACAACTTCCACTTCTTAAAAACACCACAAAATATAAAGATTTCATTGAAGAATGGGAGATAGAAATGAAAGCTACAGGTCAATGGGAACAAATAGAAAAAGAAGAGTCAGAAATGAAGAAACTAGATATGCTTAAGAAGATAGCAGATATGATGTCCAATGTATTGCAGAAAAAGAAAGAAGAGAAGCAGATAACAGTATCATTGGATAACAGAAATCTACCTACTAATACTGCTGTAAATTCTTCTGATATATATAAAGAAACACAAAGTAATGCAAGTACCGGTATACCTAACATGTATACAATGTACAATACATGTATGCAACAGGGATTGCCATCTATGAATGACTTCTATGGGTCACCTAATGGTTATGGAAATGAACCAAGCATATATGATATGCCTGGACAATATAACCAAGATCCATTGAGAGCTAGATTCAGGCAATTCAATTAATTAAAACATTCACCAGGATGGCGGATAATTTGGTCATCTGATAAATTATACTTATTAGCAATTATCCGCTCCCTGGCCATCCCAGCCGCTATCCTGGTGATTGCATTGCTTATTCATTACATCTAATATTTTATTGTATTCTTCATCTGTAACATTTATGATAATATCATCGTTTGTTCCAAATTTTCCATCAGGACCAGGAAGTTTATGCTCATATTTTTCTGACCACACTTTTGTAAGACCTACTGAGGTGAAAACAGCTGCTACTGCTGTTATATAAGCTGCCATTGCTGTCAAATCAGTAGTTATAGTATGGTTGTACCAAGCTTCTATAGTAAGAGAGAATATTGGTACGGCAAGCAGTAAAGAACCAATAAATGTAACAACAACTAAAAAGAAGCTTTTACTGCTATATCCTGAATTCTGCTGAATGAGCTTACTGAAGAAATTTCCTTTTACTATTTTCTTTATACATACAGTCATTTTAGAAAAATCCATTTTTATAGTCATTCTTTATATAAAAATTTTCTGAATATACAAAAAATGACAGAACATAATGTCCTGTCAGCATCAACCAAAGGAGCCATTCTCCTTTGGTATTTTGGATCTTAAATGTCGAATGTTACTTTGTTGCCCACAAAGGTATAGATCCAGTGCAGTTCATCAAACCAAGTTCTGCAGATACCTTCATGTTTCTCTTGATGGCATTTAGAATTTTCTTCATAGTTCTCATTTTTAATTAAAATTTAAATTGATCTTGACATGGTCATTGCTTCACCATACATCGCCATAGCTTCCTTGTATGAATTCCAAAATTTCTTAATTAACTTCTTCATAGTTTTCATTTCTTTTATGTTTTGTTTTTATAATTCATCTCATTTGATGAATAGCATATTGATAATGCAATTACCTTCAAATAGAGATTTCCTATTTTCTTTAATATCTTCATGATTAATACATTATATATTTATCATTCAAATTAAATATAGATTTGGGTTTAAAAAACAGTTATAAAAATAAAGAAAATTTTTGAAAATCCCATAATTAATTGATGTAGGTCAATTGCAATGATAAATTTATTTTTAATTTGATTGGAATCAAAAGTCTAAATTATCTAATAATTTTTAAATATGAGAAATTTTGTATCATTACGTTATGTGCATGATAATGCTCCATCTATATGGAAATATATGACAGAGCATAATTGCATACTGAAAAAGTTTGGATCTATTATATATGAAGGAGTATTAGATGAAGGTAAATATTTGAAGTATTTGTCAGATGATGATAGTCCTTCTATTACAGTGGAGTGCTACGTGAATTCAGATTCTACAATACTACTTACTGTAGAGAATAATGATTATATAGAGAAAGTGAAAAGTCTTTCTAGCAAAGTAGAAAATATAATTGAGAATCCTAAATTATATTGTGAAGCTATAAATCTGATAACGATGATTCCTATGGTTGAAGGAAATACTTGGAAAGATAAGATAAAGTATGTATTAGAAGAAGGAGAGGAAGAAGGTCAAGGTATGGATGATGCAGCTTCAGAAGAAACATCAGATACAGGAGATGATGGAAATACCGAAAATAATAGTAGTCCAGCATTAGGTCAAGATGGAGCTAAAGATGATGCCAAAGCTAAGCAACATTCCGAAATTCAATTTAAGATATTTACTGCTCCAGATAAGCAAGTAACAGATTTGAAAGAAGGTGAGAAATATCTTAAGATAGAATATGTACATAGAGACAAGAAAGCAGGAATAGAAATAGATTTCTTAATAGGTAAAAAGAAAGAAAATGGAGATTGGCAACTTTATATTGGTAAGCCAGGTTCAGCTAGCTATGATGATGATCCATATAAATCATTAGAAACAAAAGAATTGTCAAAAGCAATAAACAAAGCAGTTGATGAAGCTATGGATTTAATAGAAGAAGTTAAGAAAGATAAAGATAAATGGGTGCAATTCTATACATATAAATAAAAACAAAGAGCATTCTTAAGAATGCTCTTTTTCTTTTTAGAGCCATTAACCGGGTATGATCCGATAACCTTCTGTTTACAAAACAGATGCTCTACCAATTGAGCTATAATGGCATATAAAATCAAATATGGCATCAGATGTGCAAACTATCATGACCATATTCTAGTAATACATTGAGCTATCAGGAGTACCCGTAGATTGCACTGACACCTCTAACAACCACCTAGTTAAATGCTAGGTCCTCTCTATTACTTGTGGAGATGATGGAGTATGATTCCATATCATCTGTCTTGCAAGGACAGTGCTCTATCCATTTAAGCTACATCCCCATTTCTAGTACTTATTTATTGTACATATATACAATGAAATAAGGTTGGCAGGTACTAGAACCTTCAAGTGATTAGCTTGACCATATCCGTTTGAGTAGCAGTTAAGCCGCCTCTAAATAATAGTTGCCGTTTGCTGGCACTCTGGGACTCGAACCCAGGACCTTGAACTTAACGGGTTCCTGCTCTAACCAACTGAGCTAAGCACCAATAATTCTTCACAGTGAATTACTCTGTATTCCTAGCCGTGGATTTTAACTTTAGTTCTTGAACAGAACTGAAAGTGATGTTCATTACAAGGTTTTCAGTGATTTGGATTAACTAGTATCTTGAACAGAGCCAAGCAATGTTCATTAGCTACTCCTCTTCTCCTACTACGGCCATCCTTGTCTAAACGTATCGCGATACTATTGTTTAGAATTTCTTTAATTGTGATGGGTGTGGGAGTCGAACCCACTATTGTACGGCTTATGAGACCGACGTGATTTATAAATATCCGTTTCACTCACCCACGATATATAGTTAACTATTTAAATAATAGTATTTTCTTTTAAATATTTCAAGAATTCATCAAATTTTTCTTTAACATAATTATTATCTTTTGCTCTTGATTTATCTTCATCTTTTATAATATATGGAATATATCCATTTTTCTTTATAAGTTTAATTTTAATTTGATCTCTTCTTTTTATTGCATCTAAATTTTCTTGAGAAGTAATTACTTTATAATGCCATGGGCCATTCCATAGTACGCCAAATTTTATATCTTCTATGATTACATCTGCATCCCATCCATTAAATATACATTCATTATGTTTAACATTATCAAAATATTCTTCACATAATTTACAGAATTCAATTTCATTTTTACTTCTCCTTTTATCTCCTTGTATTTTCACAGAATGTCTTCCTCCTAAAGATAATTTTTCTCTTTGTTCTGGAGAAATAATTCTATTTTGTTGTGTTATTTTGGCAGCAATACTTAATTTTTTTCTAGTTTCTTCTGATATTTTAGGTTTAGGTAATCCAAGTAATTTTGCTTTTATATAATGATTATAACCTGGATATCCTTTAGTTGCACCATGATTACCACAATTTGTAATTCTATTAGGATTAGAATGACATCTTATTTCATGTTGTGTTAATGAATTTAAATTTTTACATTTTCTCCCACAATATTTACAAATATATTCCATGTTATAATTTAGTACTCCAGGAGGGACTTGAACCCACGACCACTTGGGTATAAGCCGAGCACTCTAACCAACTGAGTTACTGGAGTATTTATTTATATTAAATATAGAACAACTATATCCAAAATTTCAAAGAATCTTGTAGGTGGTATAGGACTTGAACCTATGACCTCTTGCTTATCAGGCAAGCTATCTAACCAACTGATATAACCACCTAAATTGTTGGACCACGGAGGTTCGAACTCCGAATAACAGAACCAAAATCTGTAGTGTTTCCAATTACACCATAGTCCAATCTATTTGCGGAGCATAAGGGACTCGAACCCTTGGTTTTACTAGAGTGACAGTCTAGTTCCCTTACCAACAGGGCTTAATACTCCAAATACTGATTAAAGTCTCAGTTAGCTGCACATCAATCTCCTATGTGGCTTTCGCAATAACTTTAGTTGCAAGCAACGTAAAGCGTTGATTATATCTAAATTGCTCACACATCACTTTGTCATGATTTTCATTTGCTCTTTTGACCCAGTGGGCAGGGTTGGATTCGAACCAACGAAAGGAAGACCTACTTGATTTACAGTCAAGCCATTTTAACCACTTATCTACCTACCCAATATCTATGGTAGCCGCAATGAGAATCGAACTCATGTAATGTCATCGAAAGTGACATGTACTAACCACTATACGATACGGCCATTTATATTATCTAATTAATATCAATATCAGTAAACTTACCATATCTTCTTTGCTGATATTCAATTTTCTTTTTGATTCTATTCAATGTAACTTCTGATTCCTCATAGAACTGATCAGTACCGAGAATTGCATCAATAGTTGTAAGCAACTGAATGAATCTCATATCTGGAAACATATAGGCAAGTTGCTTTGTAATATTCAATATCTTAATGTTTGCTTCTAATCTTGTCATAATAATTATAATTTTAAATGTAATATTTTATATAACTTCAATTCTGTTGGAACGTGAAGCGTTATAACTTACATATATAATATAGATTTGATTTATCAGTATTTCAAAGATCTTTCAAAAATTTTTCATTTTTTTTTTTGTTTATCAACTTTTTAGTACTTCATGCTTCAGTAACTTAGTTCTTGGACAGAACGTAAGTGATGTTCATTACAGCTGAAGCTAAATCAACAAAGAGCAACACATTTCTGTATTGCTCTTGTCTTGATTGTATTGTTGAATGTTTAAACAGTGGAGGACGTATTTAAAAGCCAATTTCATCACTTTCACACATACCAAAACAAGAGCAAACCATTTGTTGATTATCAATGGCCTGTTCATCAATTATTTGATAATATGTATTTGTGATAGTTCTCATTGTTTTATTCATTTATTCATTTAAATATAATATATAAATAGTAAAGTGGACAATATTATTTAGTTAAATTATGTTAAATCTTTTCTTTATTCTATTTAATCTTGATTCACTTACTTTTTCTTTCTTTATTTCATTATTTGAATGCTTTTCTTTATAATAATAGTAAATCTTTGGTATGATAGTACACATCTTATCAAATGTTTCTTGTATATCATATTTCAATTGTCTTAATATCTTATTGTCTGTCTTGTTTGATTTCTTTATTTCTCTATATACATCACACAATACTTTCTTTTCTTCTTCATTCATTAACATAAAATATTCTTTGAATTGATTGAATCTTTTCCATGTATCTGAATTCTTAAATATTTTTAATGCATCCATATATGTATAATCTTTGATTTTTTCCCCTATACTTTCTATTTCAGCTGTCAATTCTGACATGTAAGCATTCTTTTCTATTGAAGTGAATGTATAAATCATTTCAGATGCAATCTTTTCATTAAAATCATTTGATTTTATCTTATCAAGTAATTTATCATATCCCGTGTTTTTCTCAATATCAAGTAATGTTTCAACTCCTTCTTTTGAGTGTCTATTCCAATCATCATAAGCATGTGTAAGTTCATGGGTAAGTGCAACTGTAATGTCTTTTTCTTTATTGTATTCTTTGATATTTATATAGATATATACATCTTTAAATGTAAGGGTTTTTGGATTATATTCAGATTTTCTTGCTTGATATCCTGTCTGACACATTGTATTACATATCAAATGAATATTGTCAAAAAACAATCCTTTATAATAATCTTTGATTTCTTCTTTATTTAAGTCATATCTAAAATCAGTCATATTAAGATTGTCTTGTATGTCTTCTGATAACATTGTTGCAAAATCTCTACAAAATTTCATCTGTCCATCATAAGACCCATATCTTTCACAAATATTAAATTCTTCATTGTCTCTTATATTGAATTCTTGTCTAAATGATTCAAATAATTTCAATTCAAATTCATTCTGTCTATTCAATACCCATTCTGAAAGTGGTACCAAAGGTAATCTCATGTAAAATTAAATAATTGTTTAATTGAATAATAAGTACTCCGAACGGGGATCGAACCCGTACAGCCATCACTGGCCAAGGGATTTTAAGTCCCTCGTGTATACCCATTCCACCATCGGAGCATTTAGGAATTACAAAAGGTGACGCTACCGGTGTCTGCACCTAAAACTTCATTCCTGTCCATACATATAGTTATCCAGATAGTATATTATGGTAGTTTCATCTAACTTACTGACTTCTTTAGAAGTTCTGAAGCGATCTGCTCAAACAGATCCATAACTCATTTACTAATCGTACTTTATTCTCTTTAGGATAACATAGAGAGCCATTAGGTTTCCATTACTAATGTTAGACTTTCATAAACTACATTACTTCAACGATTGTGGGAATAGTGGGACTCGAACCCACACACATTACTGTACAAGTGCCTAAAACTTGCGTGTATTCCAATTTCACCATATTCCCAAATTAGTGGCGTAAGATGGACTCAAACCAACGACCTCATCAGTATGAATGATACGCTCTAATCAACTGAGCTATTACGGCATTGTGGGCATACCCTATTTTATAGAATTACTTCCCACATAATTCAACCATCTTAAGCAGGTGTACGAATTTCATGATAATTCGCATGGGCGATATATTCTCTTATAATCAGAATGTTTTACGATGCTTTAAACTACAAGGCTCTGTAAAGCCCAGACTGCATAGTGAACTTAAATAATCAATCAATTCAACAGGCGTTACCAAACCTTATACCTGTCATCTTAATTTTATTGATATTTAAAATACAAATGTAGGGAGGCGGCCATAGGTTTGGCTTCCTTCATCCGCGCTTTGTATATGTTTCATGCAATCATTTACGCGTATTATTGCACTACTCTTCTCAGCTACATTGTTTTTATTCAATCACCAGTATATTCTGATCACGTTTGGGGGTTCCTTAGAGAATCGAACTCTAATAAGGAGAACCACAATCTCCTGTCCTACCATTGAACGAAAGAACCCATGTACATAATCTATACTACATTATTAAGATAGAAACTATCTTCTAAAGTTTCATCATATATGTCATCATATTCTTGAATTCCTTCATTGATAAGTTTCTTGTTGTTGATACGTTGCAATTTGATCTTTCGCTTAGCATCTATTTGGTCTGATATATAAGTACGGTACCCAGAACCATTCTTCAAAAACCTAGCCCATGGATCAAGTTTCTTCATTTCTCTCCATGAAGTTGGTCTTCTCAAATTAGCAATCATTATTGTACGTCTGATTTTCTTACCATTACCATCACTTATCTTAAATGAATATTCTATATCACCATCTCTAAAAATACTATCAAACATAAACTTCTTACAACGAGAATTCCACTTTGATTCGGTCTTCTTTCTTCTCCAAGCTCTATTTCTAATGTCACCCATATTTACAACATTTAAAATTAAACACTTGCACACCGAACTGGAATCGAACCAATACCTGTGATTTTGGAGACCACTAGTCTAACCTTTAACCTATCGGTGCATGATATAGAGCATCAGACGAGATTCGAACTCGCGAAAGCCTTCTGGTTGGAAGCCAGATGTGCACCACCAACTACACCACTGATGCATATACTATAACCGGGTTGACTTTACAATAGGATCTTATTCTCACTTCACTGCTAGTTCTCCGGTTTATTATGTGGTTCAACAAAGATTCGAACTTTGGACCTTCTGCTTGTAAAACAGACGCTCTAAACCAACTGAGCTATTGAACCAAAATACAAGAACGAGAGTTTCTATAGTCCTTTTAGCCATCGGTATCTATAGACAACATAGAAAACTTATACCAGATATATTTACTGCAGCATATATCCGCTTAATATTTCTATTTGAAGAGAGCGACATTATATCGCGAATATGGTGTCCACTCGACGTATCAATCTCTTTCAATGAACTTCAATGTCATTATTGGTTCTTGTATGTAATTTTCTTATGTAAATGACTGCCATATTGGATTCGAACCAATGTTATAGGTTTTGCGGACCTATACCTAAACCACTCGGACAATGGCAGTTATATATACATTTTGCGGAAGATGAGAGATTCGAACTCCCACAACATTTCTGTTACCTCTGATTTCAAGTCAGGTCCGTTACCATTCCGGCAATCTTCCAATTTATATTTCTTGCGGAAGCAGAAGGATTCGAACCTTCGGAACCTTTCGGTTCGGCACGTTAGCAGTGTGCTGGTTTAAACCACTCACCCATACTTCCATACAAGGGATTTGGTATTTCAATTGCTGTTCCCTTCTTCAATTGATTTGCAACTTCAATTGACATGATCCAACAATAACAACCTGTTATCAAACAAATTAGGACGATTTATTTAAATAACTTTGTTAGCCATCATTAATTATCTCTTGAACTTTTTTTCGGCCGTAGCCCATGCAAAGTGATCTATGTAATTTTTTTGGTCTAGTCCAATTAAATTCAACCTTCTTACATACGACCAACAGAGGTATTCACATAAATCTGTTGATTATCCAGATGTTAATGATGTTGATCTTCTCATTCTTTTATTCATTCTCAGCAGAGATCTCTTGACTACCATGGTGTCTCCAACGGGACTCGAACCCGTGACCCCTAAATTAAAAGTTTAGTACTCTTCCAACTGAGTTATAGAGACAAATTAGTGGTTCCAATGGGATTCAAACCCATGACCCGGATTTTAGAAGAATCCTGCTCTATTCATCTGAGCTATAGAACCAAATAATTTTTGTGGGTAAAGATGGATTCGAACCAACAACACTTAGATCTTCAATCTAATGCTCTACCATTGGAGCTATTTACCCAATCAATAAACAAATTACGGATCTCTAGAAAATCCTGTTATCATGGATTGTAATTGTTTATTAAGTAATTACATATATAATATAGTATCTATAAGGAATATTTCAAACTTTTATATACAAAAAATGAGAAAAAATTCCTAATTGTTTACGGAACTTCTTCTCAATCAATATTCATCTAATAAAATAAGAATTGTTCCGTTCACTAATTCGTGATCAGATACAATTCCTCTATCACGAACTTTACTATGAATGTCTAAACCCACAAAGCATACTGCCACACCAAGGTAAGAAGCAACCAAAAGATTGTTTCACCGATGAGACGTTATGTAATTTGAGTGACTTCATTTAAAGTTCAATTTTAATTTTCTTATATTAAAATAAAGACAAAAATGTATACCAGACATATTTTAAATGTTAAATAATATTAATAAACTGTATTGTCAATTTTTAAATATCAGAAAAACAAATATTGTCCTACTTTAATGATAAAGCCATTGATAAGAGTCATTCCTACATATAGTGGAAATGTCAAAATAGTTTGCACAACATCAGATTATATCAAATCAACAGATAAAGAATATGATGTATATGATTGCTTTGTAAGAGGTGCTGTGTTGTCCCCATTGTCTCATACGATATATGATAAGAAAATAGAAGCTAATCTTCTGTCTTCAAACTACTCTTATGACCTGAAAGAATACTATAAATATTACAATAATGTTTTCTTCAGTAATGGAATGTCTTTTGATGAAACCAATGTTCAGAATTTTGATAAGTTAAATCCAATTTATGATAGAAACATAGATTTGGAAATGGGTTGCAGTAGAGTATTGAATGTGAAGAATAATCATAAATTTGAATTTTTTGCACCTATATATGTGGATGATCCAAATGACTTACCTGATGCATTCATTATAGATATGATATTCACTAATAAAGACAGAAAACTGTATAAGAGAATGAAAGTCAATATAATGGATCATTCAAAAGATAAGAGAAACTATTTGTTTCACTATCTTGATTCTTATAAATCTTGTATTGATTCTAAAGTAGCAAATATTTCAGTCGACAATAAAAATGCAACATATAGTGGAATAGATTTGAATCATGGTGGTATAGCTACGGCGATATCTAATGAAATAGGTAACATGCTATCCTCTATGTCAACTATAAATCTTTTTGATCTTTCTTTAGGATTGCAATTCAAAAGAAAGAATATTGCAATGAAACAAGTATTGCCATTGTGTTTCAGTATTGATTTAGATAAAGTACTTGACCAATCAGAAAAATCATTATATAAAGGTGCACAAGTTGAAGTATCTGGATATTATATATCAAATGGAAACAGAATATCTTGGTATGATTGGAGTTGTGACTATGATACATTAAATCAGAGCATTCTTAGAATGGACAAGAATACAGGATTGATGAACTACATACCTGGAAATGTTCCTAACATAATGGATAACAAATATCCTAGCTTACATGAAGCAAGAATGCAAAAATATTCTTTGTCTAATAAGATAAGCAAAATGTATTCTAGATGGAAGTTACAAGCATCATCGGATGAAAATCCATATATCATAAATCTTGCTTTTGCATTTTCTGACAACCAGTATTCTAATCTCTTATATATGGAATTCCCAACACCATCATATACTATTTCAGGAATATGTGAAACAGTATCATCAGGTAAATCATCTGTAGCTGAAGATTATTCACTAATATTTCCTTTAGGAAAAGATATTGCTAAATATAATGACAGATATCCAAACATAACAACTAATTATGAAAACATAATGAATAAGTATGGATATAATTGGTTTAGCTTATGTAAGATATCGGAAAATGACAATTCCTGGGTAGATAATGCATCTTGGGGTACTGTATCAAATGATGAATGCTACTATAATGGTATTTTACATAACCTTACTAAGATATATAATACACTTACTAATGATAATGAAAAAATAGATAAGTTTGGGGTATTTGTAAATCCAAGATTCTCATTAAAGACTTCAGTAGCTAATGATGTAATGAAACATGCTAATTATGCTATATCTACCAGTATGGCTAACCAGTTTGAAACAAATTGTAAGTATAATACTACAATCATGTCTTCAATGCTATATAGTGATGCCATTACTAAAGCTGCCTGTGAAGCATTTACTTCTACAAATCCTGCAGATAATGAAAAAAATGCAGTGATGTCATTGAATGATACATTTGTAAAGATAGATTCTAATAATTCATATTCATATTCAAAATGGTATGTCAATATAAATGATTATGGATTCACAATGGATGACATAAATACTTGGTACAATTATGATGATACCATGATAGAGTTAGAAAACATCTTTGCTTATGAATTAAGCTATACATATTTCTCATATAGTCATGAAGTACAGAATACAACATTCAATGATGCATTTAACTTATTCAAAAGTGAAAACATATATAAATTAGCAACTTCTGATTCTGTGGAAGATCTTATAAATACATATAAGGCTAATTCTTATGAAATGTTACCTATACATACATTAAAAATGATGGTAGATGACACTTCATCATATTTGTCTTACATTAAGATTGGTGGCCCACTCAGTTATGTTTCTTACAAATATGGTATCAAAGTACACAATGGAAGTTCACCTATAGATCCATACAATGATAATTTTGTAAATGCAAAAAATTATCAATCTTATGTTTTTGCTCCAGGATATGATATATCATCTTATGATTTGATAACTGACCCAGATAAGAAATTCTTATCATATACATTGGAGAACTACATTACTGGAAGTACTTCTACTTATTCTATAGAAAAAGAAAACCCTTACAGTTACTACTGGTATCAGTATACTGATTTTGATATCTGGCAAGACCCAATGGTAAGACAGATTTGCATATCTTCTAAGAGTGATAAGAAAATAAGGTACCAAGTTGGTTTTACATATTATATTCCTAAAGAAAACATAGAATCTGGTAGAAGAGAAGGTTTCAGTTATTCATATATATTGTTGCAACCATCATCCCTAATAAATACCCAATATGGGTTTAATTTATACAGAAAAGGAGAATTCTTCAATGAAAAACGGATTAAGATGTTGGATGCTACCGATACTGACCAGATAGCTTATTACTATCTTACTGGATTAAAGAGTAATGGTAATACAGATAATTATGATTTAACATATTTTAATGTTGTTGGGAAACCAGCCTACAACTTCAGAATGACATTGAAGAACATATACAAAGATACTAGCTACTATCTTACTAAACGTTTATCTTCTAAATCTAAATACACATTCATGCCAGTAGTATATGGGGATAATGAAATATGTGCAACAAATGTATTCATAAAGAAAGATCCAGAATTAGAATTCCATGGTGACAATATGAATGATGAAGATAAAGATAAAGATCTTGATGTAATATGGTGTGATGTGTATAATTTCAGAAGAGTACTATTGAAGAGTGGAATATCAGAAGATAAAGTACAAGAAAGATTAGATTATGTAAGAAAGATGAAAGCTAAGTTCTTGAATAAAGAACATCTTTATTGGTGGTATAATGAATTGTGTAAAGACTATAACTATGACTATCCAGTTGATATAATAGAAAATTGGTATGACTACTTGTATGTAAAGCAAAGAATAATGTCAAATGACAAAGATGGAAAGATACAGATAGTAGATGCATATACCAAATTGAAGGATATTCATGGTATGGAAGAACAGATAAATGTTTCAGGTAAGAGTATAGATAACCCTTATAGAATATTCAATTACTTTTATGACAGAATAGAATATAAAGGAAATGGAATATGGAAGTTCCGACATAGTGATGAAGATGATTTTGACATGAATTCATACGAAATAGTATTTGATATAAATGTAACAAGACTTGATGATACTATCTATGATAAAGTAATGAAAATAGAAAAGGATGATAGTTCTGAATACAGGGATATTTATCTTTATAGATTAGAAAAAACTGATGAATGGGAAAGAAACATGTTGTCTTCAGAATATAAGATATCCTATGATGTTCAAACTAAGGTAGAAGAGTATGATCCAATAGGGCATGTACTTATTCCATTATTTAACGACATATATGCTCAAGAAAAAAAAGATACAATAATATATGCACATTATTTGTTAAATGATTTGATGAAGACTAAAGTAAATAAAAAGGGAGATATCTGGTATATGTACAGATATAATGCAAACAATGTAAATTGGATGATAGAGATAAATGAGCAAACTGTAAATAATTTAAAAAAACTTTATAAAGACCCAATAATATATTCTAATTATGATAGTGTGAATATTCAGTTAGATAATTTCGGATATGATGATTTAGGATATGAAATTGAAAATTTTGGTACAATAAAGAAAGATGGAATAAATTATGGTTTCTGGATAATAAACATAGATGCTGACAATACAACAAGTACATTCAATGTGATAGCTCAGTATAACATATCAAATGTTCCTGATATTCCAATATATACTTATGACAACAAGATAAAGCTTATAAAATATATAAATGGTGTTGATATAAATATAAGAAAGGATTACATATTCAAAGTGTTCAAACAAATGCTTCCATTCTTTAAAATACAACCATCTGTGATATTTGACCGATTGATTACTATAACTAAGCCATCAAATTTCAGATTCATAATGAGATATAAAGAATCTAAATGTACTGTTGATGATCCTAATATAGAATTATCAGAAACTGATGTAACTATAGCTAAGTCAAATACATATCTGCAATATAACAGATATTTTGGAAATATAGTACCATTGATAAATAGAGTAACTTCTGTATCTGACCAATGGTTATTGAAATTCAAAGATACTATAGAAAATACTAACAGAATGGTAGATACTGGGAAGTACCCATCCATAGGTGATAGTGTAATATATAAGACTTCTTTACAATTAGATATGAGAAATTCAACACCAATATATGTACCATCAAAAAATAATGCTATAAAAGATTACAACAATAGAAAGAAAGATAAAAATGGACAAGAAATAAGAGTAAAACTATTAGAGCAAAAACATTTTAATGATTCTGTAATTGTATATTGTGATGATGTACTAGAGTGGTCTACTAATAAGTTATACTCATATAATGAAGTTGTCAATAAATCAACCAAAGAACAAGCTTATGCAATATTCTTAATGTTGAACATGGGTACATTGATTGATGATATGAATGAAGATCAAAAATTATTTTTATTCAACAGGTATGATTATAAAGTGACGTCAACACCAATGAAGATGAATTCACTTAATTCTAACAAGCTATATAAAATTCATTACAAATTTGTTTTGAAATAAAAATGCTTAATCCTGATTGAAAGTTTAGAATAACAAACAAATATCTATGTCAATAATCAATATAAACTCATTTGAGTCACGAGTAAGCAATGCTAATTATTTAAGCAACTATACTGATCCCTATTTAAAACAGTCTTTGGCTAACCTTGGCCAAAGACTTTCAACTAAAGGTGATTCCATAAAGAATGACAGTTTCATCATTTCTGATTTGTTTCCTAATTATTTAGGAGATTTCAATCAGTCAAATATTGCCGCTGAATTTACTTGGGCTAAGTCATCAAACAGTATAGTTGGTAAGATAGTTGAAGTAGATGCTGAGGAAACTAGTGATAAGTCGGGAACAAGAGTTCCTGTGGGATATGATGAGGTTAATTCAAATATAAATGGTAATGCTAATTCACAGTTTACTATAGAATCATCAAATAACATTCTTAAGAACATTACTAAAGATCAGTATGGTTCTGAGATTTATCTTAATGATTCAACTGGTATAAATGGTTCATCATATTGGCATAGAAATTCTGCTATTATTGCACGTACACATGATAAGAGCATTGGTAAAGATGTTCTTATCTATAAAGTTGTAGGGCATCATGATTCTGGTAAGTATGGTCCTTATGATAATGAGTATATATGTGAAGAGATAACAGTAGATGGGGAATTTGTAGATGGATTCAGAGTATTTATGTCTAATGAATATAATCTGATGTTACCAGAAGATGCTACTTTAACTAATGACACTTCAACAGAAGTCAATCCTAACGAGTATGAAAAGTTAGTATTGATCAGACTTAAGAAGAATCCAAGCTATTATATTACTAACACTAATAATGAACACAAATGGTTGTTAGAAGTATACAAGTGTAATTCTACTAAGATAGATTTAGGAGACTTTACAAGAGTAGACTCTGTAAATTATGATTATGAAGATGACTTGTGGAAGAAAATATCTGACACTTATGATGATGATGGTAGCTTAACCCCATCCCAATTGATTGATTCATTATGCAATCTAATGACAGAAAATACTTATGTATTCACTGATGATGGATCTCCTTTATTTACAAAGAAGTACACCTTACAAGTAGATGAGAATACTGAAAACAATGTTGGATGGTCAGTAGCAAGTTTTGCACCTATAGTCAATAATGAAGTTTGCAATTCGGTAGGTGTTGGTGAATGGTATATGGATGATCAGGACGATCAAACAATGATAGAAGAAAAGCTTGAATATTTTGTAAATGATGCTTCACAACTTTTCCCTATGGTACTTTCCGTATATGATGATATCATGTACAGAGATTCAACTAACATAAAGATAAAGAGACAGATAATTGCTCAGTTATTGTTGTCTGCTAAAGAAGAAGCAAGTACACAATATGGTGCAAAATCTGTAGAAGTTGAAGATTCTTATAGTATTATCATGCCATTGGATTTTGTAGTAAACTTTACTTACAACTCTAATGATTCTTCTATAATATATAATTCACTTTCTTCTTTACAAGTAAATTTCATACAACTTGGAACTGATAAGAAACCTGGTAAAGGAATATTCAAGTACTTACAGAAAATCTGCAATTATACTGATGCGGATAATGAACAAGTAATATTAGCTCATGGAACTGAACAGAAGACTATATTATATGATTTCATAATCAGTTATGTAAATGACAATATCATATCTTCTATTGATTGGTATCAATCATTTATATTACCTTATATCGGTACAGATGGATATTGGATCATAAATGGTGTAAAGACAGATCAGTATGCTAGAGCGATTAGTTCAAATGGTAGTGGAATCATAATAAAACAAGATACTGATCCAAACCATTTTGATCCAAGTTCTTCTATCATATATGGACCAGAAACAGTAAAGAACTGGGATAAGTCAAATTGGGAATTGAAAGAATTTGCTGCTAACTACATGGATAGTGATTCTAATGTTGGAGGAGATTCTGTTGTTTCTGTATATGTTTGGGTACCATCCAATGAATGGTTGAATACTATAGCTACTACTGATGACTATTCATATATAAGCAATTCTTTACTTGTATGTTCTTCTTATGTAGATACTATGGAGAAGGATTCTACTGAAAATAAGTATATATGCAAATATGATACTTATACCGATACATGGAATACTTATCTTTCTACTTATTCTTTTGAGGGAACTAACTATAGATTCTTTAAGAATGAAGATATACTTAACAACTCTTACATATATAGAATAGATAAAAAAGCAACTTCATTGTCTTACCTTCTCGGCAAGGATACTCTTGTTACTTCTTTCTGGACTTGTTATGAATATGAAGAGAATGGAGTAAAGAAGCATGAAATGACTTATCTTAAGAGACCTGGTGGTATTGCAGCATTAGATCTTTCTTATATGATGAGTTTAGAGAACATGATTGCTCATTATGCTAATGCCCAATATAGTCCTGATAATTATCAACATAGATGGGTAGTATTCTCTAAAGTAAACAATGACTTAAAGAATAACAGTCATGATTCTTCTAATGTGGTATATCCTGTAATTAGAAATCATAATTCTGATTATTTTACTGCTATTACTGGTTCTTATTCTAGATCTTTAGGAAATTCTGTAGAGAAAGATGTAGAACAATATAAGAACAATCTCAATTTCTCTCTAGAATTTACAGATAGCATACAAGGAAAGATTGAAGGAACAGAGAATACTTATGACAATAGGCATTTTGATATAAATGATGAAGTCATAGTTACTAGAACTCCAGTATCTTACATTTCTATAGATAGTGTTGGTAATAAAATTGTAAAAGTAGATTCAGAAGCAACATATAAGAGATATGGTACTATCCCAAAATCAATACCTTATACAAAGTATCCTAAGGAATATGTTCCTAACTCTATTTACAATGCTAATGATGATGTTTCATCTACAGACAGTTATCAATACCCAATATTTGATTTAGCTGAAGTATTAGCAAAGAATCTCACCACTCTCAACAGATACAATATCATGGGTATTGGTAGAGAGTCATTCAACGGAACAGATATTTCTACTATACTATGGAATGCATACTTTGGTGTTGCACATGATACTGATGACAAATCAAGACTTAAGATAGGTAGTAGTAATGTCAATCCAAACCTCGGTACTACAACGATGGTACATAATCCATCACAATGTAAGCTTACTCCGATGGATACATTTGATATTGACATGTCATATACCAATATTAATGGTGATGTGAATATCAAAGGTCATTTGTTTACAAATAATGCATCTTGGGAAGCCCATTATGTAAATGGAGACAATAAGAAGTTATGTGCATATAGTACTATAGTAACACCTATAGGTAATCATAGATCAGCTAGGGTTAGCATAAGTGATTTTGATACCACTGGAGATAACAGTTTGTTCAAATCTTATTCAAATGAAAACATAGGTGCAGAAAATTATTTGTTCCATACTTTATCTGTAACAGATGATGGAAAGAATAATAGATATAATACAAGATATTATCATGAATACCCTCATAATTATAATGTTTCTTATTTGAATCTTACTAAATTGTTAGAAGAAAACCATGTGATGACAGATTTTGGAAGCATATTCTTAGGAGATGCTTCTAGAATATCTAAACGTTATAAGAAGAATGATGATATTGAAAAAGTAATTGACTTAATAAAGATACAAAATGGATCTCATGGTGTATTCTGTACTTTGTATGATTTGGTAATATTGAATAAAGGAAACATATCAAGCGGTGCAGGAAATCCAAATGAAGAATGGTATAACTGGTTGCTTGACAATTATGGTGATAAAACGAAATTAGGTAAACTTGAAAACTTATTAAATGATTATAAAAAATATATAAAGATCAATCCTTATGGTAACAAGTATAAGTTGATCGGTAATGAAGAATGCGTACTTTGTGTGAAAAACAGAACATCTGACAATGAACCAGTAGAAGAAAAATGGATGAAGATACCAGAAGCAGGTTGGTCAAAGAAGATAACTGATGAACCTTATGTATCTACAGAAGGATTACCATTATACGAATCAGCTAACTACCTTGAATTAAGTACATATTTATCGGATACGGAAAATAGTATTGGAAAAGATATTTTTGTTGGAAATCCAGTGGTTCTTTCATATATGGATGTTCCAGGATCTTATACTGGTACTTTTGATGTAACTTCAGTAAAGAGAATATATACTTATGCATATGTCGGTAATGGTAAGTGCATTGGTGATAGCAAGTATGGTGGAGAAAAAGATCCAAATTACAAATATGAGTTGAAATATGAAAATGGCAAATATATCTTACCTGAAGATTTTGCTAACTACTCTTATAATGAAATATGGACATGTGATGGATGTGAGAAATGCTCACAATATTCGTGTGATATGATAGAAACTTGTACAAAATCTAAAGTACAAGGATCTTATTTGCTGAGTTATGGTAGTTTTATTTGTACATATAATGAAGACCCAGTATCTTACATGAATGAGAAAACTCCAGTATATCGTAGACGAGTAGTAAGATATAACACAGATGAATCTGGTAATTCTTATAAATATGTTACTTATTCATATTATCCATCTTATGAATCTATTCCGGTATCTGAAATATCTGTAGAAAATGAAAACACATTACTTGGTATTCTTACAATAGGTAAAGATCCTGATGGAACAAGATATGTATTAAATAAAAATCAACATGTTGTAAAATATGATAATAATGATGATATATTAGCTACTTATGTATATATTGGAAGAAATATATTATGTCCTACTCAGGAAGAATATATACATGAATATTCACCTAAGTTACCAAAGGGATATTCAATGTCATATTCTGTTGGATCTCAACAAATAACTGTAAATCCTAATGATGGAAGTGAAACATATTTCATTGGTATAAAAGAAGCAAATACCTACTGGAAAGTACCTAACAGATATAATATAGAAGGTAAAGGACAATACAGTGGTTGGAAGATGATGACAGAATTACCTGATAGATATGACAAATCAAGTAAGTTCTCATATTATAACGAGGTAATAGTACAACAAGAATATAGCTTATGTTATCGTTATATCAATGTAAGAGAATTGTTGTCTAATAACACAATACCTCAGTTCTATGATAATTATGAAAAAGATTATAATAAGTTTGCAAACATAAATATTCAACCAGATAAACCAATTCCATCGGAACCAGATAAATCTTTAACTGATATATATCATAAAGAACCAGCTACTAATACAAATAAACCATCTGGTAAGCTACGTGTAAGAGTTTGTGAATTATGTGATAAAGATGGAATTCCTTATAAAGATGATACACTTAAAGAAATGTTGAATAAAACATATATATTGTATAATGTAAACTGGTCTAATACAACTGGTGAAATAAAAAATGATAATTACGTAGGTTTAGAAGCTAAAGGATTAGAAGATATATATGTACATTGTTATGATGATATTTATAAAAAACAATATGATCTAATAGATAATGAATGGGTTTATAATGAAAATGAAACCAAGAAACATCATATAGAAAAGGTACCATGTCATCCAAAGATATCAGTTGATAAATATTCTGATTTATCCAAGTATACATTTACATTAACGGAAACAGTTAAGGGTTCTAATGTCTATAAATTAGGATGTAATGTTACAGAAGATATGTTGAAGACTTTCAAAGATAATGTGGAAGGAAATATTATTATATCCAATGAGGATCAACAAGAGATAACTATCAAGTTGAAAGGTACATATACTTCTAAAAAATCAGTAAAATATACATTTACTACTTGGTCAACAACGGATGATGGTAATATTTCTGGAAGTGGAATTGAATTCAATTATAAGTTTGATGATATTAATGAAAGATTCTATAATGTAACTTCATACTATGAAAATCTTGTAGATTGGCAAAATACATCTGGTCTTAAATACTGGGTTGGATGTACAGCATTGAAATACGATGAAGAACACCCTGATGGACAACGTTCTACATATTTTGAATCTATACTTGAAAATATTTCTGACAATAATACTACAAAGAGATATAGAGTACATCAAACCACAGAAGCTAAGAAAGTTACTTCCGAGATAACAGAAACTTGGAGGATAACTCCTAATAAGCAAGCAGATGGAGTTAATAATTATGGAGAAATAAAATTTGTAAGAAAATCAAAAGAAAGTTAGTTATACAAATGAACAACCAGAATAAGATAATTGTTGTAACTTATGACAATCAGAAGAAAGTAGAAGTTTTGGCTACTTTGAACACTTTGAATGAAGAAATCAAAGTGGCCAAAACTTTCAGTACTGATATCCTAAAGAAGGATTCAGATATAAAAGAATGGAAATATTATATGGATAATGATGATTTGTATTTAGCATTCAAAAACAATGCATTATTATGTGTACATACCGATGACAACCAAATATCTGAAGGTATAACAAAAGAAGAAATGTCTAATTCTAATATAATTCCAATGACATTTGATATGTTCAATACTGTGTCAACCAGATATATTAAAGGAATTACCATTTGTTGGATGGATTCTTCCGTTATAAAAGATAAGAGAATGATGCATGAAGTAAATGACTTTATGAAGTCTTCTAAGCAATACAATATGCTTTATTTTGGAAAAGAAGATGATTATACTACTATAGCAAATTGTATTTCTAAATATCTTAAGTCTGATTTTGAAGGTAGAAAAGAACTATTAAAAGAATACAATTAATTTAACTTTAATTAACAATATTTAAGTTAAATAATTTGTAATGAATAATAATGAATTTCTATATTTTATTGTAAAAATACATGTATTTATAAATAAATGAATAATATGCCAAATAACTATTCACCTATTGGTGGTGGCGGTTTTTGTATAGACATGCCAGGTGGTCCTGGTGCACCAGAAATAAAGGGTACTTGGATATCTAAGAAGACTGGTGCTGAAGTACAAGTAAGAGATTGTATCATTGCAGAAAATGGAATGTCAGTAATGCTTTCTGATGGTCGTATGATTGATATGGATGAATTCAGTACTGAATTCTATCAGATTTCTGATGATATTTACGATTCAAATGGAAATATCATTGGTAAGGCTGATGGAAATCATCCAGTACCAGTACCTCCTTACAATCCAGGTCCTGATGAGTGTCAACCACCGCATCACCATCATCCATTACCTCCACCTCCACCAGATTGTGGATGTCATCATCATCCAATGCCACCATGCCCTCCTCATCATCATCCAATGCCACCATGCCCTCCTCATCATCATCCAGAGTGCCAAGTAGATGTTGAGAAGAAACACATGAATATGGTGACTGATGTATTCAGTAAAGTAAATCCTGTGCCTAAAATAATTTGTGGTTCAACATTAGTTATGGAAAATGCACCATTAGATCAGTTGCAGATGCTTATTGATATTTTTGGTGTACATATTGAGGATATTGCTATCTACTTATATCAGAATTACTATACACCAGAAAAGGTAATTTCTTATCTTAAGAAAGTATTGACTGAAACATATAAGCTGAAGGAACCAGTTATTCAAGAGCCAACTAATCCTGATACTGATGGTACAACTGATACAACAATAGATCCTGATTTTGGAATATAAATTAATGTTTAATGTTTAAAATGGAATTTAAGAATGATAAAGTATTTGAAACTAAAGAATGTAAAGACTTCATAAAGAGAGTAGTAAATTATGATTCTAGTATAATTAAAACAAGTTCTTTTTTGAAAGAGAATTTTAATGTTGATCTTGAACTTACAGAAAATGGTGATATTACATTACAGGCTGGAGATGGCTGTATAAATGAATCACAATCTCTTTTGGATGCAAAGGAATATGTCAAGAACAACTTGGATCCAGATTATTACAATGAAGTACTGTTTATTTAAAACAATATGAGCTCTGACTTAAGTCAGAGCTCTTTTTGTAAAATTCACTAGAAAACGTTAAAATTATCCCAGGTGATAGAATATACTGAATCATAATTATCCGCTCCCTGTGTGACCCAGGCGCCATCCTGGGGAATCTAACTTAAGTTCTTGAACTAATCGCCAAGCCATTTCCAATATTTGAAAAAGAGATTCATTCCTTCTTCATAATCTTCATGATCTTTCAAAATATCCATTAATTTTTTCGGATCATCACTTTCATGTAACATTTTTATTGTTCTTACATCTTCAATACAATCATTGTCACAATTAATATACAAACGAAATGCCTTACACATTTTTTCAAGAATAGCTTTCCATTCATCTTCATTCTTCAAGAAACCAGGATATCCCATAAAAGATTCTTTAAAAGATTCAAGACGAGGAAGAACAAACTTTGCAATAGTAAGATCAAGATTCCATGTTTCAGAATCATCAAATCCACGTTCTAATCTTTGTTTTGTAAACTTATCCCATTTTGGATGATCTGGACTAATCAATGAAAAGTTTACATTATTGATACCATAAGGATCTTTAGATTCAAGCTTTGGAAGATTACCTGTATATTTGAACCAACCATTTTCATCATCAAACTTGAAGTGCATGATACCAATATATGCATCACCACCTTTTACAGTATTGATATAGTCAGATGTCCAATTAGGAGCATTAGTACTTTTCTTCCATTCAACAATATTCTTAATTTCAAAATTGAAACTACCTACTGTTACAATACCACCGTAATTGAAAAATTCATCAGGGTATAATTCATCATATATTACTTTCATGTTTTAATCTGATATTTTAATTACTTGTTCTGGCAATCTCTGAACAACTTTATCATTCATATAACGATAACTCTTAGGAGCATCAAAAATCATGCATTTCATTCTCTTGGGTTTAATGTCAATTACTTTTGTATGAAAAAGATTATTGCTATCTGTATGAGCAACTAATACTGTATCACCAATTCTTACTTCTTTACCAACAATATCCGTTGTAACTAATGTTTCCATGTTTTAAAACTATTTAAATGTTATAATTCAAATTCTTTCTGTTAACCCAAAGATTAAGATCACCAACCTTAACATCTGTAAGTTCTGCAGCTACTGCTTCTTCTGTTTCAGATAAATCGCAAGGAACTTCAGTATGGCCAATCTTTATAACTTCTTCAGGTTTTCTATTGAAACCAATTTTTGACTTATATACATTTCCATGCCATTTACCATCACCTACATCAGCCATAGTTTTCTGACAATATTGGGCAGTTTCATTCTCTAATTCAGATTCTGGAAGTACAACAACTTTTACTGTCTTTGCCATAATCTTTATAACCATGCATCTGAGCAATACAGAAGTCTTAGGATGAGAAATCAATACTAAGTCATGAATATTTAAAGGTTGATTTAATCTATCTATCATAATAATTATAAATTTTAATCATACATATTCCATTTATCTAACATTTCAGCTTTCTTATTGATGTAATCATTAGTTTCATCAACGAACTTCTGATTTAATTCATCATCATCAAAAACTGGCCACCAAGTGTTGAAATCTTCAAGCTTAAATCCAATAAGATGATTTTGATATTTTTCTGGTACTCTGTTGATGAAATGTTCAATAACAAATTCATCATAAGGATCTTCTAACCAGGTTAATGGATAAAGAGAACAAACATCACTACATTCAAACTTAATCTTAATCATGATTGAAGAAACATCACTAAGACGATTTTCTTTTGTTAGTTCAACATTAATCATGTTGATAATTGAACTCTTTACTTTTTCCAAATTATTCATATTTACCATAATCATTATAACTTAAATTGGTTCTACATTTAATATTTAACATACTAAATATAGAACCAATCCTTAAAATTTCAAAAATTATTTAAATTTTCTTAAATTTCTTCAAGAACATCATAAACGTCATTCTTTTCTGCTTGAATTTTCTGCTCTGCTAAACTCAAATCCTTATTGATTACAGGAATAGAATATTTTGTCATCTTTTCAAGAATCTCATCAGGATATTGACTTGGATCCAGCCATACTAATCTTTCATTATAAAAGAAGTGTTCAATTATTTCATCTAATGTTGACATGGCTTTATCTTTCCATGTTTTCTTATTCAACAAATCTTCAAAATAAGCATTCACTTCATCAAGTCTTGTAATATCAATAGACAAATCCAATTCCTTGTTGCTTACTCTAAATATCTTGTCGGAATTTGGATTCTTAGCCTTTTTATAAACTACTGGTAAAATATTATCTCCTAAATCCCCTCGAATAATCTTATCTATTACAATATCCATAGGATGAATTTTTTCAACTTTCTTTGCTTTCATACAAAGGGTTTCTAACAATTTCTGATTCTCATTTGAATCATAACTATTGAAAAAGAAATCCATTTCATTATCCGATGTATGGTCAACAGATTCAATTACAATAGCATCCTTTTTCCAACAAGCAGTAAAGCATTTAGATTTTGAATCAATCTTAACTAATTGAGTCAAATCTCTATCAGCTGACCAGATAAGGCAATTTGTGTTTTTACTATTCAATAACTTACTCCAATAAGCACACCAATCATCTCCTTCTACACCCTTTTCTCTAGAAACACATACTCCAGTCTCTTTTAATATATCAATAAATTCATCATATCCTTTAAATATCTTGTCCCAATCAAGATCTTTATCTTTTTCTCTATTACCTTTATAAGTAATATGGTCTTTCTTCAAAAATTCTGGAATACTTATCTTATTTCTCCATGATCCACCATCTGCAACAAAAATTACATTATCAATCTGTGGAATATCCCGAAGTAACTTATTGATTGACTTAATCATCATCAACTTTACTTCTTTAACCAAAGTATCTTCATCTTTAATTCTCATTCTAAGAATAGAAAGACGAGACATCAGCAACCAGTTACCATCAATAATTAAAACAAAATTACTTTTATTCGACATAATCTACTTTTCTATTAATTTATATATTTACTTTATAAATATAGAAATTTTAAATAGAATTTCAAACAAAAAAATGCAGGATCTTTTGAATCCTGCATCTGTGTTTAAATTGAATTAATTAATTCTACTTTGCTACAACGGCTGAGTCAACTGTTACAGAATCTGCAGCAGTGTCAACAACTACTGTATCTGAGTCATTTACAGATGCAGTTGACTTAGTTGAATTGCCACAAGAAGCAAAACTAATTGCCACAATAGCGGCAAATACTACCAAAATCTTTTTCATTTTCTTTTAAATTTATATTGTTATTAAATTATGTTATTATGAAACGAATATTAATATCGTTTCAAGATTAATAATAGAATATTTCTATTAAAAGTTCATCGTCTACCACCAAAATTTTTATTCTTTGGATAAATAGGTCTACTGTCTACTTTACTAGGTACTTTCATATCCTTTCGCATATTACCAAACCAATTAGGTTTTGGTTTATATGATGGGTGCTGAATCCAAACTGGATGATAAGGATCTCTTAGTGGAGGACAAACATAAACTGGTCTCTTTGGAATTGGAGGATAATATGGTTTATGATATTTGTACCAATAGTCATGATATTCATAAACTACTTGAGTATGATATGTTGTTTCAATAGGTACATTTGATGTAATACATGATGTATATACAAAACACAATATTGCTAAGTAGATATTTAGAAATATCACATGAATCAATTTTTTATTTTTCATGAATTTAATGACTTTAATAACATTCTAGCGTATTTTACACACCTATCTGCTATTGCTTTAACTTTTCCATCACCTAAATTAACAATATTACCATTACTATCAATTTCAGATAGAGTGGCATTAGCAAATAATGATTTTGCAACTTCTTTTACATATTCTTCATCCTCATATTTAATACTAAGAGGATTGGGAATTCCCAATCCTTCAGTAGGGGATTCTTTATTTACTTTACTCATTATTATTTCTATTGAACTATTATTTTACATAATTTACATTTCAATGAACTTCTTGTTATTACGATAAACCAACTGGTCAATAAAGATCTTAGGAAGATCAGAGTATTCCTTACGGGACCAATCATTGACATTAAGATGTCCGGTCAGCCAGTTAGTATAATCAGACTTATCCAATCCTACAATTTTTCCCCTTGACTCATAATGTCCCATACTGAAATTGTCTTTTCTCATCATTGAATTCAATGCTTTGTTGATATGTCCAATCAAATCATTTAAATCATCATAAATAAAATATGTATGCTTTGATTTTCCTGTCTCAGTATTGTATAAAACATATCCCCAATTGCCAATTCTCTTGTTGTTGCTATGATATAAGAAAAGCTTATCATAATAATCAATTCCTTTGGTAAGATGAATATCAAATACCATACAATTTGACTTTCTTCTATTGAATGCCATCAAATCTTCTACAATAGGATTCCAATGCTTATCATCATAAAGGTCAAACGTCATCTCACCATAATTAGCAAATGAAATATCTTTTACATGTCTAGTTTGTGAAAGAATCCAAATAATCTTATTAGCTTCCTTTTCTTTAATTGGATCAACATTGATATTCCAAAATTCAAACTTCAAATTATATTTCTTCATACTACTCTATTTACTTTTTATCTACTTCCTTATTATCTACTACCTTATTATATTCTGCTCGCAATTTCTCGATATTGTCACACATAGAAGTCTCGTTACCCTTATCATCTTTTACCTTTTTGCAAGGTGAACCCGGTTCACCATACAACTTTACATAAACAGTATATGCTTCAGGAAACTCTTCCTTCAACTTGTTGATAGTTGTGATGACACCTAATGTACAAGAAAGCTTATCAGACCAATCTTGCAAGTCCAATCTCTTTATAGTAATTGCTTTGATTTTCTCTGCAATCTCTGGAGCATTCTTCTTAATGTATTTTACCAAAGTATCATTAAGTTGAAATTCATGAATACTAACACCATCAATCATCTTGTTGTAAATATTATTTACATGGAAGCAAAGATAAGCATAATTCCATCTACCACAAATATTATACTTTTCTTTATCTTCCTTTGTCAAGAAATCATATCCATATAATGTCACATCACCCTTATCAATAAGATGAGGATACTTCTTTTCAAACTCGAATACATCATTTGGAATATCCTTCATAAATAATGATGTAAGTTCATTTTCTACATTGGACATAATTGGTTTGTATTCTTTCTCAATAACATTTTTAGTCATTGTCCGAACTACACTTTCTCTTTCTGCTTTTGTAAATTTCTTATAAGCTACCATAATTTTACTTTTCTAAAATGTTCCTTAAATAATCTATTACATATTCAATATTCTCTTCTGTAAAGTCATACACTTCACGTTTTTGCAACTTGCTGTTTACCGCTTGAATAAATGTAGACTTATCAAGCTTATCACCAAACTTGCTCTGTACTTTCTCATATACTCTGTATATCTGTTGCAAGTCATCATGCAAGTCACCAGAATATTCCATAGGAAACTCTTCACCTGGAAAACTTGCTGTCCAAATATAGTTCAAACCATTTCTAAGAATATTCCAAACATACATATCATGAACTGTATCATCATATTGTAATTTAGACAATGGATAAGCTTCTTGCAATGTTATTGATGCACTATCTGTCTTTACTTCACCATTATCATCTATATAGAACCAAGATAAATAGAATGTGGTTTTGCAATAACTTGATACATCTCTGAATATTCTCTGTTTCTTAAGATATTCATAGAATTCTTTTGTATTCAATGCTTGAAATTGGTCTGGATTATCCTCATCTTTAACATAAAGAATTGGACAACCTTTGTTTGGACCAACAAGCACACCATCATTTACAATTGATATAGCTGTTGTTAAATTCATAGTGTATTTTATTAATATTAAATTATTTACTTATTTATTTTACATCTAAAATATAGTATAAAACAAATAAATTTCAAATAAAATTTCATTTTATTGACTTAAAGTCAATCTAATTGGGTTCACTACAAACCTCATATTCGCTGGCTCTATTACTAGAGCATCACGCTTTACATTTATCTTATTGCAACCTAGTACCATTATATTCAAAGCACCATTTATATCTGCATTTAATCTAAGGCCATTCTTTGTAACAAACAATCCTCTTCTTATCCTAGATCCAGCATATACTTTGTGCTTACAAATCTTTTCATTGTCCATAAAGCTACACTTTGAAGTGTATGCTTCACTCACTACAATGAATGTGATACCTTTTAACTTGCACTTATATTCTAGCATCTGTATTAGCATATTGTATGGTATTGAAACAAAGTTTTGATTTATAACATGTCCTAGCTTGGTACTGTCTTTCCAACCAACATTCTTTCCTACAATCAATGTATTTATGTTGTTTGATTCCATGTAACATACTATGGCATGACTCAGTTTATGCATAAAGTCTTTTACTTTTTTGTTTCTCTTACCATTCAAACGTTTTATTCTCTTAGTTGACTTAGTCTTTACTTTAGATTGCAACTCGGCTTTTCTCTTGTTGTAAAAGTGATTTATTGCTTTCAATGGTCTTCCATTGTAAAGAACAGATTGAGCTGAGTTAGAAGCCAAAGCAACTATATTGTCAATTCCAAGATCTATGCTAGCATAATTTCCATTGTCTTCTTTAAATTCATATTCTACTTGATATATTATTTCTACTACTATATGATTTCCTTTAGGTACTATCCTTACTTGGCATACATCTTCCTTGTCACAATTAAGATAAATGAAATCAGTCTTGTTCACTTTAAGTCTTAGAATGCCATCCTTTACCTTGATACATTGACTGGTATATACAAATACATACCTTCCATTTTCTTTGTCTTTATACTTAGGAAGTCTGACTTTCTTTCCTTTATTCTTAGCTGACTTTATTCCTTTGAAGAATGAAGTATATGTCTTATCCACTAAACGTAGTATTTGCTGGCTACATTGAACATAAGGTAAGCTAGTATAATCCACTTGCATTGTATCAGATAATTTCTTATTAAGAGCAAAGTAATTAAGATAAGTCTTGTCTTTACTATATTGCTGTCTTATCTGATACAAAGCTTGGTTATAGAGATTCTTAGAAAGCCAACACAATCTATCAAGTGAAGCATAATTCTCATGCTTCTGTCCTATGATAATTTGCTGTGTTAGCTTAAGTTTCATATAGTAAAATATATTATAATTTAATATAGTATTTTGAATGAGTTAATTTTAATATTTTGTGCTATTAAAATTAAATCATATATCCATCTCCTAATTCACCAAAATCTTCCGGTCTAGTACCATCATAAAACATATAATCATCATCTTCATCATTAATGATCTTCAAATCAGTTGGTAAAATTCCAAGCTTCTTTGCAATTTCATTAATAGTAAAGATACCATTTGCATGTCGTTCATCAGTTTTCTTCTTCTTTTCCTTTGTATATTCAATGAACAAACTTCTGTACTTTATAGCATCATCATACCATGTGAAAATTAGTGCATTATCAAGATTGTCATTTTCTTCAAATACAGGAAAATCATTATCATCAGTCAAAGTAAAATCAGCAATACAATGCTTACCAATTACATAAGCCATATACTTTGCATCCTTAACAAGATACATATCTTTAAGGTATGGATAAGGAATAGGAGTCATTCTATATCCATACTTTACCTTACTTACAAATATAGGAATAATATTATCTGTAACAATTCTATTATTCTTAGTAGAAATATTCACAACCCAAAAGATATTGTACTTCTTCTGAAACAATACCTTTGTCTTGAATAGGCCAGACAATGCATTATGAATAGTTTCTTCTTCGGTACAATAGAGATCCATAAGATATCGAGTATACTTGCTCTTTTCCTTAAGAATTGATAACTTAGCTAATGTACTTGATAATGTTGCTGTATATGTCATAATCTTTATTTTAATATTTTACATCTAAAATATAGTATAAAACAAATAAATTTCAAATAAAATTTCATTATCTTCAGTAAGGTGAATTTCTGTAACCCAAATAGTTTACTGTATTGTGTAGAACATATCCAATGTTTCATCATTGACCATATTCAAATCCATACCTTCATCTTTGTGGTAATCAATGAGATCCATCATTGGAGCATTATTATAATCAATATTTGCATTCATATTTTAATGTTTTAAGTTAATTAATAAGTCATAGCCATTCCTACTTTTGCATAATTCCCGTTGCTAATGTTATATCTCAATCTATTGATCCATTCATAACTTTTGCTAGCATGAATATCTCCAGGAAGTACAAATGTATCACCAACTTTAGTGAATTTTACAGTACACATTGCACATTCAAAACTATATTCTGGAAATGTATTAAATAACTCTTCATATTCTTCATTATCTTTAACACCAATATCTTTAAGATAATATTCTTTTTTAATCTTAACTACTCTACAAGCGCATATTTCATTATGAGCTAAATGCATATCTATAACTGTACCATTTCTATATACTCCCATCGAATGTTGAATATCTGTGGACCAAAGAATTGTCTTATTCTTATATAATTTATCAAGAACTTCTTTAGTTATCTGTGGGTTATTGTTAATATCATAACCTTCTGAAGCTAAGAAGGAATACATATCCATCATTGGAGCATTATCATAATAATCTTTAGCACTTGTTGTATAAATATTTCTTTTCATAATCTTAATAATTTTAACGTTTAAAATATAGAACAAACAAAATAAATTTCAAAATAAATTCAAATAAAATGTTTTGAAATTGCAATTATTTTATTTCTATTTTAATTTAGTATAAACATTATTTTATGGAAGAAAAAAATACTTTAGTGATAGGTGATTTCCATTTTGGAACAAAGACAAATTCAGTACAATGGCTTGAAGAAATGGAAAGTTATTTTGTAGAAATTGAGAGTTTGATAGTAGCAAATGGTGCACAAAAAGTAATTTTCTTAGGTGACTTGTTTGATGTAAGATATTCTATAAATACCTTGGTTGGCATCAAAGTAAAAGACATGGTAAGAGAAATGATAGAAAGAAATCCTGTAAAGAGTTTCAATTTTCTTGCAGGTAATCATGACTACTATTCTCCTAAGAAAGAAGATATGCATTACAATGCTTATGAAATGGTTTTTGGTACCGAATTCATGAAAGAACATGATAATGTACACTTCTATACTGAAAGCCCATATCTTGATAATGATGGTGACTTATATTTGCCTTGGTTCTTCACAGAAGATAAGGAATTGTTTGGGCAAACAATAGAACACTTTAAAGGAGAATTTATAAATAGAATATTCTGTCACTCTGATCTATGTACTTGGGATATAGATATGATAAAGAACATGAATGGAAGTCCGGTATATAGTGGACACATTCATACACCATGGACAGATGAAGAACATAAGTTATATAATCTTGGTGCAGCATTACCATTGAACTTCAATGATGTAAATGACAAGAGATATGTATATTTGTTAAGAGGTACAGAAATAGTACGTAAGTTTGAAAATGAAGAAACTTATCAGTTTTACAGATATTTTAATGAAGAAATCTTTAATCTTACTAATTTTGATAATTGCTTTGTTCAGCTATATATTGATAAAGACTTAATCAATAAAGCAAAATACATTGAGAAAGTAAAAGAACTGAAACTGAATAATCCTGGAATATCTATAAGAGTAGTAGCAATAGATAAGATGATGATAAATGATGATGAAGTTGGAATTGACATGAATCAAGATATAAAGAAATATATTGACAGCAACATTCCAAAGAATCTATATAGTAAGTATGAAATAGTGAAGAATAAATTAATTAAAAAGGATTATTTTTAAATGTAAAACATCTATATTAGAATATATACTACATGGAAATCAATGATGAATATATAATTAATGAATTTTTTAAAAAAAGATTAAAATTAAATAAGAAATCTTTTACAGATGAAGTTAAAAAATATTTAAAGAATAGATTTAAAGAATTTAACTCTTATAAAGAAACTGTATATAGAATAAAATATAATATAGAAGAAATTCCAAAGTGTCCAGTATGTGGTAAAAATTGTAAATTTAATGGACATCCTGGATTAGTGTATTTGACATATTGTTCTAATGATTGTAAGAAAAAATCTAATTTAGTTGGTATTCATATTGCAGAAACAAGGTTAAAAAAATATGGTAAAGGTATACCAGGTATAATTACCAAGATGAAAATGACTTGGCAGAATAAATATGGTACAGAAAATCCATTCCAATTAAAAGAAATCAAAAATAAAAAAGAAAATACTTGTTTAAAAAAATATGGAGTAAAATGTGTTCTTTCTTCCAAAGAAATTCAAAAGAAATCAGAAGAAACAAGACTTAGAAAATATGGCTATGCAAATTTCTTTTGTGATGAAGATATAAGGAAAAAAGCTCAAATATCTTTATCATCTGAAAAATGTAAAGAAAAAACTAAACAAACCAATTTAATCAAATATGGGTATGAATATTATAATCAATGTCCTAAAGCAAGAGAAAATTTAAGAATTAAATTATCTGATCCGGAAGTACAAAATAAAATAATTCAAACTAAAATAAAAAATGGATCTTATAAAAGATCTAAAAAAGAAGATAAATGTTTTGAATTATTAAAATTAAAATATAAGGATGTAATAAGACAATATAATAGTAATCGATATCCATTTAATTGTGACTTTTATATTCCTAGTGAAGATTTGTTTATTGAATTCAATGGATATTGGACACATGGCGACCATATTTATAATCCCGAATCAGAAGAAGATAGTAACATTGTTAATAAATGGAAATATAAATATGAAAATGAAAATAAAATTCTATATAAGAATGCAATACAAATATGGACAGAAAGAGATCCATATAAAAGAAAAGTTGCAAAAATAAATCATTTGAATTACATTGAATTTTTTAATTTAGATGAAGTAAAACATTTTATTAATCATGATAATAAATAAAATAAGAATAAAAAATTTTGGATCTTTATATGGGGTTCATGAATTTAATTTTAATGAATTAAAGGGAATGATTAAGCTTTCTGGCCCTATTGGAAGTGGAAAAACCATGCTATTAAATTCTATTTTATTTGGTCTTTATGGTACCATAAAAGATCATAAGAACCCCAATTTGATTGCTTGGAATACTAAAGACTATAAAGTTGAATTATGGCTTACTTCCGGAAAACATGATATCTATATATCTAGACAATGTTATTCAGAAATGGTAGCGAAGATAGATGGAAAGGATTTGCAAGCACCATCTAAGAATGATTATCAGAAAATTCTAGAAGAATATTATGATGTACCAAGAATTGCAATAGAAAGAATGTGCATCATATCGTTCAACCAGTTTATGTCATTAGCAAGCATGAACCCATTTCAAACAAAATGTTTTCTTGATGATGTATTTGGGTTTAAGACTTTTACTACTTATAATGATGAAGTGGTTGAAGAAAGAAGAGATGTGGCAAAAAGAGGAACAGAATTACAAGCATTGATACAAGAAACTTCTAATCAGATAGAATCTTTAAAAAAGAAGAAAGAAAATCAACAGCAGAAACTTGCAACATCAATAGATATAACTGGTTTAGACAAGCGAAGAAATGACTTGATTGAACAAGGAAAATCTGTAAAAGAAGAGCATAAGCAAAAAGTTAATGCAACAGTAGAGCAAAAAAGAGAATTAGAGAAAAAGAAATCTGAATTTGTTGATAAGAGAACAGAAGCAGCTACTTTGGGAAAGCAACAGAAACAAATGTATGAGAAATTCAAATCAGGCAAATGCCCTACATGTGGCCATGATATTGAGAAATCAAAAATAGATGAATATCTCAATAAAATGAATGATTATGCTAAAGTTTGGCATGATTGGAATGATAAGATAGAAGAAGTATCTAAAGAAATTTTATCTATAAATGATAAGATAGATGTAGTAAACAAGAAATATGATACATTGATTTCTGATATTAAATCCGAAATTCATTCTATTGATACTAAAGTATCAACTTACAATTCTAATCTTAAGTTAATGAAAGATAATTTTGACAATTTGATATCAGAAGCTAATGATAAGTTAGAGAGATTGCAACAAGAATCATTGGATAATGAATTAGAACAAGGAGAATGGAATGATTTGTCAGAATTGTTCACTAAGTCATTACGATACAAGTTGCTTGATTCTATGATACCACATATCAACAATTCAATATCTAAGTATCTCAATAAGCTTGAACAAAACTATTCTGTCAAGTTTGACCAAGAATTCAAGTGTCATATATTCATAGACAATAATGAAAAAGAAATTTCATATAAAGACTTATCGACTGGACAGAAGAAGACCTTAGATATTTGTATCATATTTGGAATTCTTCAGAATGTCATTGCAAATGTCAATTTTAATATAATAGGACTTGATGAACTTTTTTCGAATCTTGATGATAATATGAAAGATATGATGTTGGAAATGCTTCAAACTTCCATAGCAAATAACAGAACTATCATAATTATCAATCATGGCCCTATGTCAGATGACAGATTCGATCATAAAATAAGAGTAAGTGTAAAGAATAAGAAAATCAATAAAGAAAACATTAAGAAAAGTTTATGTACAGGTCAAGTAATAGTACATGCATCTGAATATGAACAAGTCTTTTAACTAAAACAAATAACTTTATTTTTTAAGTGAGGAAATAAAAAATCAAATTTGATTAATAAATATGGCAATACGTAGAAAACAAACACAAGAAGAAACAGAACAAACATTAGCTGCTCAAATTGGAGATCTTGGTAATGATTTGAATATGGAAGCAAATGAAGGAGTACAGCAAGAAGTATATGATGATGTGGCTGAAGAAGCTCCTTCTACTAATATGGCTACTCAAATGATAGGAAAGAAGTTGAACAGACTTCCTGGGGCTATGTCAAATGAAGAGAGAGAACGTGATAAAGAATTTATCAAATCACAGAATCTTTCAAGAATTGGTCAGAAAATTGGGGATACCACAAGAGTTCGTGAAGGATGGCTCCCAGTAGATAGAACATTGTTAGGTGAACGTGATATTTTCTATCCATCTGATTGGTCATTCTATATTCGTCCAGCAACAGTAGAAGCTATTCGTAACTGGTCTATGATTGATGATCAGAATGGTAATAGTATCGATGAAGTATTTAATGAGGTATTGAAGACTTGTTTGCAGATTAAGGATAGTACAGATCGTCCTATTCCTTGGCACAACATTTGCTCTTGGGACAGATTCTTCTTCTTACTTCTTGTAAGAGAATACACATTCCAAGATGGTGAGTCAAATATTTCATATTATGAGGATTGTCCTGAGTGTGAAACCCCAGTAGAATTCAACTTGACTTCTGATGCATTGATGTATGATATGCCAGATGAAGAAGTAATTTCATATTATGACCAGACTTCTCGTACTTGGGCAATTGATCCATCAGAATATGAAGTAGAAGGTGATCCTATTACTTTGTATGTACCAACTTTGGAAAAGGATGCAAACATCAAGGCTTGGATGATCCGTAAGCTTCAAGAAAACAGAAACACAAAGATAGATCCAGTATTTATTCGTTTTGTTTCTTGGATGACACCTAAGATTTCTAAGGATGATGAAATTAGTAAGAGACAAATGAAACAGCTTAAAACAGCATTTGATTCTCTTTCTATTGATCAGTTTGAATTCATGGATGAAGTTCTTAAGAATATTATTGTTACTCCTAAGACTAAATTGATTACTAAATGTCCAAGTTGTGGAGAGGAGGTAACTTCAGATATCAGGTTTCCAGATGGAGTTGGGGCTTTATTCCATGTACAAAGTAAGCGTCGCCGCTTCGGTAAGAAATGATCTTTTTATCTGCAGAGAATATCACATACAACCTAGTGAGATACTTAGAATGCCTTATTGGATATATGAAGAGTATCTTGCTAACATAAAAGATATCCAAAAGAAAGAAGAAAAGGAACAAAAAGATCAGGATAAGAGATATAATAGCATGATGCCTAAGATGCCTAGCATGCCTAAAATGTCGACACCGGCTATGCCTAAAATTTCTATTCCTAAATTCTAAAGAATGGATGAACTTAAGTTCATCCATTCTCTATTTTATTAATATGGATTACGATAAAATACTTTTAAACATATTCTTAACAAATAGTGGAAGGTCTAAATATGTTTTAAAAAAATTAAATAATTATTCAAACATAAAAAAATATTTAGATAATAGATTTTATGATTACTCAGAATCATATAAAGAAATATTAGATAGAATAAAATTTAAAATAGAAATAAGACCTACTTGTAAATTATGCGGTGCAAATGTAAAATATAAAGGATTGTTAAATAACCAACCTACGTATAAAACATATTGTTCTTGTTCTTGCGCACAAAAATCAGAAGAAACTAGAAAGAAATATAAAGAAAAGTGCATTCAAAAATATGGTGTAGATAATTCATTCAAAGATAAACAAGTACAAGAAAAGAAAAAGAAGTCATTGATAGAGCATTATGGTGTAGTAGTCCCATCTAAATCTGATAAAATAAAAGAAAAGATAAAAAATACTTGTTTAGAAAAATATGGGTCCGCATCATTATTACAAAGTGAAGAAATAAGAAAGAAAATAAAAATAACTAATTTAGAAAAGTATGGTTCAATTACTCCATTAGGCAATACAGAATTTATGAAGATCAAGATAAAAGAAAAATATGGAGTAGAATATTCAACTCAAATACCTTATGTAAAAAAGAAAATAAGTGAAGGAACATCATCTTTAAAATGCAAGAAAAAGAAAGAAAAAACTTGTATGGAACGATATGGTGTACCCCATATATCAATGGATGAAGATATAAAAAACAAGAAAATAGAAACAAGAAGAAAAAATCATACATTCAATACTTCTAAACCAGAAGAAGAATTGTATTTGTATATTAAAGAAAAGTTTCCATCAGTGGAAAGACAGTATAATAAAGATACAAGATATCCATTTGATTGTGACTTTTATATTCCGGAATTAGATTACTTTATAGAATTGAATGGATTCTGTTCACATGGTGGTCATCCATATAATCCTAAAAGCAAAAATGATGTAAATAAGCTTAATTCATGGAAAGAAAAATCTGTTGAACATCCAATGTATAACAATATGATAAAAACTTGGACAGTAACAGATCCATTAAAAAGAGAAATAGCAAAACAAAATAATCTTCATTTTAAAGAAGTATGGAATTTAAATGAAGGTAAAAAATTTATCGATAAATTATGACGGTAAACTATTGTCCTTTTTATTTTTATTTATTATTAATTAAATGTAATTTGATAGAGGCTTTTTACTTACTTCTGTTATTTTTAAAAGTAACATTAACCTAATTTAATATATAGGTCAAAATTTATCCTATCAAATACGAAATGGCAAAGAAATGTCTAGTATATGAGACACTTGGCAACATAACTGCAATGAAGGTTAAGGAGTCTCTTGACAATAATGAAATTCGCCTTTCTGGTGTATTCGGTGTTTGCGGAATTAAAAATGGTAACAACAGAATTTACAGTAAGGAGAATTATGGTCAGATGGTAGAAAGTTTGCAAAAGACAATAGCAACAGAAGGTTGTCTTGGTGAACTTGAACATCCAAATTCAATGAATATTAATCTCAATAATGTTTCACACAAGATTGAAAGTGTTCAAATGCATGAAGATGGTACTATTACAGGTACTGTTGTACTGCTTGATACTGAGAAGGGTCGTAATGCTAAGGCTATTGTAGAAGCTGGTGTACCTTTGTATATCAGTTCTCGTGCTCTTGGTTCTATTGATGAATCCGGTAATGTAACACTTACTATGCTTAAGACTTATGACTTGGTTGGTACACCAGGTTTCTCACAGGCAAGTTTGCACTTGGATGAAAATCAGAAGTTTGAATCATTGAATGAATCTATGTGCGCAGTAATTCTTGAAGGTGAAGATGACAAGAATGATGATCCTGATAAGAACAAAGATAAAGACAAAGATAAAACAAATATGAAAGACTTGAAAGAAGCAGTTGATAAGCTTAGTGAAAAGGTAGAAAGCCTTGAGGCTGAACTCCATGTAGCTAAGGAATCTATCAATGAAAAGGATGAGCAAATCCAAGCTCTTACTGAACAAGTTTCTGAATTCAAGCCTACTAACTATGATGCTATTGAATCTTGGATTAAGGAAGAATTCAAACCTGAATTCAGCCAAGAAATGGCAAATGGTGTACAGAAATGGGTAAGTGAAGAGTTTGCTCCAGTTGTTCAGAATTGGGTATGCGAACAGTTTGCTCCTGAAGTACAGAAGTGGGTTGTAGAGCAATATTCTCCAGAAGTTCAGAAATGGGTAACAGAACATTATTCTCCTGAGGTTCAGAAGTGGATTGTAGAGCAGTATTCTCCTGAAGTTCAGAAGTGGATTGTAGAGCAGTATTCTCCTGAAGTTCAGAAGTGGATTGTCGAAAATTACTCTGATGAACTACAGAATTGGATTACCGAGCAATTTGGTAAGGAATTGACTAACAAGATTAATGAGAATGTTTCTGAATATCTAGAATCTAAGTCTAATGACAAGTTCGAGAATATTGATAGAATGCTCGAGATGCTTGAAAGTGGACAAGGTTCTAAAGAAAATGAGATTCAGATGTTGAAGGAACAACAAGAGAAGAATCTTGGTAAGTATGCAACTTGCTATGCTATTGTAAACATGCCAAATGAGTACCGTCCAATGTTCGAAGGTTTGAGTGAACAAAAGAAAGATGAGATAGCTTTGCAGTCTCGTGCTTATGACTTTACTAAGACTGGTGTGATGGAAAGCTTCTGGGCTGGTATTGATTTCAATGAGAAGCCAGTACAGAATATCAATGAGAATCATAACCAAAATCCAGTAGATAACTATATGTCTAGTATCGCTGCTCAGATGATGGCTTTACGTTAAATGTCTAAAAAGCGGAGGAACAATTTATTTTTACTAAATTCTAAAAGAAAAAGAATTATAACAAAATCATATTTCTAGTAATAAACATGTTGATTACAGAAAATCAGAACAAAGCAATGTGGACTAAGATGCTTACTGAGCAGTTCCATGTTGAAGATAATGAAAAGTTGAATTGGGTATCTGATTATGCCCAAACACACGCAATGTTTGAAGCTAACCTTGGTGCTCATGCAGTAGCTACAGCCACAGGTGTTCAACCTGTAACAGTTCCAGCTGGTGGTCCTCAGGGTGGTCCTGGTGTTGGTCCTATGTATGCTACTCCAGCTAATACTCTTGGTATGGGTAATATTGCCGCTCCTAGTGGTCCTCATGGTGCTGATGGTCGTGGTAGTTCTACAGCTGGTATCAATCCAGGTGCATTCTTCAATCAGACTCCTGGTAGTGGTGATATTCCAGTTTCTACACTTCCTATGGCTTTGAACGTAGCTTTGATGACTATTGGTCTTGAGCTTGTTCCAACTATTCCTACTAAGGGTCCTTGGGCTCTCTTGAGTTATATGGACTTCCCTTACGCCGGTGGTAAGATGGGTCGTAGAAATGAAATCGCTGGTCTTGACGGTGTTGGCGCTGGTCGTGAGAACAAACCAATGTACTTCAAGGTATTGCTCCCTGGTACTGCAATTGCTAAGCTCCGTGCTCTTGGTACTTTGGTTGAAGATGTAAAGGTTGATTTCGAAACATCTGCTGGTAAGGTACAAACATTGTTCAAGGCATTTGGCCGTATGGATGGTGGTCTTCTTGTACAGGTTATCGATTCAAAGAAGGATACCAAGGATATATCTATCAATGAGGCATTCTCTGGTGATACATTCAAGATGACTATTGGTGGTACAGAAGTAACAGAATTGTCAGAGGATGAAAAGAAAGCTGTACAGGTTGACTTTGCTCAGACAATGGTTGACTTCATCGATGGTTTCGCTAACTTCGCTACTGGTAAGAAGGAACCTATGACACGTGCTGAGAATGAAACCGGTACTGGTAACACTATTGGTCTTCGTCTATTCTCTAAGTGGATTACAGTAGGTAGTTATGAAGTAACAGGTGCTGTAACTCGTCAGCAACTTCAGGATCTTCCATTGTACGGTGTTAACGCTGTTTCTAAGATTATGGAAGCAATGCAGAACGAAATCACCCAGTCTATCAACGCTCGTATTCTTGAGCATGTATTCCGTCTTGGTGTTACTAACGCATTGAACTTGAAGAACTATCAAGGTGTTGACTTGAACCTCTACATGGGTACTGCTGATAAGGACTTCGCTCAGCTTCCTATGAATATCAAGGAGTACAAAGATATCTTTGGTAATGATCTTCGTGCTACTTGGGGTACTATCAAGAATTCAGAAGTAAACACTTCTGCTGAGAATCTTCACACTCGTCAACGTCGTATTGCTTCTCGTGTACTTGCAGCATCTAACCTCATCCAGGTAACTAACAGACGTGGCCCAGCTAATTGGGTTGTTACAAATACTCAGGTTGTTACAGCACTTCAAGATTGTGCTCAGTATGTAGTTGCTCCAATGCAGAATACATTCACACAGTCTGTAACTGCTAACCTCTACAAAGCTGGTACTATTGCAGGTCTTCAGGTTTATGTAGATCCTTACATGGATTGGGCTGATACTCGTATTTGTGTTGGTCGTAAGGGTTCTGGTAACGAACCAGGTGTAGTATTTATGCCTTATATCCTTGCAGACCAAATGCAGCTCATTGCTGAAGGTACAATGGCTCCTAAGATGCTTGTAAATAGCCGTTACGCCATTGCTGATATCGGTTTCTTCCCAGAGAAAAGTTATTACACATTTACTGTTTCTTCAGACTTCGGTTTGCTCTAATAGTAAAAGTATAAAACATATTAATAAATTAAAGAGAGATTCCTTAAGGAATCTCTCTTTTTTCATATAGATTATCAATAAATTCTTTACCTTCTTTTAATGACCAAACTTCTTTAAAATTCAAATTATGATTTTTAGCACAATTTCTTTTTTCTACATCCTTTATTGTCCAAATTTTTATTGCATTTAAATAATATTTATGCCCTTCTTTACCTTTTGATCTCCATATTTCTAATTGTTCTTTATCATTTATATTAGTTTTATTATATGGATGTTTACCATGTGTCCAAGTACCATTTAACTCTATAAAATAATCTAATTCTAGTATATAGAAATCACAACAAAATGGATATCTTTCTTTATCTTTATATTGTCTTATAACTGATGGAAATTTTTCTTTAATATATAAATACAATTCTTCTTCTGGTTTAGAAGTATTGAATGTATGGTTTTTTCTTTTTGTTTCTATCATTTTATTAATAGGTGTTAATCCTTGTAATGGCCATTCACCACCATATCTTTTAATGTTAGTTAAATTGATTTTATCTATAGTATCATGATATTTCGAAGGGTTATCAACACCATATTTTTCTATGCATGTCTTTTTTACTTTATCTTTTACTTGTGGATTACATAAAGGTGCATTACCACCATATTTATTTATACAAGTAGTTTTTCTTTTTTCTTTATTAATTGAATATCTATTGTTACATTTTATACTACAGCAAATACTATATTTACCAACAGATCTATATGGACTAAATTTATGGCATACCGGACAAACAGGATGAACATTTATATGATAGAGAATCCTATATATGTTTTCTTGTAATAATTTTGAACTATTTTTATATGTACTATTATCGCTGAATCTAGTATTTATATATCTTAATATATTAGGATATTTTCCATTTTTAATTTGCATTATTCTAACAGAAGAAATATTAAGTTTATTTTTATCATTTCCAGGAAATAAAATATTTAATAACATCCAATCATATTTATTAATATATTCTTCTTTAGAAAATAATGGATAAGGCCTTCTATTTCTTCTTTTTATTGTTCTTTTAATTTTTTCATATAATTTATATTTATCCATATTTAAATATTCTAAAATATTAAAAATAATATAGATTTTTAATTTGTCTTATTCATTTTTTTAATTCTATTTTTAATCATAAATTACAATAGAAATAAAAACGAAATTTATAAAAAATTAAATAATATGGCAATCCCAGTATATTTGCAGAACTTTAAACATGCTGGTCTGTACAGAGTGGTTTTTGACAAATCAACTGTATTGAGTCAGGATACAAATGTTCTTCGTTTACTTGTTGGATATTCTGATAAGGGTCCATTCAACATTCCTACTTATATCCAAAGTGCTGCTGATTTTATCGCTATGTACGGTAATATCAATAAGACACAAGAGCGTCGTGGTAATTTCTTCCACCGTACTGCTTTACAGATGTTGAGTGTATCTCCTATTCTTTGTTTGAACTTGAAGAAGTTTGATACAGAAAATGTTACAGGTGCTCAAATCAATACTAACTTCAATGCGAAGGATACTATTGATACAGTACAGATCCCTGTGGCAGATGTTTACGATACTACTCGTTTCTGGTCGTTAGACCCAGAAAAGCTTAATGAAGTACGTGGATCAGAATATATCAATATCGCTACTACCGATGTAAAAGCTAATTCTGGTACTTTCTTCATTCGTAAGGCTTCTGGTGGCAAAGTAAGTTCTTATAATGTTACAGTAAGTGATTGGTATAAGGATGCAGGTGAAGCTGTTCCTGAATTCCTTGAAGGTTATGAAAATGAACTTATGTCAGCATTCTTCGCTGAGGTTTATGTATTCAGTGGTAAGTTTACAGCTGATCAAGTTCTTGCTTCTGAAACTTTAAAGAATTACTTTATTGTAGATAAGAACGGTAAATTGAAGCTTCGTCAATATGTAAAGGACAGTTTTGGCGACTATAACGATACTCTTGACTATCTCTTCGAAGATGAGACAAGTGGTGCTATTGGACATTATGTTGGTTGTTTGATTCCATATTTCAAGGATAAGAATGGCAACTATGCTTCTCTTGATATCATATTCAATCTTGATTCTGATGCACACCACATGATGATGAGCTTCAATGAAGATATGCTTTATGAATATGGTACTGCTAACATCGACATGTCAGGTGCTCGTTGGATCTCTACTTCAGATTCTACTCCTTATGACAATACCCATGTAGAAAGCGATGGTTCTGATGTTGGTCACAGCCGTGCTAAGATTTACAAGCAATATGGTACTAGCATTGTTTGTATCGACAGACTTTGGAAGGGTACTGCTTTAACATCACTTCTTGGTAATGTTGATGCTCCAGTTGTTTCTGCCAAGACACATTTCCGTACAAACATCTGGTCAGATGAAGATACTATCAAGCATCCTCTTTCTTGGGAAAATGTAAAGAAGATAAGTGGTAACATGTATGTTCAATCTTGGACTGATACTGCTATTACTTTAGGAGCTATTGGTTCAACTAAGCATATTACTATCGACTTACTTATGATTAGTAAACCAAATGTAAACTATATTCTTTACGAACTTGGTGCTGCTTACAAGAAGACAGTTGATGGTGTAACTTCTTATGTTCCGTTTGAGTCAGGTCTTGGTACAGTTTACAAATCAGCTGATGCTTATGACAAACCGGAGAATATTAATGGTCCTAAGAAGGTAATCACTTCACTTTCTAGAGATTTAGATAGTACAGATGATGCTATGGTAATCTTGAGTTCTGAAGTTGTTAAGTGTAATATCGAAGATGTTTACATTACTACAAAGACCGAATATCTGAACCCAGATACATTGATAGATGAACATAATAAATATGCTTCTTGGAATGTATATGGTCCATCTGTTACATTCATCCCATTAAATGAAAATTGGACTTTGACAGCTGATGTATACGATGAAACTGATGAAGATGCAGTACATACATATCATTTAACAGCTCCTGCTACAGCTGATACCACTGTTCTTGCTATGCTTCAGAAGGGTGATCAGTTCTTAGCTGTAGATGGTAAGATTGATATGGATGGTGATGGTGACTATTCTGATGAGGTAAATAATGGTTATTATGACCTTTGCTATGTTCAGGAAACAGAAACCATTACTGATGAATATGGTAATCCTAAAACATACTCTATCAAGTTCACAGGTAATATTGCTACTTATGAAGGTGCTAGCAAATCTGACAAGGACGTAACTATTTCTAATGGTGAATATAAGTTACTTAGTCCATCAGAACAAGCTCTTTATAAACCTAAGAACTGGGCAGTTACTTACAATCATGTGGGACCTAGAACTTTAACAGCTGAAGCTTATGCAGTTGCTACAAACAAGGAAGGATTCAATCCATCAGGTATAGTATTCTCTAAGCAAGTTACAGCTGTAGAATACATGATGTTAAATGCTACTGCACGTAACATGTGTACTAGAAATTATCATTACCATAAGATTGCCACATCAGATCCAAATAAGGATAATATAACAGGTGCAGAATATAAAACAAAGAGTGAAGGTGAAAAGAAAGACTATAAATATGTAGAACTTGATTCTTATACATTCATCTATGATGATATCAAACAAGTATATTCATCTAATGACGGTCTTAAGAGACCTGTTCAAGTAATAACCGCTGATGGAACATTATATATTGATGCAACTTCTAATCCTGATTTGAAGGTAGATGAAGCTGGAAAGATTAGCGCAAATACAACTGCTTTGAAGCATGATGGTACTGATAAAATTGGTTATTATGTAGCAATGTATACAAATCCTGCATTTAACTATGGTCAGGAGGTAATTATGCTTACTGATACAGAATATCAAAAGATTAAGCCAATTTCTGCAGAAAAATATAATAGTCTTTCTACTTCAGATAAGACTGCATATAATAGTACAACAGCGAATTATACAGAAAATGGTGGTGCACCAAAGAATGGCCATTATTTGATTGGCTACTCCACTTTAGTAGCTAATACTAATGAATGGATTAAGAAAGCTGCACAAAATGCAACAACTTATGGTAAATATCTTGTTCGTATTGAAAATGGTTTGAACCAAGAAATTGGTACTATGGAACCTGTATACTTGAAGGGTTATACCTATGAACATCCAAAGCCAGATGGAGTTGGTCAACGTGCTAAGCTTGAATGGCAGAACTTCCAGTTGTCAGCTTTGACTGAATACAAAGGTCTTCTTACTGGTCTTTTGAATAAGTCAGAAATTGACTTCAGATATGTTATCGATGGTTTCGAAACTTATGTTGATGCAGGTGCTAAGAAGGTACTTTCTTATTTAGCCAAGCAGAAGCAAAATGCATTCGCTATTCTTAACTTCCCTTCTGTTAAGACATTTGTAAAGTGTCCATACAGTTCATTTACAGATGCTAAGGGAGTATTCAACGTACAATATGTAGTTGATGGATTCAATAAGAAGAAAGCTCATACAACAGCATTCTCTCTTCCATCAAATGATGAAGGTGCTAGCTTTGCAGCTTTCTATACCCCATTGAAGCTTTCTGATGGTACTATTGATTCTGTTGTTCCATCTGCAGGTCTTGTATCTAACTTGTTCATGGAGAAGTACAATTCACGTCTTCCTTATGAAATTGTAGCTGGTCCTAACTATGGTGCAATGTCAGTATCTGGTCTTGTTGGTCCTGATTACAATTATAGTGGTGATGAACTCAACATAATTGAGCCTTTTGGTGTAAACTGTATGGTATACCGCCCAAGCTTTGGAACATTCATCAATGCTAACCAAACTGCTAAGCAGACACCTAAGTCAGCATTGAGTTCTGTTAACGTTCGTGAGTTGGTTATCTACATCATGGATGAAGTTGAGAAGATTCTTCAGTCTTATCAGTGGGAGTTCAACAACCAGACTGTACGTAATAAGATTAAGGATCGTGCTGATTCTATCTGCGCTAGAGTTCAGGCTAATGGTGGTATTCAAGCTTACTTGAATGTCATGGATGACTCTAACAACACACCTGATATTATTGATAATGAGATGGCTATCTTGTCTACTCATATCGAACCAGGTCGTGGAATGGGTAAGATGGTACATGAGTTGACTCTGTATCGTACAGGTCAGATGAATTCTACTATTCTTGGAGAATAAACAAATGAGAGAGTTCTTAAGAACTCTCTCCATTTATAGAAAATAACAAAATCTTATATATAAGAAAGTTTTATGCAGAAAATAACAGAAAATAAGCCTAACATTTATTGGGGTGGATCAGTTGCTGCAACTACAGGTGATTTTGCTTCTCGTGGCCATGATGGCAAAACACATCTTCCTCATTTGATGAATACTAAGGCTGGTGCTAATCGTCAGGATCCAATGAACCGTGCAGTGTTTGAGGTATCATTTACACTTCCTACACAATTGCAAGGTATGTTTGGTGCTGATGCTGCTACCATGACAGAACAAGTTACGGATGTTGCTGGTTTGGATGTATTACAAAAGACAGTACAAGCTGGTTCACAGAAATTCTTTGGTGTTGATGTGAGCTTCTTGAACCCAACATTGGATAACACTTACGCTGAAGTTACAGTAAACTTCAATTTGAATATTCGTTCCAAATCAGATGCTTGGTTGCTTCGTATCTTTAAGGCTTGGGAAAAACTTGGTTATGACCTTGCTGATGGTACTCGTACATTGAAGGCTGACTATGTTGCTGATGTAATGAGAATTGCAGAAGCTAATAGAGACGGTACAATTTATCGTGCTTATGTATTTCATGACACAATGATTACAAATGTAACAGGTCTTGATGCACTAAATTATACTGATAATGAACCTGCAAAACTGGCTGTTACGTTTAGATCAGATTTTTGGGATGAAGATATGAGTACCGGTGAATCAAGCAACTAAATTAAAAAGTTGAAATAACTAATATAAAGTGTCTATTTTATTCATATATAAGATAGACACTTTTATTGTATAGATTCAAATGATAGATCAAGATATTATAAATGAATTTAATAATTTAAATCATCCCCATAATAAATTTGCATGGTTTTTATTTCATTCAAACCAAGAAATAAAAGATTACATACATAATAGGTATAATGATTCAAATTCTGATAAAGAATCATTACAAAGGATTCTTAATCATATAGATAATATTCCAACATGCCCAATATGTGGAAATAAAAATATTTATATTGGGAGACCAAATAGAATATATTCTAAATACTGTTGTAATGAATGTAAATTCAAAGATATTAATTTAATAGAAAGACATAAACAAGGTTGCCTGAAGAAATATGGTGTAGAAAATATCTCACAAGTAAAAGAAATAAAGGAAAAGAAAGAAAAAACATTTTTAAGGCATTTTGGTACTAAAAATAATTATGGACGTTCAAGTGTTGTAAATAATATATTCAAAAGAAGAAAATTTAATAATACATTAAACACTTCTAAATCAGAAGAAGAATTATATCTTTATATAAAAGAAAAGTTTCCATCTGTAATAAGGCAATATAAAGATAAAGAAAGATATCCTTGGCATTGTGATTTTTACATTCCGGAACTAGATTGTTTTATAGAATATAATGGATTTCAAGGACATGGAAAACATGCTTACAATCCCAATTCTATAGAAGATAAATCTATAGTAGAAGAATGGAATAAAAGATATAATAATGGTGAGCATCCTTTATATAAAAGAATGATAGAAGGATGGACAATATCTGATGTACATAAAAGAGAAACAGCTAAAAGAAATAATTTAAACTTTTATGAATTTTGGGATTTAAATAATGCAAAAGAATTTATAAATAATTCAAATGACGGATAATTTAATAATCAAAATAGTATATTCAAAATCAAAGCCAAGTACACATTATATTAGAAATAAAGATAAATATCCAAATATCACTAATTATATTATCAATAGATATAAAGATAGTAAAACATTTAGAGAATCTTTAGATCGTATGAAATTTGGGATAGAAGAAAGACCTGTTTGTAAACATTGTGGTAATAATGTAAAATATAAAGGATTAGGAATATATCAAACATATTGTTGTAGAAAATGTAGTTGGATAGATACAGAAAGAAAAAGAAAAGAAACTTGGTTAGAAAAATATGGGTTTGACAATCCAGCAAAATCTGAAGAAGTAAAAGAAAAAGGAAGACAAACTTGTTTGAATAAATATGGGGTTACAAATGGTGGGTGGGCACCAGAAGTAAGAGAAAAAATAAAGAAAACTAATCAAGAAAGATATGGTGTTGATATGCCATTGCAATCTAAAGAAATATTAAATAAAACAAAAGAAACATCTAAAGAAAAGTTTGGTACAGAGTATTATATGAGAACTAAAGAATTTAGAGAAATTTCAAAAGAAATTTTCTTAGATAAATATGGTGTTGATTGCCCAATGAAGAATAATGAAATACAACAAAAATTATCTAATAAGTTAAATACAGAAGAAGTAAGGCAAAAAATATATGATACAAAGAAACGGAATAATTCATTTAATACATCAAAACCAGAAGAAGAGCTTTTCTTATATATAAAATCTAAATTTCCAACAGTAAAAAGACAATATAGAGATAAAATTTATTATCCATATAATTGTGATTTTTATATTCCAGAATTAAATTATTTTATCGAATTAAATGGTTTATGGACACATGGAGGACACCCTTTTAATCCATTTGATGATAAAGATAAAATAAAATTGGATAAATGGAAAAATAAGTCAAAAGAACATTTATTTTATAAGGGAGCGATAAAAGTTTGGACAATTAAAGATCCTGAAAAGAGAGATTGCGCTAAGCGTAATAATTTAAATTTTAAAGAAGTTTGGTCATTAGAAGAAGGAAAAACGTTCATAGATTTTCTATATTCTAAATATAACAAACAATAAAACACAAATATGAAGAAAGAAAAGATAGACAAGGCTTATACAAGTAATGATTATGAAACATGTTGTTTTTGTTCTAATAACAGAAAAAGATTTGTAATAGATGGAAATGAACTTACAGCAGAATATATTTGGACATTGAATCAAGAACAACGTGAAGAATTGATAGATAAGATAATAAAGAAAATCCGTATAGATGGTTTCCCTTATAAACAATTGTTAAAACATATTTATGAAGATGACAAGTATATAAGTAAGCAACTGCAAAAATTGAAGAAAGCAGATCCAGAAAGTGTAATGAAGAATGGTTATCTTTCCAATTCTGGTAGTCTTTGTTTGGATATTTGTAGATATATGTGTCAAGATTTGTTTTGGAAAACCAGAGGAGATGATGGAACCATATCTATAGAAGATGTGTTTAATGATGATGTACTGATAACAAGAGTATTGAAAAATCGAATGGGTTGGAATCTTACAACAGAACGTGGACAAGAGGAACCTTATATATTTGATATGTCACCAGAAATGATTGTTCAAGGAATTCGTTCATCAAAGATTGGATATGGTGTTTCTAATTTCAGACCTATGATTGCTAAATTCATTTATTCAAGATATTTGAATGAAGGTGATAAAGTATTTGACTATTCTTGTGGATGGGGTGCTCGTATGTTAGCAGCTTGGTCATTGGGTTTAAATTATTCTGGAACTGATCCATTAGTTGTAGATGATTTGAAAAAATTTGATAAAGAATATCTTGGTGGAAAATCAATGATGTTTAAAACAGGTTCAGAAAATCCAGATCCATATAATAAAATATTAGAAGAGAAAGGTAAAGTAGATATGTGTATGAGTTGTCCTCCATATTTTACATTGGAAAAATATTCAGATGACAATTCTCAATGCTATAATAAGCTTGCAAATTATGAGGATTGGTTGAAAGAATATTGGGTACCAACAGTAAATAACTGCAATAACATATTAAAAGATAATGGTTATTTTGTTTTGATAATAAAAGACTTCTATAAAAAGTTTGCTTTGAAAGAAGATATGGCAAAAGTCATAATGGACAACAATATGAAATTGATTGAGACTTTTCAATATAAAACCCAACGAGATCATTTGTCTGGTAAGAGAAAGTCTGGTGTAATGTCAAAGAACTCTGAATATGTTTTAGTTTTTAAGAAATATTAATAAAAATGAAAAATACTGGAAATTATGTAAATAGTTCATCAATCTATGGATTGATGAACTCTAATTGTAAGATATTAGATAATAAAATTGGGTTTTGGAAATCAAAGAGTCATAATAAATTAGTATTATGTGAAGATAATATAAATGGCATTGACTTATCTGATACTTCAAAAATATCTATGATGTATCTTGATAAAGTAAATTATGACAAGGAATTTTGGAATTCCAAAGGTTATGAAATGTCTAAGATTACTGAAGCTGAAGAAATATTTTCTTATATAGATAAAGAATTTTTCAGTAAGTTGAATAGAACTGTTAACAAAGAAGTATATGAAACATTGAGAAAATATGATAATTGGAGAAAATCAGGAAAAATGACTGTTGTTGATTATTCTGATATTCTATATGATGATATATTGAACATGATAAAAGAATGGTCAACAACATCTGGTAAGAAATATGGATTTTTTAGACATGACGGAATTGACAGAGCATTTTTCAAAAGACTTAAGAATAAAGAAATAAACAAAGACTTATATGACATAAGAATATATAAAGTAGATGATAAAGTAGTAGGTTATAGTGTAATAGAACATTATCCTTCATTTGAAAATCATGGACATGTTTATCTTATAAGAAAAGCTGTAACTGATTTCAGAAATTTATGTTTATATATTGATTATGATACATTTAGAGAAAAAACAAAATATGAAAATAATATCATAATAAATTGGGGTTGCTCTTCTAGTGGTGTTAAGAAATATAAACTAAATAAATTCAAACTTGCTTACATTAAGAAACTATATTTCTACAATCTTAAGAAAAATCAATCCTGAAACAATAAAATGGTCGAGAGATATAATTTATCATCTCGACCATTTTCCGCTTCCTGTGTGACCCAGGCGCTTAATAGGAGACTCCTAGTTTATTTAAGCTTATCATAATTTTTTCTAACAATATTAGAAAATTTAATCAATGCTTCTTTCATTCCTGATTTTGTATCAGATACACCTACCCAATTATCCCCATATAATTGGTTATTGATTGCCTTATATTCCTTTTCATCATTTTTATATTTACAATCTGATGAATTGATACAAAGTAATCCGAATAATACATTTTGTTCCTTCCAATTATCAATAACTCTAATTAATGATGTTTTACTACTTAGATATAAACTATCTGTAATATTCAAAAAGAATATTTTTTTATTTGTCTGTAATTTTATATCTTTCAATATAGTATCATAAGACTTAGCATCATTTTGACTCATCTGGTATAATCGATTTCCTAACTTATAAGGATTTTTATCTTTAGGTGTAATATATTTTACAATATTTTCACCATGCCCATAAATATACAAATCAATCCCCTCATAATTCTTCATTGCTTCATAAAAAATACAAGCAAGTTTTGATGCGACATTTCTAGCAGAATATTCACCATTTTGAGGAAAATTCATTGATCCAGATTCATCTATTGATATTACAAATGCATATTTAGGATCTGGACTTTCTGATTTCTTCATAACCTTTCTATGATATACACAGTTTACTCCTTGAATTGCCTGTACAAGATGAGATGATATAAGTTGTCCGTTTCTATGGAATTTATCATCTTCTAATTCAATTTTCTTATTGTTAGGAATGATTATTTTCTTAGCAATCTTTATTTCTTCTGATAACTTAGAAATCATCTTCTTATAAGCAATGGCATCAGAACTATTTGGTTTTACTGCTCCTATTTCTTCTTTTGCTCCATTAAATAATTTATCTGGTTTATTAGTATCATATTTACCAAGGGCATCATTTTCTTGATTTACTGAATTTTTTGCATTTTTGAATTTTTGTGATATTGCATTCTTTGATTTATTTCTTCCTTCACTTGTATTAGGAGAAAACAATCCATTTTGACCACAATTCTTATCCTGATTTGGATTACCTTCAGTTGAAGAATTTCCTATCATACCAAGATTTGGCTTAGATAATTTTGAATTAAGATCATCTAACTTTACATATTTCTTGATTATTTCTATAGTATCAAGACATGCAACAACAGTATTTTTTGTAGGACTATATTTGAATTGATTTGGGTCTTCAATATTTACAATAACCTTTTCATATATCTCATCCAGCATTGGTCCAAATTCATCGATCCATTCTTTAGGAAATCTATTTGAAAGATTTGAATTTCTAACCATATACAATACCATGAATTGTACAATATCTATCTTACTGTTAGAAAGAACAAGCTTCTTTATAGAATTGATGAATTTATCTTCAGAAAAGTAATGTGACAATACATGGTTCAAAAAATACATCCATTGTGGTTTTCTGACACCTAACATTTCTTCAATACATTCATCCTCGTATACATTATGGAGCCAATGAGCAATAGGATATTTTACCATTTTCAAATCATAATTTTTGAAATCAGTAAAAGCACAATGGCATGCTTCATGGCAAGCCAATCCCATTTCAATATCCATGCTATCATAAGCATCTTTATGTTCCTTCATTGGATTCATACCAACAACAATATGTTTTCCATCTGTATATGATGAATCAGAATTTTCTTTAACAACTAATTGTGCAGAATTTTCTGTTACTTGATTAGAAACATAAAGTAAAGCTTGTGACATCAATGCTGCTGATGTCTTATAAGCTTCAATTTCCATTTCTTTATATATGAATTTTGAAGATGGATTTATACCAAACTTATTGATAGTATAAGTAGGGCGGTTAGAAAACCATTTTGTATGTTTGAGAGTATATGTCATAACTTCAGTTCTTCTTAAAATTTACATTATGAATATAGAACAAGCAAAGGGAATTTCAAACAAAAGTTCAAAATTCCCTTATATATTTTACATAGGTTTAGGATCATCATCCCAACTCATATTCTGATAAACTGCTGGTAAACATTCTTTATTTACATAAGCACCTCTACCACCAGCAGAAGACCAATATTTGTTGAATTTTCCATTCCATACATAAGGATGATGTTCTTTACCATAATGGTCTTCTTCCAATTTAGTAGTATCTTCAACAAATATTTTTTCTGTATGACGATATGGATATCCTTCAAAAACGCGATATTCTCCATTCTCATTTACGGCAATATATGCTTGGTCATATCTATGTTGTACTACTTTATCATCATCTGATGGTTTATTCAGATACTTGTCAACATCAAATGCATTAGGGCAATTAATATTTGAAAGGTACTTAATCAAATTAGGATCAATCTTAATAGTCTTCAAGTTATTGAAATAATTTTCATTCAATTTACTTGGTACTCCCATTTGCCATATCTTCAACTTACTAGCACTCTTAAGAAGATATTCATATTCTTCTTCATAACCAGGTGGTAATGTAGCAGCATCCTTATACATTCTAGATAAGAAATGAAATAATCTGCTTGCAAATGTATAATCAATTACAAAACCATAATTACTAATATATGGACAATGCAATTGCTCTTCTGGTATATTCTTTTCTTTATTGAACATATATAATTAAATTAAACAGTTAAATATGCATAATAGTCTTTATATAGAGTTCCTACTTCTTTATCAAAAGTATATTCAATCAATTTCTTATGCAAAGTATCAAGCATCTGTACTTCAACACCACCTTTCAACAAAAATATCAATGGTGTAATATCTCTATACTCTTCCCTAAACACAACTCTCTTAATACCAGATTGGATAATGAGTTTTGAACACTGCAAACAAGGGCTCAATGAAATATAAGCTGTAGCACCTTTACATTTACCTTCAGAACACTTGGCACATTTAGCAATAGCATTAGATTCGGCATGCAATACTTCATCATTTGTTACAAGATTGTCATTTTCATCAAGATGTTCACATTCATTTGGAAATCCCTTTGGCATGCCATTGTATCCTTGTGCGATAATCTGATCATCAGAACTTACAATAATGCAACCAACCTTACTTCTTGTTGCAAAACTCAAATCCTTCAAACATGAAGCCATATTCATGTAAGCAATATCATATTCTAGTCTTCTATTTTCTGTCATGATAAATTAATATAAATAGTCAGTATCTGTCTTGAACATTGAAACGAATGTCTTGTATTCAGTAAAGTTCATTTTTGTTGTATTTTCTTGGGTTGTCAGAATTCCAACATTATCCATAACTGGCCAACATTTTACAATGAACTCTTCATCTTCATCCTTATAGAATACTTCACAATCAACAGTAATATAGAATGCAGGATATTTCAATTCAAGCTTATTGTTTACCATATCTAAATCTTGAACATATACTGGAAGTGATGAATAATTAGGAAGAACATTAGGATCATCCTTCATCAATTTCTTCAGATAGTCACTATATCCAACAATATAGAATTCTGTAGTAAAAACTGAAGCTTCTTTACTGATATCAAAATTGAAATAATTAGTCATAGTGTATGTTTATTTATTATTGAATCTTCTATTTCTTGGTGTCTTTTCTGGACAATTCTCTGTAAAGATACAGCCTTTATCCATATCTTCTATTATAAGTCGTGTTAAAAACTTACCAGAAGGATATTCAAAGATATCATAATTATCAAGCCACATATAAGACCATCTTTTCAAATTATATTTAATAAATTGTTTACATTCATCAATATCTGTAAATTTGATATTTGAATATCTTCTACTGTTCTTATAAATTATAAATCCCATAATCATATTATTTTGTTCAGATATAAAATAGTATCAATTCTAAAAATTTCAAAACAAATTTAAAAATTTCTATAAAATAATGAACATCTCTTTCAGTTCTGTTCAAGAACTAAAGTTAATGAACATCTCTTTCAGTTCTGTTCAAGAACTAAAATTATGCACACAGAGAGTGGAAAATTTTCTAAGGTTATTAATCATACTCCTAAGTAATTTTCCGCTCCCTGTGTGACCCAGGCGCTTCCAGGATGAATCTTATTTTATATCCAATAAAATTGATTTACGTAATGATTGCAAGTCATTGACATAAACTTGATTCATTAAAAATCCTTTAACAATGATTGCTTCAATGACTGCAAGTCATTGACATACATCTGCTTTTCTGTTGTATTCTTAATATATTCAAGATGCTTTTTTATCTCTTCATTCTGATTCAAAAGTTCATCTCTTTCTTCTATAGTTATTTTTGACATAGGTGTTGCTAGCAATGTCATTGGTAAGTGTTGTGCATCCATATCGGGTTTGATATCAACCTTACTTCTGTTACGAATCTTAAGCTTACCTTTACATATAAGTTCAATGAACTTTACCAATTCTGAATTGTTCTTGTATTTCTCTTCAAGTATCTTTACAAGCTTTTTCTTTCTCTCAACATAAACAGTCAATCTCCAATTTACAAAATATCTGATAACCTCATATCTGTCTTTGAAATACTTGAGCTTGCCATTTTCATCAAGCAACCAAAGCAAATCATCTGGAAGTTTCTTAATGAGCTTGAATTTATTAGCTAATCTCTTACCTGACCTATCTGATTTGATTTCTTTTGCAAGTTGACCTTTGAAAAATTGTACTTCATAATGTACATTGCCATCTTCTGACAAGTCTTTATAATCTTTGATTTCTTGTTTATCACAAAGTTTATTCAACAATTTTTCAAATTCAACATAAGTAGTATCAGATGGCAAATTAGTGATTGTCATCAAGTCTTTTGCTTGATTTGTCTTCCATTCACCATAACAATACCATTGACCAGATTCTAATTTCCAATTGTCTTGTGGTATATCTCTCAAATAAGGCCTTACAACTGTCTTAAACTTTTCTACACCTTTCTTACTTTTAAGAATCTCTAAACAGCAATCAAGTACATCTACTGGATTCCAAGCATTGCTATGGAAAGAATATCCATTAGCAATACCCATAGTTGTATTGGAAAGAACTGTAGGTACAATAGGAAGGTAATGTTCTGGTTCAACATAGTCACCTTCTTCAAATACATACTTCAACAAATCATAATCTGCTTTGTATACTAAGTCTGCATACTTTGACTTTCTGATATACAGATATCGAGGTGCACCAGCTTCTGGACTACGAAGATATCCTCCTTGGCCTTCAATTTCCAGTGGATTGTAAAAATTATAAAAGGCTTTAGCCAATGTACATGTGGTACCAACAAGGGAAGCGTCGCCATGTGCATAGAGAGATATCTTCATTGTGTCACCAACGAGAGCAAGCAATTTTGATGTTGATCCATTCTTCAATGAACCTTCAAACATTGCATGTACAATCTTTCTTGCACCTGGCTTAAACCCATCACATATAGAAGGGATAGCACGATCACTGACAATATTGCTCGCATAATTTAAATATTCAACATTGAGAAAGTCAGTTATTGACTTTTGTATATCTTTCTTTATTATAACTTTATTTTCTGTTTTCTTAACCATAATTATAAATTAGATATTTCTTCAAATAATTTCATTCCTTCTTCATAATTCCATAATTCAACATAAAACAAATTGTTTTTCTTAGCTTGATTTCTCTTCTTAATATCTCGTTTAGTCCAGGTATTTATTGCATTATCATAGTATTTTGTATGCTTAGATTTCCATTGGTCCAATTTTTGCTTATCTTCTTTAGAATTTTCATTATATGGATGTCCTCCATGGGTCCAATGAAAATTGCATTCAATAAATAAGTCAAAATCTGGTAAATAAAAATCAACCATATAAGGATATCTTTTATCTTTATTCCAATTTCTCAAAACTTTACAGATACTAGATAAATATTCATATAGTTTATTTTCAGGCTTAGAAGTATTATGAGTGTGATTAATATATTTAGTATTTATCATATTTTCCACTTGTGATTTATGGTCAAAAGATTGTTGTACTAATCTTGACTTAAGTGGATGATCTACTCCATATTTTTTTAACCAAGTTTGTTTTGACTTTTCTTTATTATTTTTACTTTGAAATGAATATTCAACACCATATTTTTTTAAACAAGTTTGTCTTGACTTTTCTTTGCTTTCTTCGGATTTCCAATTATGGTCTACTCCGTATTTTTCAAGACAAGTTCGCTTTATCTTATCTCTGACTTCTTTACATTTATTTGGATTAGATACACCATAATTATTTATAAAGGTGTTTTTTGCCTTAGCAATTACTTCTGGACACATTTGTCTATGTTTATTGCAACACCCTATAGAAAATAAATGTTCTTTATCACTTGTCCTATACCCTATAAAATTTACTTTTTTACCACAAATCTTACAAACAGGTCTTTTGATGACATTGAATATTATTCTACACCAAGATTCTTTAAATGAATCAGAATCATTAAATCTATTCAACACATAATTATATTCATTAGGAAAACAAGATTTAATATGTTGAATAGAAAAATTCTTCATTCTTCTATTCAACTCAATTATGGTTTTATCTGTAATTTTATTTGTCATACTAAATCTGCCATCATTTCCTTTCTATCTTCACTATTCTTACCAAACCATTTCTTGAACATTGACTTTGTCAAATCATCAATCTTGAAATGCATAAAAATAGGGTTTCTCATTGATTCCTTTGTTTCAGATGCATCAAGACCAGAAAGACCTTTGACGTACTTAATCATATATCCTTTAAGCTTTCTTGCATCTTTATCAAATTCTTCTTGACTATAATATTTCTTTACTTCTTTACCCTTCTTTGCAATAATGATAGGAGTAATGCTTCTGCATACTATACCCTTCTCAAAAAGAATTGGCCATCTAGAAAAAAGGAGAAGCAACAATGCTGCAATCTTATCTCCATCAATATCTGCATCAGTAGATATCACAATCTTATCAAACTTCAAATCATTAATATTGAAGTCGTCACCAAACTTAAGACCTAAAATAGTAATGATATCATTGAACACATCATTCTTCATAATCTGCAATGGTGACATATCTAATGAATTAGGTGGTACACCTCTCATTATGTAACCTGCTTGAGTTTCTGGATCTCTACCAATACGAAGACCTCTTGCAGCAGAATCACCTTCATAAATCCAAAGCTGCTTACCTTGTTTCTTTTTTGATGAACAAGTCACATACTTATCTGAACGGCGAAGACCTTTGCTTGCTTCTTTATTGAGCTTACGAAGAGTACGTTGATCTTCTGCTTCACATTTCTTCTTATACCAATCTCTTACATTATCTATGATTTCAGACTTTACAACTGAATCAAGGAACTTGTTTGGAAGTTCAAACTTGACATTTTCATCTTTATAAAATTTCTCTACAGGTGTAGTCAAACATTCCTTTGTCTGTGAATCATAAGATGGATTGGAAATAGTCAAGTCACAGAACATACTATAATTGCCATCAACTTGTCGTGGAAGCAAATCAATCTTATCTTTCTTCTTAAGAAAATCACATACGGTAGTATTGATGATTTGATGCAATGCTTTAACATGAGTACCTTTATTACAAATACCTCCATTGACGAATCCAATATTGATAGCACCATCAGGATATACATAGACATGCTTATGTTCATCTTTCATCTCTATGCAATCCTTTAAAGTAACATAGTTTCTATATAAATCAATATAGTCTTTGAAATTATCAAACTTATATTCACCACATAAATCTTCATCTTTATATATTACTTTCAACCCAGGATTAGCAGCTGCTGCATTGATGCAACGTGTCAATATGATATCCTTGAATGTTCTGTCAAACTTATCTACATCTTCAAATCTAGAAAAATCAAGACGAAATGTGATCCTAGTTCCATGATTCTTTTTAGAAGATTTTTCTATCTCCTCATCATAGAATTCAGACATATTGTTTTTCCAATTACCAAGCCATCGCTTCTTTCCATCGTCAGTCATTACACCAAAATATGATGAAAAAATAGCTGTTAAACTAGCTCCAATTCCATTTTGTCCAAGGCCAGCTCTATCTTCATCATCATTATAATTAGAAGAAGTACGAAGTCTACCAAAAATAAATCTTGGAAGCATCACACCAGCATCTTTATGTTTAACAACAGGAATTCCTCCATTATCTTCTATTACTATAGTATTATCTTTCATTACAGTAACGGAAACATTAGTAAGGCCAAGATTATCAGGTCTACGATATTCATCACATGAATTTGATATAACCTCATCAATAAGCTTTAAAATACCCGGAACATATTCTACTTCTTTTTGTACCATCATCTGTTCTTTATAATCAAAAACAAACTGAGTAGAAAGTTCTGGTTTAATAGACCCTACATACATATTTGGGCGAAGGATCACATGCTCTTGTTCCGATAACTCTTTATATTTTTGTTCTATTGTCTTTGCCATATAATTTACAATACCTTAAGATAAGCATCATTCAAAGTAAGCCATTCTTTCTTACCATCTTTATTATGAATTCTCAATTCACATTTATATACTGGGTATTTGACATTCTTAGGTGCTACTAATGTTACTCTTGAATTCAACACTTTACCAATATGTTCTACTCGTTCAATATTAGCACCAAATCCTCTTGGAGATGGTATTAATTCAGGAACTTTAATAGAAACATTTTGGTCTATCATTGCATCAAGTTCATTTTTCAACCAATCGTGAAAATGATCCATTTCTGATATCTTAAACATTTATCTTTCCTTTCTTATATAATCTATTAATTGTATTATTTATATAATTGTAATTCTTCTTAAATTCGTCTGTCATGAATTCCCAACTCCAAAGATAGAGCTGTTCTGGTTCTCCATTCTTTTTTATTTCGAAGAACTTCATATTATGCGGTGTACAACTTGCAATAAGTTCATTATCTTTCTTAGTAGGCAACACTTCTACAAGACATAAAATGTTTTTATGTACGGTATTGTCTTTCTCATTAAGAATATAGTTTACTACATACATGGTACCACCAAATATTGCATGTACATCTGATTTGATAACAGATTGCAAATTTCTACTTACTCTTTTCATATTTTAGGAATTTATGATTTGAACATTTATAATATAGACAAATCATAAAGGATTTCAAAATTCTTACTATCAAACACTTCTATATACTTTAAATTGTTTTTGATAGCGGTTTCTCTTTTATCCACATCAGATTGTGTCCAAACTTTTATTGCACTTTTGTAAAATCTTGAACCATTATTTACTTTTGATTGCCATCGTTGCAATTTGGCTTGATCCTCTATTGAATTTGGATTGTATGGATGTCCACCATGTGTCCACATACCTTGCAATTCTATAAATGTATCTAAAGATTTAATGTAGAAGTCACAATGCCAAGGATATTCTTTAGATATGAATTGTCTAAATACATCATCTTTACCATATTTTTCGACTAGTAAATCATTTAGTTTTTCTTCTGGGATTGAAGTGTTGAATGAATTATGTTTCTTTTTAACATTATGAATATGTTCTTTAACTTTAGTAGACATCATTGCATCAAACATTTTTTGTTTTATTGTTTGATTTTGTGATGGATATTCTACCCCAAATCTTTCTTTGTTGGTTTTCTTCCATTTTTCTTTCACCATTGGTGATTTAAATGGATTATCAACGCCATAGTTAATTAAGGAAGTTTCTTTAAATTTATTTCTAGTATCTTCTGAATTTACTGAACATTTTATTGAACAAAATTTTAAGAATATTTGATTAGGTCTTCCTCTAAATTGTGTATATTTTCTACACATGGGACATTTAGGCCTATTTTCAATATGATATTTCATCCTCCATAATGTTTCCATTATAGAAGATGAATATTCATATCTAGTTTCAAAATATTTTAAAACATTAGGATGTTTTTTGATTTTTCTAGATGACCATGAGTCAAAATGCGTTTCATCTGATGTAAATATTTTTACAAATAAATTATCCAACCATTTTCTTGTCATTCTTTTCCTCTTCTCTTATCTTTATAAGTCGATCAACTTCCATCATTAACTTACCCTGAGCCTCCCAATTCAAATATTTGTAGTGATCTCGACGTTCCTTTTGAATTCTTTGCATTTTCGCAAACATATATTCCTTGTCATTTTTGTAGACAGTTCCTTGCAATGACACAAAATAGTTAGGGTCTTTTCTGAACTTATCAAGCTCTTCTTCTGTCCATGGAATTTCTGTATATCTTCCAAAACTGTCTGGACCTACTTTATTTGTAACAATAGATTCCATTGATATGTTACAAGTTCGAACTACTGATGGATAAAGTGAAGCAAAATCATCACATACACTATATTCCCAACGTCCTGGAACACATCCGCAAAAAGCACCTTCATAATTTACTTTTGTTCTTTCAACAGCATCATAATCCCATACTACATGTCGATCTTCATCATAAAAACATCTGAACAAATTCGCCGTTGTCAAAGCTACTTGACCCAAGGCTTTCTGGGCTGGAATTCCTGTTACTGTTGCCATAGAACAAGGGCTTTCAATACATTTGAAACGATAATGAATCAAAGCATTCAAACAAGAGTCGATAGCATTATAGTAAACAAACAATGGGAAATCATTTTCATAACATTCCTTCATTGTTCCTTCATATTTTACTTTATGAGCATTAACACCATGGCTACCAACCCAATCCAATGAATATGACTCATAAGGCCTCATTGAATATTCATAAGATTTGATGAGCTCCATATAATCCCATATCATACAGCCTTGTGGTGCTGGAATACTATATTTTGTACCATCCATCTCTGACCAAGAAATCTTATTGATTTCTCCAACAACACTAGCAGATCTCATCAATTGCATTGCTTTGAACTTTCCAAACAACTTTACTGTTCTATTCCAAATATAGTTCCAGTCAAATCGATAATAGTTCCATCCAGCTAAACAACCAATCTTTGGCATTATTCTAGTGAACCAATGTTCAATCATTGATTCTTCTGTTTCAAAATATTGATAATATACTTTTGGTGTAAAACCTTTTTTCTTTACTAGGTTTTTTGCAAAATCATTATCTTCTATATATTTAAGGTATCTTTCCTTCAATTCTTCTTGTTCATCGGAATTTAATGGTTTGATACCTAATACCATTACAGACAAATCTGGACCAACAAGACTTATCAACTGAATTCTTTGTTCCGCTTTTTCTGGTTCTGGAAATTCGTCTGAAATTTCGGTTTCTATATCACTAAAGTAAATTCTTGGAAATCTCATTGCCATTACTTCTTTATAAATATCTTCTGGTAAATTGTATAAGAATTCCAACTGATCAAACTCATTTGGCTGATATTTAGATGCATCCTTAAATACCACATCACATCTCTTTTCATCCCATGTATACTTCTTTCCATTTGGATTATACTCATAAGTTTTCCAATGATGCATCTGTTTTGAATAGCATTTTCTGTTACCATTTTCATCCAAATAGAAAATATAATACGTCTGATTCTTTCTTAACCAAAATCTGTCAATTATCATAGTCTTTTAAAAAATTATTAATTATTAAATTTAATATAGTTATGTCTTGTTTGATTTTTAAGATATCCTTATGGAATATTTCCAAATATTTCAAATTATTTTCTTTTGCTTTATTTCTTTTTTCAACATCTTTGATTGTCCAAATAGTAATTGCTTGACAATTAGGACCATATCTTTCTTTATACTTTTGTACTAATATTTGATGCTTGATAGAATTTGGGTTATATGGTTCTTTTCCATGCGTATAATACCCTTGAACTTCTATAAATAAATCTAAAGATTTGATATAGAAATCACATCTGTATGGATATCTATCTTTGTCTTTGTATTCCCTTAAAATATCATTTTTACCATATATATCTATCAATTTTTCATATATAGTTTCTTCTATCTTAGATGTATTGAACGTATGATTTCTTCTTAAAGTTTCATATCTCTTTTGTTTTGTCTTTTCTAACAATAATTTTTCTCTGTTTTCTTTTCTATTAAATACACAATATACACCATATTTCTTATATGTGGTTTCTTCTGTCTTATTATATATTTCTTTATTTGCTAAAGGAGAATAAGTACCGAAATTTACATAGCATGTTTCATGCCATTTTTTGTTTATTTCTTTATTTTGTAATGGTACTTCTACGCCATAACGTTTCATATTTGTTTCCTTAACCTTATCTTGATACTCCTTCAATAAGCTAGCACGAACTACACCATATTTATTCCTACATGTTTCTTTACCTTTGTCAATAACATTTTTATTCTTCATAGGATTATCAACCCCATATTTATCAATACAAGATTTCTTATATGCTTCTTTAGTTTCATTTGAATTCATTGAGCATTTACAACTGCAGAAATCAGCATACAATTTTCCTGTTTTCTTATACCAAGATATTCCTTTGAAATAAGTAGGTTTACCACATATACTGCAGTAATTTCTTTTTATATTATATTTTATCCTAAAAAGTATTTCAGTAAATGTTGATGGATTGTCATTAAAATATGAAAACAAATAATTTCTTATATTTTGATACTTTTTACATCTTATTTTATTTATATTGACTTTATCATCTTTATACAAATATTTTAATATTATATTATTTACAAATTTGTTTGTCATTGTTCAATACTAATAAAGTGTTCAATTATATTGAACATAGTCAATTAATTGAACACTTATTTCTATTTGAAATCATCCATCTTATTTGTAACCTCATATATAACACCAACATCTGTTGTCTTTACACTTAACAAACCTAATGATATTAATGTATTTATGATGATACTAGTATATTCTGATGTATAGTAATATTTGAGATATGTATCATAAGCATTCAATGGCTTATCTGGCTTAGTGAACCTAGCACATTCCCAATCTACTATTGCTTCTGTCCATTCTACTTCATCTTTAGGTTTGTATGCATTGTTTCCATCTAGATCCTTATAACATGGATGATGATCTTGCCATAATGTATGGATATGGTTGATGCATTCAACTCCTAACCATGGAAACAATGCATACATTACAATCTTATCAACATCATGATATTTATGAATTACTCTACCTCTCAAATAAGCTTCTACTTTCTTAAAGCATACATGATGCTTATAAGAATATAGGAGATGTGAATAACTTTCTGCTACATTTCTAAAAATCAAAGACAAAAGTCCAAAGAAGTCAAATATCTTATATTGGACTGAATAATCTTTAAAAGTTTCTCTTACATAGTGCAAAACATACTTAAGTTTTTCTTTACAACAAATCATAGTCATTTTCATTTTTATCTGTTTTTTCTTCTTCTGAATCTGCTAAACCTCCATAAGGTGTATATGGGCAATTAGAACAATTTCTGTACAATTGGTTATATATATGGGCAGCAGATTGACCTACTTCAATAGTTTCATAAGCATTATCTTTATCATAACTAACTTTTTTTGTTCTTCCATCATAACAATTATCAATTTCTAATCCATTACCGATAGGTGTCTTAAGCACTATCTTAGTTGGTATTGTGCAGATAATTTCATGAATTCTATCAATAGGAATCATTTTGTCAGTATACCATTTTACATACAACTTCTTTTCTTTTTCTACATATTCATAAATCTTATCATCTGATATAACACTTACCAGCAAGAATCTAGGAACATAAGTCATATCTACATCATTCATCTTCTTCCTAGTCTTTATTGAATAATCAAATGCTTTGTAGTTTTTAAAATTTTGTTTCATAACATTAATTCCAATCTTCTATATTACTATCAACAAACCATCTTCCCACATACTCATAAGTAAACAATTTAGTACTTGTATACTTTCCAAGTCTTCCATAGAATGCATGTGATGACCATAATTCATCTGTATAATGATACTTCATCCAAAACAATGGATCTACATAATTCTTATTTGGATTTGTATCTCTCCACTTTGTCTTATATATGTTACCTATAATACCATAGCATATAAGGTAACCTCTAAATACATAAATTAACTTTTTCATAAGCTCTTATAATATTATCTAGATTCCCCTGTTAAGCGCCTGGGTCACACAGGGAGCGGAATAATATGTTTCGGTATATTCTACCATCCAAGATAATTTTAACGTTCCTGTGTGAATATTTTTTTTTAGTTCAATGTCATCATAAGTTGTTTTACAGGTTTGACATCATCATCATTGAACTTGTTGCAAACCACAAAATTCACCGCATCCAATATATCAAATCCATCAGAAATCATTTCACCAATAGCAATATTCTCTCTTGTAGAAACAGGAAAATTCACGACACCTTTCTTATTTTCTTGTCTCATTGCATTTGCAAATTTTACAATGATAGTAGCATCATCTTCTGATATCTTACACCTATTCTTCAATACTTCTATCTCATTTCTTGTAGGCATGTAATCCACTTTCAATGGTAGAAATCTGTTCATCAAAGCAGCATCAATTTCTTGAGTACCACTATATTCTGAACCAATGTTAGCAGTAGCAATGAATACACAATCTGGATGTACTTTTACAGAACGTGGACCTTCTGAATCTGCTATAGCTAATGGTAGTTCTCTACGAGAATCTAAACAAGGAAACAGAATATTGTTTGTCATCAATGGAGCTCTTGAAAGCTCATCAAGCAAGATTACACCTGGCTTCTGAACATCATCAACAAACTTCGCATAATCAAATGTAGAACTACCATCTTTAATACGATGACATCCAAGCAAATCAGTTAATGGATCTTGCATAGCGCCCATATCATGTACTTCACAATTGATTCCAAGTTGCTTACAAGCCATCAATATCAATTCTGTTTTACCAGTACCAGTAGGACCAATCAACAATGTTGGTTTCTTTCTCATGATGTTTCTTATAAGATATTTCCAATTCTTATTTTCAACATAAAAACCAGTATTTTCTACATTTGGGCAATCAGGTAATGAATCAATAAAATTTTCAGAATTTATAATCTTCTTTATTGTTCCATCTTCTGTTTTTGTTGTTACAACTTCTATTTGTTCATCATTAAGATCATAATCCATGGTTGGATTAAATTGACATTTCTTACTGAACAAATCATTCAAATCATCATCAGAAGCTATATTTGGAATTCCTTGAAAAACAAAAGTAAACTTCTTAGAATCAAAAATATACTTGTCAGTATAATATATTACTGCTTTATTCTTGTTTCTTTCTATGAAATCTATTTGCTTCTTAGTATATCCTTTCTTGTTCTCTTCAATTAATTTCGTATTTCCACGAAATTTTGCATCTAATACGGAATTCTGTCCTCGATAAGGATAAAATATTCCTAATTCAATTGTAAAGTATAATCTTGGATTTCTCATTTCTTTTAAATTTTATCAGAATTAATATAGAAAAGGGGAGAAAAATTTCAAAATGATGAAAAATTTCTCCCAGTTGATTACCTCAGGCAGCAATCATCAAATCCAAGTTGTGAATAAGGTTCTTATAACGAGAACCATCCAAATTGAATTTATATTGGCGGTCTTCGTATGAAACTTTACCGAAGACTGTTGCTAAAATCTTATCACGACTAACACAAATGAACTTTACTTTTCTTCCATCTCGTGTTACTAACTTAACACCTTTCTTTGCTTCATCCAAGTTGAACTCTTTGAAATTATTGTTCATTACTGAGTTATTTACTGATGCTGCTACTAACTTATTCATAATCATAATATTTTAAAATTAAACATTTATTTGACATAAATAAAATAGAAACTATTCAGAAAATTTCAAAATTTATTCAACTTTTTTAATATTTTATGCTAGATCAAGTTTTTCATAAACTATAGCTGCTATCTTCTTTATAGACTTTTCAAAATCATTTATCCTTGATGGAATACAACAACAAGAGCATGAACATCTCTTATCCTGATAGATAACATATCTCACATCGTCATTCAAATGCAGCCTAATATATTCTTTAATGCAAGCTAGTTTAGTTGGTGATGCATCTACTATCAATGGAAAATTGTCAATTTGCTTAAGTAAGAATTCTCCTGGCAATGTATGCTCATCACATTTTGCTTTGTTGTAGTTTTCACTTATTAATAAATAGTTTACCATTTTCTTTAATACAATTTAATTTCAATATTCTTTTCTCTAGCGCGCTTCATCTTACCAGTATTTGATTCTAATGAATTGGTGAATACAATCTTCACTTCTTTCCAAGAACCAGTCATTCTGTATTCTGGATGGTACTTCAAGAATTCTGCTTTGCTAGAATAATTATTTGGTTCTCCTGTCAATATTACAGGAATCTTGTCATTTTCTTTCTTAGTGTCTGCTAACTCTTTCTCAGATAACTTGAAGGAATCTAATGACCATCCATTAAAATCAAGAATCTCTTTGAATCTCTTCCAATTTGATGATTCTTTATCATCAACCCAATCATAAGCAATATGTGACATACTTGTAAAGTCATAAGGTAATCCAATTAGCTTATTCTCTATCTGCTTGGCTACTTTATCTCCACATAACCTAAAGTTGCAAGACAAAATAATATCCTTTAATGTAATAGTTTTAAGCAACTTAGTATATGCTTTATTTACATTAGAACCTGTCTTACCACCTATAGCATTCTCAATTTCTGTTGGTGTACATAGAAGAATATTCCATGGCATTTCTTTTGCTTCAATACCAAAGAATTCATCCGGTTCACAATCCTTCTTTTTCCATTTGATGAAATCCTGTACTGTTGATGTTCCAAATCCAGGAATCTTGAAACTCAATGCAGAATTCAACAATTCAAATTCATTATCAATCTTAGAAGCCATTACATGACAACCATCAATATAGCTATCTGATGATGGGAAGCTTTTTCCTAATTTAGCAGGATCAAAATTTGTATAATCATAAACTTTATATATGTAAGGAATGATATCACCAGCTAGTGAAAGGACAACCTTGGTTCCAACACTGATTTTTCTATCCATCAGATAACCTGCGTTGAATGCTGATGCTCTTGTAATCTTCTTACCATCCATATATACAGGATCAGTAATGATAGTAGGAATATATTCACCTGACTTACCAAGATTCCATTCAATATCAATTACTGTTGTTGGTTCAGTCATAGGAATGTACTTGATAGCAACACAATCTGCTGGTCGACGTTCAGTCAAGTTGTTCTGTCTTTCTGATTCTACTGGTTTGATGACAATACCGTCCTGAGAATATTCTGACATGTTTCTGTACTCTTCATACTTCTTATATATATGAATCAAGTCATCTACAGTATTCAGTTCAATACCTTCATCATAGAAACTTGGGAAGAATGTATTATATTCAAATTGATTATCAGTAAGGAGACGAGTCCAATCAAGATCTTTCCATTCACCATTCTCTTTTATTCTGTAATCATAGATAACAGGGAACAGATATGCATATTCAGGAACATCCTTATCAATTCTATTGAGCATACCAGAAACAAAAGCTCTAGTATTTGCAAACTTATCTGCAAATTTCTGTTTGAATGTTGATTTGTCTACAAGGACTTCACCTCGTAATGTTACTTCAGAAGCATTACCGGATCTTTCCATTACAAAATTAAAGAAACCACCTTTGCAATCAAAAATAGGCTTAATCTGATTAGAAATATCTTTACCATATTCACCATCACCACGACCGGAATATGTGACACCTAATGTACCATCCAACTTCTTTGTAATATGGATTTCAAATGAACAACCATCATATTTTGGTGTAACGATTACCTTACATGCTTTCTCTTTACCATTGTATATATAACTGAAAATAGAATTCAAGTAAGTAGTCCAATCAATACTACCATCGGCCTTCTCATGAATCTGTACTTTAGATAAGCTACCCATCATAAATGGATGCTTTACAGTATAATTGTCAGAATGTTTTGAACCAACATAGCTTTTGTTTTCTTGACCTATTGACTTCTCAAGATTATCGTATTCATTATCATTAAGGATTTCCTTGCCAGTATTGTAATAAGCATCTTTTGCTTTATCAAGCAGAAACCTAGCTTCATCATCTGTCAAATTGTTGTAATCTCTAAATTTCATTACGAGAATATCAACATCTTTTGACATATCATAAGATGGGTCAAATTTACAATTTACATTTGAAAATATTTCTTTATCCATATAATTTTTCACTTTAATTATATAAATTAACAATCATTTTAATGAACATCTTCTCAATATCATCAAAGATAGTGGCAAACTTAGATTTGATACTATCACTATCATATTTTGTTGGGTCTGGTTCGGTATCAACATCTTCTGGAAAATCATATTTGCTAAGTATTTCTATCCATCCAGTTGCCTTATTAAATATTTCTACTTTATATACACTTCCATAAGAATTAAGTGTAATCTTAAATGTTTGACCTACCATCTTAATGATTCTAATAGACTTGCATGTCCATCTTACTTCATTATGATATTCTCTGAAGAAATACAACTGAGTAATGTTGATTCTATTCATCTTAGGTTCAAAACCAGCCAAACAATTGATATCTAGTTTTGATGGAAGAGTATTCTCTTCAGGAGTAATGTTCCAAAGTTCATTATAATACATAATTTATTTTATTTTTTAACATTTAAAATATAGAAAAGTTGAATTAAAATTCAAACTTTTATTTCCTGTTAACTTTAATTAACTTCAGTTGAACTGAAGTATGAAGTTCTAACATATAGAACAATATTCTTAAATTTCAAAATAATTTTTGTTGAAATCAATACTATTTATATTCTATTTTATACTTATATAATTTAATCCTTTTAAGAATAAATGAACATGATAGAAAAGCTAAGAAATCTAGATAATAAGTTTGTAGATAAGAATATTCCATACGTTACAATTAGTGCAGTAAATGGGTATATTAGTCCTAAATTTGACCAAGAAGCTATAGCAAAGAAATGTGAAGAAAAAGGTAAAACAACAAACTGCAAATGGACAGGATTGTCATATAAAGAGATATTAGATTTGTGGGAACAGAAAGCTAATGTTTCTAGAACTTATGGAAAGAAATTAGATGCTTATACTGAATGCAAGCTTAAAGGAGATGAAAACAATATAGAAGAATTCATGCTTGATAATGATGTTGATGCTGATGAAAGAATGAAGGCACACATCAAAGCATTTGACCAGTTCTATGAAAGAATCATGAAGTCTGGTGATGTGGAATTTGTTGGTAGAGAAATAGAAGTTTGGAATAGAATTACTATCAATGATAATGATTTCTATGTGAAAGGTAGGTTAGATGCACTATTCTACAACAAACGTACTGATACTTGGATCATCATAGATTGGAAGTCAAATGAATGCATATCAACTAAAGGAAACAAATGGACACCAACATTGCTTGGTCCCGCTCAAACACTCCCTAATCTTGATTGGTATACTTATACTATGCAAGTATTCAACTATAAAGAAGCATTGTTGCAGAATTATTTGCCAGAAGGTACAGAAGCTAGTCATGTTCAATGTATGGTAGTGAATTTACCTAAAGCAGAATATGAGAATGCAGATGCAGTTCTCGGTAAGAACAAAGGAGAAATCTATAAAACATATATGCCGGCATTCAAATATGATGAGAATTTTTTGAACAGAGTATTTGAATTTGGTTATAAGAAAGATAAGCTAGAAAGAAGCATGAGAAAGTTGAAAGAGAAAGAAGAATCAGAAACTAAAGTAGAGAAACAAGAGGAATTTGATTTATTTTAGATAATATGAAACAATTAGATGAATATATTAAAGAACAATTAAAGTTAGAAAATGAAAGGAAACTTAAATCTAATTCATTAGAAGGTTATCCAATAGGTTCATATTTAGATGCAGAACCATTATCAGAAGAATATAAAAGAAGAAATGAATTTATTGATAATTTCTATAAATATGAAGAATGCCCTTTAAATGTTATTGAAAAAGCTAAACAAATTGATGGTGACTATATGTTAGAGATGTTAAATAGTCATTCAGTTGAAAAATTAGTTAATAGAATTAATAAAGAAAAATTTGAAGGAGTAAAATATGTTTGTAGGGTGAATGGTACTAATGACAATACATTAGACAAAAAAGAAGAACCAAAAGATGGTATATCTATTTTGGTAAAAGATGAAGACACAGGAATTAAAGTATCAAATAATAAAAATTTCAAAAATATAATAGATTATTTTAATTATTATGTTACACAATTATACTATGATGAAAATCAAAATAATTGGTTTGTAATGTTAGAACCAAGATATTCTAAAAGAGTAAAAAATATAAAAGAAAGAAATTATGGGAAAGCATACCATATAACAAATAAAGAAAATTGGGAATTAATCAAGATAAGAGGTTTAAGGTCATCAAATAATGTAAAATATAGATATTACCCTAAAAGAATATATTTGATATTACCAAATACAAATAATCAAATTGAAATCCATAAATTTATAAATAACATTATAAATATAAAAGGAAAATCTGATTTTGTAATATTGGAAGTTAATTTAAGGAATTTAAATGGAAATTTTTATGAAGATGTTACCATGGGTACTAAAGAAGAACATTATATTTATACTTATGAAGATATACCATTAAAATATATAAAAGACATAACTAATAGATATGAAAGTAATTGATAGTCAAACTGCGGAAATTTTAAGTTTAGGTGAAGCAACACTCGAGGAAGGTAAGAAGATTGTAGAGATTGCAGGTAGAACTTGCTACAAATCATTGAATCTTATAACAGAAGGTAGTGCAGAAAAGTTTGTAAATAGAATGATTGAATCAGAACATTTGTCAACATTGGAACATTGTACTATCTATCTTAAGTTGCCAAGAAGTAAGAGAGATGATGCATTGTTCTTTTCATACAACAAATATAGTGAAGTAAATAGTGATGGCAATTATTGTTATGTTACCACCAACTATAGAGTAATTGTTGAAAACGAAATGGAAGATGTACTTAAGTATCAGTGTGCTTATGAACCAATAAATCATATCAGACGAATTACAGTACGAATGATAACTAATCGTCAAATTGCAAATGAGTTTGAACGCCACCGTGTATTCAGTTTCAACCAAGAATCATCTCGTTATTGCAATTATGGTAAAGATAAGTTTGATAATGAGCTTAAGTTCTTGAAACCAACATTTGGAAAGTTCTTGATTTCAAATGAGGTATATGATGAATGGGTAAAGCAGATGGAACGTGCTGAATATTCATATCTTAAGTTATGTAAGATGGGTTGTAATGCACAAGAAGCAGCTACTGTACTTCCAAACTCTACTGCTACGGAATTGGTGATGAGTGGTACAACAAAAGATTGGGAACATTTCTTTGATTTACGTATGAAAGGTCTTACTGGTAAACCACATCCATTAGCTTATGATTTGGCAAATAAAATATATTTGTTGTTCAAAGAGCAAGGTGTCAAGATCTATCCGGAAGATTAAATTATGGTACTATTAAAAGACTATATAAGAAAATTATACGAAATTTAAAAGAAATGAAAAAAGACAATAAAATTATGGAACATAAACCTATGGGTCATATATTTTGTGGATATCCTGCTATAGGAAAGACAAACATAGGAGGTAACAGTATTCAAATGGAAGATGGTCGATGGGTTTCTATAATAGATTTGGAAACTAGCTTGATGAAAGGAAATGATGGAAGACCAACCAACTGGGTAGAAATCTATATAAACTATGTACAAGATTTAGTAATGCAAGGTATCAATGTGATGTGCAGTACTCATCGATTGGTTAGAGATGAACTGGAAAAGAGAAATCTGATTTACACAAATGTGATGCCTAATCTGAACATCAAAGAATATTGGTTGTGTAAGTTACGTCAAAGATGGAAGGATAGTGGATTAGAAAAGGATAGACTTGCTTATGAGAGAGCCATGGAATATTATGATAAGGATATTAAAGACTTGATGGACCATGACAGATATTGTATGATAGGTGTAGAAAGAAAATATGATTTGCAAGAAGTGCTTTGTAATTATATTAGATATAATCAAAAGACTTGGACTTTTAATTGACACATTCAACTAGGTTGAATTTATGGAAAATTACAATGGACTGCTAACTAATATAGAAAATTGGCTCGATCTTAAGATCGAGCCATATTATTTTATTCAACATATTCAGCTAGCATGGAAAAATAACCAAATGCAAATGTTACATTTGTATCATTTGATGTTGAATACATATCTATTAATATTCCACTGTAATTTGGTGGATAAATATATTTCCAATCCGGTGAATCAATATTTACAGTTTTCTTCCAAATTGGCAAAGAATAAGAAATTTTATTTATCTCAAAATTCGAATTCAATTGACCATAATATGTATATGATATTCCAGAACCATAATTATTGTCAAATCCTGTTATTGCAAAATGATGATAATTTTTATTAATATCATTTACAGGCCTGCTTGAGAATAATTTATCCCTAGCTATCATAAAATAAGATATATTACTTACCCCACTAATTTCATTTATAAACCCTGATGATGAGTTTACTGAGGGATTTCCGGGATAGGCAGGACGATATTTCCCATAATAAATTATTGTCATATTCGGGCTCATATCAATCCTATAAATAACATTTTTTTTCGGATAATCTTTGTTTACATTAATATTAATATATTTAAAGCTTCCGTAAACAACAATACGATTATTATTAAGATCAACTTCTGGATATAAATTAAAAACAAAACCATATCTATAATTTTTGTTTTTATAATTACGAGTAGAATAATCTTCACCATATAACGTCATTAGTCCAAATTTTTCAATACCAAGAGATGCCATATTATTATCCATAAAGCGTATTGTTTGTGCTGATACAACACCAGGAAATAATTCTTTATCTGTACTTGGAAAATACGTATATATATTAGAAGGATTAGAACTGGGATGATTAGAACAAGCGTAAGAATTATATGAAAAAGTACTTTGTTGTAACCTTGTATCTCCTAAAATCCCATATTCATTTCGATAAAACCCGCCTGAACTCATATTAGTTCCATAAAATGCCATTGTTCCTGATTTAACGTTAGGATTTTTTTGATATGAAGGAAAACTTTTTAAGTCTTGGCATACATAATTGTCTATTGGTACATACGATGTAACAGTATTAACAGTACCATCACTATTTGTTGATAAGGTACATGTATAAGATGGCCAGTCAAATATTTTTATTCCCTTTACACAATCTTGCTCATATTTCTTCACATCACCACTCTGAGTGTATTTAAATAATAACTGCCAACCTTGAAATTCTCCTTATCAATTATCTATTTTTATATAAGATATTAGACATGAACATCATGTTTCTTCAAAATTAAGTTACCAATACCATCTCCATTTGAGATGAATCGGTAAGTGCTAAGTTGTTCATGACTAATTCATTATTTCTTTTTAAAGAAAGCGTCAGAGTGATATAATGAAATAGCTACAAATCAATTATCGTGTACTCTGACGCTTTAAGTCACCGCTGTGATATATTTTGTAAACATCATTAATTTCTTACTGAATATTATTTAATTCTTTACTATAATATTTACTAATATTTACTACCGATTCATCTCAAATGGAGATGGTATTGGTAACTTAATTTTGAAGAAACATGATGTTCATGTCTAATATCTTATATAAAAATAGATAATTGATAAGGAGAATTTCAAGGTTGGCAGTTATTATTTAAATACACTCAGAGTGGTGATGTGAAGAAATATGAACCTGAACAACTTGTGAATGTTCCTGGACATACTTATATAACATGTTATACTATTGGATATCCTTCAACTGCATATTATCCTAATGCTTTCAGCGTTTATTTTGGTGTAAAGTTATATCCAGGTAAATGGGGTCCACCTGTTCCAAATTATGAACCTGGAATGGCAAATTATGTAGTTAATCCAATATCCATAAATGATAACGCATATACTAAAATTTATACTTCAATGTCATATACTCCGCCAGATGGATATGTACCTTTTGGGAATA